AAACAGGGGGGGGGGGCATTTCCCCCAAGGCGGGGCGGGGGATTTTCCCCACCCCCTTCACCCGAACCGCCACCTCCAAGCCCAGCGTCGGGAAACCGTACTCGTTTTTCTGACAGGAAACCGACCTTCACGTCAATCAAAGACCTGGTTTATCCTTAATTGTCCTCCCGGGAGGGGCTTCACGTCGACAAGAGACCCGGTTTGCGTGTTGTCGTCTGGGTCTTCACATCAATTCAAGACCTGGTTTGTATTTTATTTGGATATCGTCTCTTCACGTCAATTAAAGACCTGGTTTGTCTTTGATTTGCCTCGATGGGGTTCACGTCGCGGACCTTTCACTCGGCTGGAATGGTCTCCGAATTGGCTTTTTACGGGCGTGAAAGGTCCGCGGGAGCCGAATCCTTTGCGTCGGCTGGGGGAAGGGAGGCGCGGGAAAGGGGTGCGGCTAGACCCCCCCCTTGCCGCTTTTCACACGACACCCCCGCGGCGACGTCGAAACAAATCGCGCGGAAAGGTTAAGTGTACGCACGAACATGTGGCTTCCCGTCCACTTTCGGGTCCTTCTGGATGGCTGAATCGCCCGGAAAGTTCGGTTGCGAGGGCTGGCATGTGGCTTCTCGTCCGCTTTCACGTCCTTGTGGATGGCTGAATCGCACGGAAAGGTTAAGTGTACGCACGAACATGTGGCTTCCCGTCCGCTTTCACGCGGTTTCCGCCAGCCGTGGCTCGTGTCGTGTCATGTTGTTCCCTTATAGTGTTAAAAAGCCTCGGTCGTTCCCCGCCAGTCGGTATCACAAGTCCACGGCGATGGGATTGGCTTCACGGGTCTATGGGTTATGAGTCGTTTATACGCCGTTATGCGCCGTTATGCGCCGTCCTGGGCTTCACAGGTTCGCGGTCGGCTTCACGCGCCCGACGCGGCGTGGGCTTCACAAGCCATGCTGGTCGGCTTCACAAGTCCAGCGGGTCGCCCTCCGTGTGAAGGCTGTTTGCTTCACGCGGTCGTTCACGTACTGCTTCACGTCGGGGAGGCGGCTTCACGCGGTCGTTCACGTACTGCTTCACGTATGGCTTCACGCGGTCGTTCACGTTTGGCTTCACGTATGGCTTCACGTATGGCTTCACGTGGCTGGGGGTTCACGCGGTCGTTCACGTATGGTTTCACGTGGCTGGGGGTTCACGCGGTCGTTCACGTTGTGGTTTTGGTTTCGAGGTAAAAGGCTTTGGGATGACATACATACCGAAAGGTTCACGCATGTGTCTGGAGGTTCACAGTGAGGTTAATAGCGACTTGGGATGACGCGGCGGTCCAGGATTTGAGGGTCGCGGAGTTGATGGCTAGGCACGAGGTGCCGACGGTCTTCTACTGGCCGTGCGCCTTGAAGAAAAGCAAGAACCTGAAGGGCGTGAAGGAGTTCCTCAGTTTGAAGGAGTGCAAGGAGATCGCGAAGACGTTCACCGTCGGGTCGCACTCCTACAGCCACTCGCACCTGAAGAAGGATGTTCTGTCCAGTTCGGAGGCTCGCTTCGAGATATTCGAGTCGAGGAAGTTCTGGCAGGACGAGACCGGGCAGGTCGTGGACACGTTCTGTTATCCGAGGGGGAGGTTCGATTTGGAGTACAAGGAGATGGTGAGGCTCGCCGGCTACAGCAGCGCCAGGGGTGTGGGCGTTGGCAGCCTCGACGGTGGCGACGACCCGTATTACCGGAGCACGACCGTGCACGTCGGGATCGGGAGGGCTGAGTACGGGGGTCTGTCGTGGCTGGAGTACGCCAGGTCGATGGTCCGGGTGGCGGGGGGCATGGTCGACCCCGTGTTCCACATGTTCGGTCACTCATGGGAGATCGACAGGGAGGGCGAGTGGGGGAACCTGGAATCTTTTCTGAAGGAGTTGAAGTCATGAGCTTTTACAGGGATCAGCTGGAGTCTTACCTCAGGACGGTCCGCGTTGGGTGCGGCACCGTGTTCGACGTCGGCGGCGGTCAGAAGCCCGTGAAGGGCAGGACGGCGACGTGGGAGGTCGGGAGGTATGTGGTGATGGACATGCCGGGGTACGACCTAGACGTCAGGAACGAGCACGCGGAGAAGTGCGACATGGCGTTCTGCCTGGAGGTTTTCGAGTACCTGCTGGTGCCGACGGTGGCGATGGGGAACATCTGCGACATGCTTAGACCCGGGGGTACGGCGGTGGTGAGTTTCCCTTTCGTCTACCCGCTGCACAACGAGGTCGAGCTGGACAGCCTCAGGTACACGGTGACGGGGGTGAGGAGGCTGGCTGCCCGCGCTGGTCTGGAGGTCGTCGGGGTCAGGGAGAGGAAGGCTAAGACCGGGTCTCTGGTCAAGTACTACTCCGAGGACGGGATGAGGTGCGCGAAGGGTCACTGCCACGACAACACGGGTTTCATCGTGACGTTCCGGAAGCCGGTCTAGACATCTAGCACCTTTTTGCAGCCGCACAATATCTTCTTCGGGTCGTAGCACCCGTGGGCGGCGAGTGTCTCGACGAGTTTGTCGTGCCTCGAGTTGTCGAAGCCCTCGAGTCTCGTGTTGTGCCATTCGACGTAGAGTTTCTTTATGAGGTCGAGGTTTCCGTCCCCGATGATTTTCTCGAGGACTTCGTACTCGGCTCCCTCTATGTCCATCTTGCATACGACGAAATCTTCCCGTGTGACGTTTTTCCTCAGCCAGGAGCTGAAGTCGACGCAGGGGATCAAGGGAAGCCCTGTTTTGTCGTTTTTCGCAAGTACGCTCGCGAACATCGGCATGACGGTGTTGCCAAGGTGGCTTCTTCTGGTTTGTTTCTCGGAGACGTAGAACCTTATGTTGCCGTCGCGGGTCCAGGCTGCAGCCTTGACGTGTTCGCAGGCTAGGTTCTTGTAGTGGTGGTCGAACATCTTGTTCGGCTCGAAGCAGTACGCCTTGTAGGACGCCGCGTCCGGGTACTTTTCCGTGAAAAGCCTGAGGGTGTCTCCGTCGTAGGATCCGAGGTCGATGTATATGTTTCTCATGCCTGGCGCTCCATGTGGTTTGTGGTTCTGGATTTCTTGGGGAAGGGGTTCCTGGCGACTCTCTTGTACCTGCCGAAGTCGTAAACAATCTTGCCGGATTTGCCGCAGGCTTTTGGGTCCTTCTTGAGCTTGCAGTATTTGTCGCAGGCTTCGGCGCTGTCCCGTTTCTCCTTGAGCCAGTCGGCGGAGCCCCTGAACCTATCGAGGTCGGCGTGGCACTTGTCCCGGAGTCGGCGCGTCATCTCCTCCCTGAGGGAGTCGAGGATCTTGATCTGTTCGGCGGTGAGTTTCGCCCTCTTGATGAAATCGGCGATCTGCTCTACGCCTATGCCCATCTGGTCCATCTGGTCGATGTCGACGCCGGCGACCTGCCCGAGGGATACGGCTCCCGCAGCCGCGGATGCGGTGGTGGCTATGCGGGCGAGGAAGCCCCACACCTTACCGAGCCATTCCTCGGACATCATGTCGTTGCCGTCTGGTGTTTGGTTTCCGGATTGTCCGTCCCGTCTTCTGGCGTATTCTGTGAAAGTCGTCATTTGCCCCCTTGTGTATGTAGGGGGCTGGGCGTCCGATTTGTCTTGCGCGTATCTTCGTCTCTTATCCGTGGTTGAAAAAGTCTTTGTGGAGTCGTTGCCTTGTTTCCCTGAGCCATGCTTCGGCGATGGCTCTGATTTTGGCTTTGTGCTTTTTGGTCGGGGTTTTGCCGTAGTGGAAGACTTTCTGGTGGTTTTTTCGGTTGATTCTGACCTGCGCTTGGAAACGGTGTCTCTTTACGTTGTCGAAAAGCCCCTTTGTGCCTGAGGTGTTCCTTTTCGACAGTTTCGCGTTGCAGGCATTTTGAGAGGTTGTGCCGGTTCGGAGGTTTTCTTTTCTGTTGTTGGAGCGGTTGTTGTCCTTGTGGTCGATCTTCTTTTTTTCGATGTCGATCTTCTTGTTGCAGAAAAAGAAGACGAGTCGGTGGACAAGGAAGTAAATTTTTTTGCCGTTGCACGTGATTGCATCTATCCAGTATCCGTCTTTTCTTTTACATCCTGCCGTCTTGGTAATTTCCGGGTTTTCGTTTTGTATTTTCTCGATGAAGGCGTGTGCTTCCGATTCGGCTTGTTGCTCCGATTTGCCGTTCCTGCCGAAGGGGAACGATTTCCGATGGTTTTTTCCGTCGATCATGATCTGCGCTTGAAAACCGTTTTGTCCTTTTCGTTTATGGACGTGGCTGGCTTTATCTCTCTGTTCTTGGAATGTACGCAATTTTACGAGACCAGACGGGCTTTCCGGGTCGTATTCGAAAGATTTTCTGAGGAAGCTTTCTGGTATACCTTGGAAGTATCTCATTCGTCGTCTCCGTGGTTCGTAAAGTCTCCGTGGAGACGTTGTCTGGTTTCCCTGAGCCAGATGATGGCAATGGCTCTGATTTTGGCTTTGTGCTTTTTGGTCGGGGTTTTGCCGTAGGGGAAGGTTTTCTGGTGGCGTTTCCCGTCGATCATGACCTGCGCTTGGAAATAGTGTCTCTTTACGTTGTCGAAAAGCCCCTTTGTGCCCAACTTGTTTCTCTTCGACAGTTTCGCGTTGTGGCTGTTCTGGGAGGATGTTGCTATCTGGAGGTTTTCTTTTCTGTTGTTGGACGGGTTGTTGTCATCGTGGTCGATCGTCTTTTTTTCGATGTCGACGTTTTCGTTGCAGAGGAAGAATACGAGTCTGTGGACAAGGAAGTTAATGGGCTTGCCCTTGTACCTGATGCAATTCCTCCAGTATCCTCGATTGGTTTTATATCCTGCCGTCTTGATGGTTTGAAGATTTTCCGTTTTTGTTTTCTCGATGAATGCGTGCGCTTCCGATTCGGCTTGTCGCTCCGATTTGCCGTTCCTACCGAATGGGAAGTATTTCTGGTGGCGTTTCCCTTCGATCATGATCTGCGCGTGAAAACCGTTTACTCCCTTTCGTTTACGGACGTGGCTGGCTTTATCTCTATTTTCTGATTGTGAGCGCAATCTTACGAGACCAGACGGGCTGTCCGGGTCGTATTGGAACGCATCTCTGAGGAAGTCCTCGGGTATATTCTGGAAGTATCTCATTCTGTATCTCCGTGGTTCGCGAATTCTCCGTGGAGACGTTGCCTTGTTTCCCTGAGCCAAATGATGGCAATGGCTCTGATTTTTTCCTTGTGTTCTTCGGTCGGGGTTTTGCCGTAGGGGAAGTATTTATGGTGTTGTTTTCCGTTGCACCTTACGCTCGCCTGAAACGTTTTGGTTTTTACGTTGTCACGAAACCCCTTTGTTCCTGACTTGTTACTCTTCGACAGTTTCGTGTTGTGTTGGTTTTGTTCTTTTGTGCCGTCTCGGAGGTTTTCTTTTCTGTTGTTGGACGGGTTGTTGTCTATGTGGTCGATCTCCATTCCTTCGATGTAGACGTTTTCGTTGCAGAGGAAGAAGACGAGTCGGTGGACGAGCAATTTGATGATTTTGCCGTTGTACGCTATTGCCGACGTCCAGTATCCGCGTTTGTCTTTACGTCCTGCCGTCTTGACGGTTTCCGGGTTTTCTTTTTTGGTTTTCTCGATGAAGGCATGTGCTTCCGATTCGGCTTGTCGCTCCGATTTGCCGTTTGCGCCGAAGGAGAAGTATTTTTGGTGGCATTTACCGTCGATCACGATCTGCGCTCGAAAACCGTTTACTCCTTTTCGTTTACGAACGTGGTTGGCATTATCTTTCCGTTCTGAGTATGAGCGAAGTCGCACGAGACACGAGGGGCTGTCCGGGTCGTATTCGAACGACTTTCTGAGGAAGTCCTCGGGTACGCCTTTGAAGTATCTCATTCGTCTTCTCCGTGGTTGAAAAAGTCTCCGTGGAGTTTTTCCCTTGTCTTCCTGAGCCACTTGACGGCGATGGCTTTGATTTTGGCTTTGTGTTTTTTGGTCGGGGTTTTTCCGTAGGGGAAGTATTTCTGGTGGAGTTTTCCATTGCACTTGACCTGCGCGTGGAAACGGTGCCAATTTACGTCGTCATGAAGCCCCTTTGTGCCTGACGTGTTGTTCTTGTTGATTTTACTGTTGTGTTGGTTTTGTGACCTTGTGCCGTCTCGGAGGTTTTCTTTTTTGTTGTTGGAGCGGTTGTTGTCTATGTGATCGATTTCCATTCCTTCTATGTCTATGTCATTGTTGTGGAAGAAGAAGACGAGTCTGTGGACTGAGAAGTTAATTCTTTTGCCGTTGTACGTGATTTTCGCCTCCCAGTATCCGCCTGTGCTTTTATGTCCTGCCGTCTTGATGGTTTGTAGGTTTTCGTTTTGTGTGTTCTCGATGAAGGCATGTGCTTCCGATTCGGCTTGTCGTTCCGATTTGCCGTTCATGCCGAAGGGGAAACATTTCTGGTATTTTTTTCCGTCGATCATGATCTGCGCTCGAAGGGAATTTACTCCTTTTTGTTTACGAACATGGTTGGCTTTCTCTCTCCGTTCTGAGTGTGTGCGAAGTCGTAGTAGACCTGAGGGGCTGTTTGGGTCGTATTCGAATGTTTCTCTGAGGAAGTATTCCGGTACGCCTTTGAAGTATCTCATTCGTCTTCTCCGTGGTTCGTAAAGTCTCCGTGGAGTCTTTCCCTTGTTTCCCTGAGCCAGATGATGGCTATTGCTCTGATTTTTTCCTTGTGTTCTTCGGTTGGGTTTTCGCCGTAGGGGAAGTATTTCTGGTGATTTTTTCGGTTGATTCTGACCTGCGCGTGGAAACGATGCCAATTTACGTCGTCATGAAGCCCCTTTGTGCCTGACGTGTTGTTCTTCGACAGTTTCTTGTTGTGTTGGTTTTGTTCTTTTGTGCCGGTTCGGAGGTTTTCTTTTCTGTTGTTGGAGGGGTTGTTGTCCTTGTGGTCGATATTCTTTTTTTCGATGTCGACGTTTTCGTTGCAGAGGAAGAAGACAAGTCTGTGGACTGCGAAGTTTATTCTTTTGCCCTTGTAGTTGATTCCATTACGCCAGTATCCGTATTTGTTTATATAGCCTGCAGTCTTGATGGTTTCCGGGTTTTCTTTTTTGGTTTTCTCGATGAATGCGTGTGCTTCCGATTCGGCTTGTCGTTCCGATTTGCCATTTGCTCCGAAAGAGAAATGTTTGCGGTATTTTTTCCCGTCGATCGTGATCCGCGCTTGGAGACTGGTTTTTTGTTTAGAGATGTGGCTTGCATTCTCTGTAATTTCTAGGCGTGAACGCAATTTTACGAGACCAGACTGGCTGTCCGGGTCGTATTGGAACGACTCTCTGAGGAAGTCCTCTGGTATACCTTTGAAGTATCTCATTCTGTATCTCCGTGGTTCGCGAATTCTCCGTGGAGACGTTGCCTGGTTTCCCTGAGCCAGATGACGGCAGTAGCTCTGATTTTTTCCTTGTGTTCTTCGGTCGGGGTTTTGCCGTAGGGGAATAGTTTGTAGTGTGATTTCCTTTTGTTCATAACTTGTGCGTAGAAATAGTGTCTCTCTACGTAGTCAGAAAGCCCCTTTGTGCCTGTATTGTTCCTTTTCGAAAGTTTCGCGTTGTGGCTGTTCTGGGAGGATGTTGCTATCTGGAGGTTTTCTTTTCTGTTGTTGGAGCGGTTGTTGTCTATGTGGTCGATCTTCTTTTTTTCGATGTCGATCTTCTTGTTACAGAGGAAGAAGACGAGTCGGTGGACTAAGACGTTAATTCTTTTGCCGTTGTACATGACTATATTGTCCCAGTATCCGTCTTTTCTTTTATATCCTACTGTCTTGATGGATTCTGGGTTTTCGTTTTTGGTTTTCTCGATGAATGCGTGTGCTTCCGATTCGGCTTGTAGTTCCGATTTGCCGTTTTTGCCGAATGGGAACGATTTCTGGTGGTTTTTACCGTCGATGTGGATATGCGCTAAGAACCTGGTTTGTCCCTTTGGTTTACAGACATGGTTGGCTTTATCTCTCTGTTCTTGGAATGTACGCAATTTTACGAGACCAGACGGGCTTTCCGGGTCGTATTCGAAAGATTTTCTGAGGAAGTCTTCGGGTATGCCTTGGAAGTATCTCATTCGTCTTCTCCGTGGTTCGCGGGAGATGTTAACATAGTTCCCGTTTTTTCGGAAGAGGGAATCATACCTACATTCATGGCTGAAACGATGTCCGGATTCCGCGCGTGGCTCGAGTCTTCCCTTGAGGGGGAGGGCAGGAGCCCGCGCGTGCTTTGGATAACGGGAATGGGTAGCAGCGGCGTCGGACCGCGGGAGCTGGCTGCGATGGGTTACGAGGTGAAGCAGGTTGGGACGACGACGAGCCGTTTCGCGGCGTACCTCGGCAGGGTTAAGCGGCACCTGCCAGTCGGTGTCCACGCGGGTATAGAGAGGGTCGCCGGGGACCACCTGGCTGCGAACGTCAGGAAGCACGACGGCGAGATGGGCTCGTTCGTGCCGGACGTGGTGGTGGGCACGAGCCAGGGCGGCGCCGTCGCCATGGAGGTGGCTGGTCGTTATCCGGGGGCGAAGTTCGTGCTCGGCGCGCCGGCTTGGAAGGTTTTCGGAGCCGACCCCTCGTCGTTGCCTAGGGACACGATAGTGGTGCACGGGAGGAGGGATCTCAGCGTGCCGGCTTCGGACAGCATGGAGCTGGAGGTGGATTACGGTCTGGAGCTGGTGCTGCTTGGCGGTGGTCACACGATACCGACCGACGAGATCAGGGACGCGGTGGACCGCCAGCTGGAGAGGCTGGGGGTTGCGGTGCCGCAGGCGCTGGGGGTGTGATGGCAACAAACTGGAGAATCAATTCGATGAGGAGCTTTTACGGGTTTTCGGTTCAGGTGGGCGAGGGCAGGGACGCGGTCCGGGGCGGTCTCCCCACGATGGATTCCTTCAGGGAATGGCTGCTGCTGGCGGAGGCGAGGAAGGCGGCAGACATAGCGAGGGAGATACTCGGCGGAGACGAGTCGTTGCTGAATCAGATCCAGGGGATTCTTCCCGCCAAGGTGCCGACGAAGCTGCAGGGGAAGATAGTCGCCCTGGCGGCTTTCTACTACGCGGACATGAGGGTGAAGGACCTGAACTCGCTCAGGACGGACATCGCCGACTACGCGAAGCTGGTCAATGACAGCAAGATGCCGGTTCTGTCCGTGGGCGACGACCTCAAGGTGGACAACCCCCACATGTCGAGCCACCTCGGCTGGACGGAGGTCCTCCACGGCAAGAAGTACGAGGACAGGGTACGCAACGCGCCGGTGCAGGGCGACGTGAGCGACCAGGAGCTGATGGCGCAGTCGGCGGACGGCAAGATAAAGGTCTACAAGGCGAACTCTGCCAACCAATGCATCATACTGGGGAAAGGCGAGAGTTTCTGCATCTCGCAGCCGGCTAACACCATGTTCCAGTCCTACAGGGACGACAAGGTGTCGACCTTCCACTTCGTTTACGACAGCACGAGGACCGACGACCTGGCTATAGTCGTGGTCGACGCGACGCGGGACAGGATCGAGCTGACCGACCGAGCCAACCATACTGCGAAAACCATGCAGGACCCTTTTTCGCCGACGGAGAAGAAGAGGATAGATTCGGACCCGGAGCTTTACTTCAGGTACTTGCGGGAGAGAGGCATCGACGCGGGCATATTCAGGAACATACCGAAATCGCCGGAGGAGGACGCGGAGCAGGCGAAGCTTGGGAAGAACAACGGAGACCTTGGCTGGTTCAGGTCGCTGTCGCCCGACGAGAAGTCAAAGTACGTCGGCAGGGGTCATGCCCTGTCGGACGAGCAGTTCGATTACGTCTACGAGAATTTCGCCTCGCTCATGACGCAGTACGCGAAGACCGGTCTGAAGGTGAACGACCACCAGCTCGCGAAGATAACCGCCAAGAGGGATCTGAAAGACTACTACCTGCACAACAGGGTGCTAAGGGACAGCACGTCAAATGATTTGTCGAAGCAGGAATACGCGTTGCTGAATCCCAAGCAAAAGGGCGAGGTGTGGAACAACACCAAACATTCAAAGGTGACCAAGGCGATCAACCTCGATGAACTTGAAATGGTGAAAGAACTTGTCGATAAGGGCGAGGAAATAGGTGATGGCTTCGATACTTCGATAAGAAATGGAAATATTGAAATCGTGAAATACCTGATGGGCAAAGGCGCGGACATGGGCGATGGAGTGGAGCTCGCAGCGACGTCGGGGCATTTCGATATCGTGAAATACCTGGTCGAGCAAGGAGGGCAGAGGGCTATAGGCAACGCTGTCGAGGGCGCGGCGAAGATGGGTCGTCTCGACATCGTGAAATACCTGGTCGGGGAGCGTGGGCGCATAGGCGATTCTGTTATTTCCACGGCGGCGGGAAATGGGCATCTCGATGTCGTGGAATACCTGGTGGAGAAAGGCGGGAACGAGAAGATAGGCAATTACGCCATAGGCTCCGCGGCGCGCTCGGGTCGTCTCGACATCGTGAGGCACCTGGTGGAGAAAGGCGGGAGGATAGGTGATGGCGCCGTGTCGGTCGCGGCAGTGAGCGGGCATATCGATGTCGTGAAATACCTACTCGGGGATGAAGTCGCCGGCAAGCTAGGCGATGTGCTGAAACTGCCCAAGGGGAAAGCCCCTGGGAAGATTGCCGATAGCACCATATTCAACGTGACGAGCAACAGCAACGATCTCGACCTCATAAAATACCTGTGCGAGAAAGGCGCGAAAGTGGAGCAGCATGACATCGACAACGCAAGGACGCAAGAGATCAAGGACTATCTGCTAGTCGCCCGCCAAGAATGGCTGAAACGCCACCTCCGGGGAGAGGTCTGACAGCTGAATTTCGGGCATCAACATCATAGGGGTTTTTCATGAATACGGAATCTTTCAGGGATTGGCTTGGCTTGCAGGAGCAGCTCTCGCACGGCGGTCACAGTTTCCGCAGCGACGATCCGGCGGACTACGAGGCTTCGATGGGGGTCCGCGACTCCGACCCCAAGAAGGGCAAGCCGTTCTACTACTCGCCGTTCAACAGGCGTGACCGAAGGGAAATAAGGGATCCCGGTTATTTCTCGTCGGTCGGGAAGACCCTAGGTCGGACGCCCGAGGGTTTCGACGTAGGCTCGGAGGGCGGTGGCTACAAGTGGAACATCATATTCCTGGAGCTCGACCCTTCGGAATCGCGTTTCGGCAAGTACGAGGAGGCGGTCGAGGGCTACATGAGGGAGCACGGTCTGTCTCGCGACGGTCACATAACCTTCGTGAAGAACAGGTCTTCCGGCGACGGCGTGAGCAAGTGGATACTGTTCCACAACGTGGGTCACGCTCTGTTCGACAAGCCTTCGGGCACGTGGGAGGAGAACGCGGTCCACAAGGATGGCATCATGAGGGTGCTGTACGACATATTCGCGGCGCACAAGGAGAGCCACGGCGAGGAGCCGGAGGGGAACCGGTTCCACGTGATGCAGGTGGCGTCGCGGTACTTCCCGCACAAGTCCGGGGAGAGCTCGCACAGGTGGAAGGTGGATGGTAGGGACGAGAGGTCGCGGATGGCGATTTCGAAGAGGGGGATATCGTCGCTGAACGAGATGGTCTACGAGCTGGTTTCCCAGTACATCATGACGGGCAAGGTGAGGCTGACCAACGACGCGAGGTTCGCCGGGGAGCATCTCCCGGGCGGCAGGGCGATGCACCAGCTAGGCTCTTACGTGGCTCCTGAGCTGAAGCCATCGAAGCTTTCGGAGGAGTTCCTGCGCGGCAAGTCGCTGCTGATCCAGGCTGAGATAGCGGCAGCCCTGAGGAACGCGGTGGGCAAGGTCATATACCACTACCGACCGCTGTACGGGAGCACGACGCCGGTGCCCGCCCACAAGGTCCGCGCCGGCTCGGAGAAGTTCCACGGCATCGACGCGAGGGACATGTCGGAGCCGTACGACACGAGGTACAGGATCACGCCCGACCACCACGCCGGGAAGGAGTCGAGGGACGACGGGGTCGACCGCGTGCTGTCGGGTCTGAACTCGGGGGGCGCGTGAGGTACAAGGCGTGGCTTGAGGGGCTGGAGGGAGCCGACAGGGTTCTTTACGTGATGCGCGGTGTCCCCGGGTCCGGCAAGTCCACGGAGGCGTTGCGCCTTGCCGGCGGCGACGAGTCCAAGGTGTTCTCGGTGGACGACTACTTCGGCGTCGGCGGCGAGTACGAGGTGCCGGAGAGCATCATCGGTCTTCGCGCCGCGCGCAGGTGGAACTACGCAAGGGTCGAGGACGCGGTCAGCAAGGGTGTCACTCCTGTGGTGGCGGACGAGACCCACCTCAAGGCTTCTCTCGCCAGACCTTACTTCGACATCGCGAGCCGACACGGCTACAGGACGGAGATACGCGAGCCGAACTCCGAGTGGTGGAGGGAGATCGAGCCTCTTCTCAAGGACAAGGTTGGCAACGACGCGGCGCTGCGGCGGTGGTCGGACGCCTTGGGGGGGAAGAACCTGCACGGCGTCAAGCCCGAGAGCATCTACAAGATGTTTCGGGACTACAAGCCTTACTCCGTCGAAGACCTATGATGAGACATGTCCTGTGTGACGGCTAAGCCTCGACCCAATTGTCGCCTTCCAGCACGTATATCTCCTTTACCGGCAGCGTGTTGGACCCCGTGTACTTGAGTGCCAGAGTCTTATTTTTCTTCCACTCGCTGTTGAACCAGAGAGCCTCGAGCCTCTTGTGCTTCTCCGGGAAGTTGTCCTTGAAGGTGTAGTATGACCTTGCGAATTCGAGGGCTTCTGGGCTTGACAATAAATTTGGTTTCTCGCCCATGTCTCCCCAGATATGCTTCCTTTGTCTCGTGTAGTTCGGGTCGGTGTAGCCCATGGTCTTCCCGACCACCCCGGATTCGCCATCGCCTCCGTCCGTTCCGACCTGCATCGGCACGCGTAAAAGTGGAATTGCTGTTGGTTTGTTCCCGCCATGATCAATACCGAACTTGGAGAAGTCGACGGAGTGCCAATTGTCTCGACCGCCCTGGACACTGTTTGCGGGGACGCCCCTTTCCGCGTCCGCCTTGAGGTAGTCCAAGCTCCTGCCTATCGGTATCGTGCCGAGCTTCTGCAGGCTCTTTATGTTCCTCGACGCGAACGCTATGAGGTCGTTGCCGTGGGTTTCTAAGTCGATGTCCCAGTCCTCGAAGTCGATCTCCGGAATCTGTAAGACCACGACCATTGGTTTGCCGCCGTGTTCGGCGCCGGTGGAGAAACCGCCCCTCAGCGCTCCCTCGGCGTGGCTCTGCGCCTGGGACAGGCTGGTCCACGCGTAGAATCCGCCGCCCTGCCCCCAACCGCGTCCGACTGGCTTGGCTCCGCCACGCCTGAACTCCTCGACGTTCTCGTTGTTTTTGCCTGTGGAGGTGCCGTGGTACAGCTTGAACGGTCCCTTCGCCACGGACGGATACCTGTGTTCCTCGTAGATCAGCCAGATTCGAAGAGCATCGGAGATTGCCATAGATTCAGACAGTAGCCATTTTTTAAAGTTCATGGTTTCCCTACGGTTTCTGTTTTGGCGGTTCGTAGCCCGGGGTGAGTCCAGCCTCGTCGTTTTCTTTTTCCAGCATGTCGTAGGCGTCGAAATAGTCCACGCCCAGGCTGTCCGCTAGGCTTTGGATCACGTCGTGCTGCTTTCTTTCCCCTTCCTTTTTCCCGTCCGGGGTTTCCGCGTCGTCCATGAATTCCGTGGCTTTCTTGTACATTCCCTTGTGTCTTTCCAGGACCTCGTCGTGGTCCGACTCATTGAGTCTCGATGGGTTCTTGAGCCTTATCTGCTTGAGAACGCTGTCCATCCAGGCTTGCTCGCTGATTGGGTTTTTTTCGGTGTAGTGAGCCATGGTCCCTCGTCTGTTGAATGCGGTGATGTAACTCGACGTCTTTATGACTTTAACTTTTAAACATGTCGGGAAAAGACTTTTTAAATTTCATGAGGCTCCTGAATTGGTCAGGATTCAAAGGAATGTTGAGTCCTTTAGGAAAAATACTTTTATATGAACTCAAAAATTCTTGTTGTTCTGGCGTGAGCTCTTTTGGAATTTTTTTGTCAAGTTTACGGATAGCTTGTATCACAGACACTGCCGTTTTTTCCGCGGATGGATCTACTAATGATATTTTGTGGGCAACTACTGGACGGTGGGGCAGTTTCGATTCCGCTTGATTTTGCGCGCTGAAATCCGACTCGCCGTCGCCCTCTCGGTACGTGATGTACTCGCTGAATGTCTTCATTTCGAAACCTCTTGATTGAACCAAATGATATCATATGTATGCGTCTACCTGTAGGAATAGTTGCCGGTGAAGTATCCCTTGCGGAACCTTCCGAGGTGGTGTTCGACGTCCTTAAGGATCGAGCGGACGCCTTCCCTCGCCGCATCCTGGCTTTCTGGCTTCTCGGCGTTTGCCTTCGAGATGTCGTATATCTTGTCGAACAGGTCCTTGAAGATGAACTCCTCCCTCATGTTCTTCCTTTTCCTCTTCAGCATGTCGAAGACGCCGTTCGCGATCTCGCGCATCCTCCCCGAGAATCCCTTGGGGTCGCTGGAGGGGCTTGGGACGTCGAGGAGGTCATTTTTGAGGTCCGACAGTTCCTTCCTCGTGTCGCCGCTCGAAGAGAGGTCTTCCTGGTCCACGACGCCGTCGCCGTTGGCGTCGACCACCTGCGATGACTCCGCCGTAGGGTTTGGCTGCTGGGGGGAGTCTTGCTTGTGGGGTTCTTGGGCTTCTTCCTCTGTCTCGTCTTGGATGATTGCGTCTCTCGTGGACTGGAACTGCCTGAAGCTGTATTTCATGTTGTCTCTTGTTTTTGTTTGTGGATCAATTTTTGGTTCCGCCGTAGTTACGTCAGGACATGATGATTTTCTTGTATTGTTCCCAGTTGTCCATAACCCACGCTTCAGCCTTTTCGAAGTCGTCGGATCTGAACGGGTCGCGGACGCCCCTCTTTTTGCTGTTCACCGTCCAGGAGTTCTCCCCGTCTTTCGTGAGGAGCACGATGTCCTTCGGTCTGACGCTCTCGCCGTCGAATATAGCCTGATCCTCCTCGTCGCCGTGGTGATGGACGAGGTGCGCCGGAGCCATGAACATGACGGCGTCCGAGCCGTACTTGCTGGACTCGGCGGCATCTCTCGAATATCTGGACCCGGCGACGAAGGCGAAGTTGTATCCCGGCATGGTTGGTTTCCGAGACCATGTGATACCGAGTCTCGTGACGTCTGGCTCGCCGAGCCTGAACCCGCCGGAGCTTATGTCCGGGGCATGGTCGGAGAAGTGGACCAGCCAGGTGTTCCTGGGAAGCTGCTTCGCCGGGCTGACGTGCGTTAGGGTCGGGGCTTCGCTTGGTTCCCTTGCCGTGACGTAGCTGTGCAGTCGGTCCCACAGTTCCGGGTGTTCGTCCATGTAGGAGTCGATCTTTTCGGCGTTGTCGTACATCAGGTCATCGTTCCGCAGGTCTTGCAGGCTCAAGCCAAGTTCATGGGTTATGTCCTGCGCCCTGTTCCAAGAGGTGAAATGGTGCCAGACGTCCAGGACGGAGTGCTTCGGGTTCGACAGGTAGCCAGAAAGTCGGTTTTTCTGCGAAGTTTGCGGAGCCCAAGCTTCGTTCGCAAGCCAGTTCTTGAATCTCATGTTTTATCTATGGTTTCCGCGCCTGTTTTTTCAGAGGAGCTTGTGGTTGCGGTCGGGGAGACGGGGGTTTGTCGTGGCGACCCGGTTCGACTGCCTGCAGAGGAAGTTTAACCCGACTTCTATTATGTCGTCGTAGCCGAGGTCCTCTATGGTTTTCCTCATTTTCGACTTGTCGCTCTTCAGGTGCTCTATGAACAGGACTGGCTTGTGTTTCCCTATCATGGCTTTGGCTCCATCCAAGACGCTTTCCTCCATGCCCTCGACATCTATCTTTATCAAGTCGACCTTTTCCACCTTGTCGATGAACGAGTCGAGGGTTACGATCTTGACGAAGTCTTTTTGACCGTCTTCCCTCCTTTCCTGGTGGAGTCTCTCGTTCTGCCTGTCGCCGAACTCTACGGACCCGAAGCTGCATGTCTCGGAGTAGTCGAACCGGGGTGTCTCTATGAATTCCTGTTTGCCGTCGCCCATGGCGTTGTGGTCGACGAATATGTTGTCGTACCCGTTCATGATCACGCTCCCGCAAAGGCAGTTGAACACTACCCTCTGTGGCTCGAATGCGTAGATGAGACCGCCATTTTCCTTGATGGTTTTCGCAAGACCCATGGTGAACGATCCGAGGTTCGCCCCGACGTCGAAGAATACTGGTTTGTCTATCTCACGAACGATGTCCCTGAGCAAATCCACCTCTCCCCAGGAGCAGGCTTTCCCGGAGTTCTTGAGCGAATCGGACTGGTAAGTGTCTTTGTCCAAGACCAGCATCTCCCCATATTCCGTTGATATCCTGATGACCGGGACCTTCTTGTTTTTCTCGCTCATGTTTTATGTATCGTTTCCGCGCCTGTTTTCTCAGAGGATCTTGTGCATCCTGCCTTCTGGTCGCCGTAGAGGAATTCTAGGGCTGCAAAGTCCTGGACGTCGTGGAGATTGGGGGATTTTTGGTCCCATTCCTCCACAGGGCGTGTGCCGTGCATTGATATTTTTCCTCTGGCGACTCGTTCGGACCACTCCAGCTTGGACTTGAAGTAGTAGTGGTTCAGCTGTATGACGTCGGTCGGACCGTCCGGGTTGAACGGACCTTGGATATGGTTGCGCCTGGTGTCGGTGGTCGGTCTGTTCGGGGAATGAGGCGTATGCATGACTGCGTCGCTTCTCAGGTTGAGTATGGTCTTGACGTGCTTGTCGGGTTTTTCTCCCCTGAAGGTGAACCTCTTGATTAGGCTCTCGGGGTTCGGGTACGGTGATTCCTGCCCGCCGCCGCTGAACACGACCCAGTTCGGGGACACGCCGACCGGGTGGTCGAACTCGGAGAGGAAGTCGGATATGGTCTTGTGCTTGTGGAGGACGATGAACTCGTCGCAGTCGATGAACGCCGCGTGGTCGAAGTCTTTGCGGTGTTCCGAGCCAAGCCAGTGGTTGTAGGATTGGACTTGGACTGCCCGTCCGTCGAATCTTAATTTAGTGAGTCGTTCGTGCTCGACTTCGCAGGTCCAGTCGTTCTGGTACATGAATATCCTGTCGAACCCTAGCTTGAGGTGGTAGTCGATCCATTCCCTTACGGTCCTGTCCTCGTTCCTGGCGATGCAGACTACGGCTGTCCTTTGCCCCATGTGTCCTCCTTGACTGTGTTGCTTTATATATCCTTCCTAGCCCTTTTTTCTCACCGGTTGACGCCGAGGACGTCGTCGATGTTCGTCCAGTCGTTCTCCGCGCAAATCCTCTGGTATATGGCTCCGTCCGACTGCTCGTGCCTGTCGTACCAGAACCCGTACCTGTTCCATATCTCCTTGTGAGCCACAAGCTGCATGCAGTCGATGTTGAACTTGTGCGGGGGTACGCCGGAGAACTTCTTGGGGTGTCCGAATCCCTTTTTGAGCTTGTTGTGTTCGACGGAGAATATGACGACGCCGGAATTGGACTCGTTTATTTCGTGGTTGATAGCCTCGAAGGCGAAGGGGAGGAACAGGTTGTCGACGTTGAACTGGATGTAGTAGTCGCAGTCGGAGTGCTTGTGGGCGTGCCTCATGGCGAAGTCCCTGGAGGAGTGCCCCCAGTCCGCCCTTCTCCTGTCGGTCTGGAGGGTCGTGATCCTGTCTCCGAACGGCTTGAGGTCGAATTCCTTCTCGTAGGGAGTCTCCTTGGGACCGTCGTGGCACAGGAACACCTGGTAGTTCCCGTGGGTCTGCTTGAGGACGGAGAGGAGACCTTCTTTCGCTCCGTTCCTAGGGACGTGGCGCTCGTAGTCGACTGCGATGACGCCGAACTTGATTTTCCTGGTTTGTCTGCCAGATTCGCCCGACCTTATGGTGAAGGTCGACTTGGAGGAGACGCCGGACATACTCGAGTGTTTCAGCATTCATTAATATAGGAAAGAGCCTCGTTTTTTATCGGTATGTTCGGATTTATCGGCGATTTGCAAGATATATAGTTCATGTGATTTAACGGGGGTTTCATGAAATTCATAGAGTGGCTGAGGATCGACGAGCTCACGAGCATGTCGCAGATAGACAGTTCTGGGGTCGAGCTGCTGAAGTCGGGGAACAATTATGGTTATTTCTTCGCTGACCCTTCCGACGTCGAAGGCAGAGGCGGTCGCCCATTTGAAGTGATTATGCGAGATGTTGGTCCTCGACTGGTAGGGAAGATCTTGTACAAAAAAATATGGGAGATAATATTCAAGAAAAATGGGAGCACCCGTCTTACTGGCGATTCTGGCAGCGGCGGCACGGCAGTGTACGGCAAGCTTATGGCTGCGATCAAGAAATTGACGGAAATCGAGGATGTGGGCGGTCTGTTGTTCGCTGGGGCACATCCTAACATGGATATCATGTACGACAGATTCGCAAAGGCGTTCGGCTTCGTGCCGGTTGGACAGTCTGTGTTCGTGAAAAAAGAAATACTGGATAGAGAGAAGTCATCTGATGTCGATGGGTCGACATCAGATGACGTTGATTTGAATTTGATAGTCCACAACAAAAGAATCAAGGAAATTAAGAGGATGAAGATTGCATTCAGAAACGCGCTATCGAACAAAAATGCGATTATCGGAAAGGTGGTAGGTTATAATCCAGATGGAAAATCCAACATAGTTCATCCCGCGATAGTAGTGGACATCGATGATGAAAAATTCACACTTATAGTATATTTTAGTCCTACAGAAATCATGAAATTAAACTTAAGCATAGTAAACGATCTATACGACCCATCCGGAACTTACAAAGACTTGATTGTGAGTCCGAGAAAGATCGACGCAAGCACGATGAGAGACATGATGGAAATAATCAAAAAGTCAACGAGCCGTAGATTATATGGTCGCCCAAATCTGCCTGGGACAATACAGTCAATTTCTCCGGAAGACTCCTCTACTTCCATCAACGACATTATGCTTCCAGCTAGATTCGATGGATCTACATACGACCTAGGTTTAGAAAAGGCTCCGACTTTTGTCGATCTACATTAAAAAGGAATGAACATGAAATTCAACGAGTGGCTGAGGATCGACGAGCTCACGAGCATGTCGCAGATAGACAGTTCGGGGGTCGAGCTGCAGAAGTCGGGGAACAATTACAGGTACAGATTCGACGATTTCCTCGTCAGTCTCAATCGTGATTTCGGCAAGAAGGTAGGCGACAAGATGGTGGACGGCATATGGATAGTCGATTTCATGCGAGACGGGAGATGGACTTTGACCGGGAAATCCGGCAGCGACGGAACTGCTGTATATGGGAAGGTTCTGGCTGCGGTCAAGAAGCTGATGGAGGTCGAGAAGGTCAACGGTCTGTCTTTCTCCGGGGCTGAGGCTAGGCAGGACATAATGTACGACAAGTTCCTCAAGGCGTTGGGCGGCTTCACGCCGGTAGGCGGCAACGTCTATATCAGGGACGAGATAGTCAAGGCTAACGCATCGGGAAATGACTTGGAATACTACAAGGGAGCAGGCGAAAAGAGGGACAATCAAATATACAACCTTAAGGTCGCCAAAGCCGCGTCGAGGAACAAGGGCTTGATCGGGAAGATAACGGGTTATAGCGACAGTGATTCTTATGGCAATGTATTGCCTGCGATCATAGTTGGCATAGACGCGTCGCTCCATTTTAAGTTTATGGTCTGGGACGGGGCAAGGCTTTTGCGTCAAGACGTGTATTCTTCCTTGTACAATCCCTCGGATGAATTACGAAATGTCGTAAGCCCAAGCCTGATCAATCCCATTTTGCTTTCTTCGCTCATGGATTTCGCCAAATCCGGTGATCAAGCCTGGAAAGATGCCGATCTGCCGGATGTCGACGGTTCCACTCACGATTTCGGTTTCAAAAAGGAGACGGCATGATTTCATTTTACGACATGTGGCTGAGGATCGACGAGCTGTCGAGCATGTCTCAGGTGGACAGTTCGGGCGTGGAATTGGAGAAATCTGAGGAAGGATACGAGTACAAGTTCGACGATTTCGTCGTCAGTCTCGATCACTGGCACGGGAAGAAGGTCGGCGGCAAGATGGTTGACGGCATATGGTCAGTAGATTTCACGCGGGGCAAAAGTTACGCGCTCACCGGCACTTCTGGCAGCGGCGGCACCGCCGTGTACGGCAAGATACTAGGCGCGGTCAAAAAACTGACGGAGGTCGAGGATGTCAACGGTCTCAAGTTTATCGGGGCTGATCCTAGGCAGGACATCATGTACGACAAGTTCCTGAAGACTCTGGGAGGATTCACGCATGTAGGCAACGACATTTACATGAGGGACGAGGTGATCAAAGCTAACGCTTCGGGAGAAGACTTGGAGTACTACAAGGGAGTCAGCGAAAAGAGGGAGAACGGCATATACAACATGAAGGTCGCGAAAGTCGCGTCGAGGAACAAGGGCTTGATCGGGAAGATAACTGGTTACAGCGATAGCGATTCTGGGATGATATTGCCAGCCATCATATTGCGCATAGATGTGTCGATATATGTTAAAACTATAGTCTGGGACGGGGCAAGGGCAGAAATTGTAACAGTGCCATCCTATGACTTGGGAAATTTTGTGAGCCCCAGCATGATCGACCAGAGTATCATGTCGTCGCTCATGGTCGAAATCCAGAAAGACGATTCCAGTTTGAGCGAAAAATTGAAGACGTCAGGCTTGAGCGTCGACGGGTCAACTTACGATTTCGGTTTCAAAAAGGAGACGGCATGATTTCTTTTTACGACATGTGGCTTAGGCTGGACGAACTGTCGAGCATGTCTCAGGTGGACAGTTCCGTGGTGGAGCTCGAGAAGGTCTTCGGCGGATCATACGAGTACAAGTTCGACGATTTCACCGTGATGCTTTATCGTGTTCCGAGCAGGAAGGTCGGAGACAAGATGGTGGTGGACGGGATATGGGGAGTGAGTTTCAAGAGGGGCACCAGCTACGCGCTCACCGGGGCTTCCGGCAGCGGCGGCACTGCCGTGTACGGCAAGGTTCTGGCTGCGGTCAAGAAACTGATGGAGGTCGAGGAGGTGAACGGTCTGAAGTTCTCCGGTTTTGATTCTAGGCAGGACATCATGTACGACAGGTTCCTGAAGGCGTTGGGAGGTTTCACGCCGGTAGGCAGCAACATCTACTTGAAGGACGAGTACATAAAGGCTAACGCTTCGGGAGAGGACTTGGAACTCTACAAGAAAGCCGGCGAAAAGAGGGACAATCAAATATACAACCTGAAGGTCGCGAAAGCCGCGTCGAGGAACAAGGGCTTGATCGGGAAGATAACGGGTTACAGCAACTCACCCATTCAGAATGCCCCAGCCATCATATTGAACATCAATTCATCCGCTTTGGCTTTGCTCGTTTGGGACGGTAGCGGCGTCAGCAAGAAAAACATTGATTCGGATGAATTGGAATATGTTATCACGAGCCCCAGTTTGATCGACCCGAGCCTCATCTCGTCGCTCATGGGTGAAATCCAGAAAGACGATTCTGATCTGAGTCGCATGTTGAAGACGTTAGGCTTGAAGGTCGACGGGTCAACATACGATTTCGGTTTCAAAAAGGAGACGGCATGAGATTTATAGAATGGCTGAGGATCGATGAACTGTCGAGCATGTCGCAGATAGACAGTTCCGGGGTGGAACTGAAGAAAAGAGACTGGCCGAGGGGATACAGCTACGAGTTCGACCAGATCAGTGTGTCGCTTAGCCCCTATTCCGCGAAGCAGGTCGGCGACAAGATGGTGGACGGGATATGGAGCGTTATGTTCTCGAAAAACAACAGCTACGAACTCACCGGGGATTCCGGAAGCGGCGGAACCGCCGTGTACGGGAAGATACTGGCTGCGATCAAGAAACTGACGGAGATCGAGGAGGTCAACGGTCTGTATTTCTCCGGGTTTGATTCTAGGCAGGACATCATGTACGACAAGTTTTTGAAGACATTGGGAGGTTTTACGCCAGTCGGCGGCAACGTCTACCTTAAAGACGAAGTGATCAAGGCTAACGCTTCCGAGGAGGATTTGAAACAATACAAGGGTGTCGGCGAAAGGAGGGAAAGAAAATTGCACAACCTGAAGGTCGCGAAAGCCGCGTCTAGGAACAAGGGCTTGACCGGGAAGATAACTGGTTACAGCGACAGCGATTCCGGGAAGGTGTTGCCAGCCATCATCTGGGGCATCAATTCATTCGGTTTGACCTTGCTCGTTTGGGACGGGCACGGTTTCAGCAAGAAATACATTGACTCGGGTGAATTGGAATATTCCACGAGCCCGAGTTCTATCGACCAGAGCCTCATCTCGTCGCTCATGGGCGAAATCCAGAAAGACGATTCTGATCTGAGTAAATATTTGAAGACGTTAGGCTTGAAGGTCGACGGGTCAACATACGATTTCGGTTTCAAAAAGGAGACGGCATGATTTCTTTTTACGACATGTGGCTGAGGATCGACGAGCTTACGAAGGTGTCGCAGATAGACAGCTCTGGCGTGGAGCTCAAGTCGCACCGCAGGGAATTCGACGAAGTCGAGGCTAGAGACGAGTGCGCCGAGAAGGTGTTCATGAGCAAGGGCGGCGGTCATCTCGACAGCAAGGACTACAAGAAGATCAACCTGTGCGTGAACAGCAGGAAGAAGAAATGGGAGTCTATGAAGTCCGACATATACACCTACGAGTTCGAGCACGACTTCGACAGGTTCGATGTCGAGATGAAGAAAAGCCCGGTCACGGCGTTCGGCAGGACGTGGGAGGACGTGTGGGACGTATCCTTCTCGAAGAACGATTCCATGAGCCTTACCGGGACTTCCGGTTCCAGCGGGATGGCGATATACGGAAAGGTTCTGTCCGCCGTCAAGAAGCTGCTGGACACCGAGAAGGTGGACGGTCTGACGTTCACCGGGGCTCACGTGTACATGGACATCATGTACGACAGGTTCCTCAAGACGTTCGGCGGCTTCAAGCCAGTCGGCAGCGGCGTCTACATCAGGGACGAGCTGGTGAAGGATCTCGAGCCAGTCCACGCGGACTACGTCACGAATGTCGCCGGCAAGGAGCATGACGACAGGATAAAGACCCTCAAGTCATCGAAGCTCAAGTTCAGGGATTTGGTGTCATCGAAGAAATCCATAATCGGCAAGGTAACTGGTCTGTCGTCCTTCGAGTACGGAGGGAAGGTCGTTCCTGCGATCGTGAGGGACATCAAGCAGGGAGAGATAAGCCTGATCACGAAGTCTCCCGAGGGCTACTACCGGTGGGAGACCGTCGACCTGGAAGATCTCTCTCAGATCAAGAGCCCGAAAGTTCTTGCTCCGAAGGACGTGACGGACATGGTTAATTTCTTCAAGACCCCGGGATCTAAGCTGAACGCGGAACTTTCTCGTCTCGGCATCCCTTTCGACGGTTCCACTTACGATTTCGGTTTTTAAAAGGAGACGGCATGATTTCGTTTTACGATATGTGGCTTAGGCTGGACGAACTGACGGACATTTCGAAGATAGACAGTTCCAACATAGTATTGGACAGGTCTGGTCCCGGGAGTTATCACTATTTCAGCTTCAAGCATGACGGCGAGGATTTCCGTGTCGAGGCGTACCTCGACGCGGATGCATCTAGAAAGGTAAACAATTTGAGCGGCAAGGACTTCTCCGTTTGGTCGATTTATTTCAAGGGCAAGCGTGGAATGAGTCTGACGGGGACTTCGGGAGGCGGGGCGGTCGGGGTGTACTCGAAGTTGTTGGGGTCGATCAAGAAGCTTACGGAGATCGACAAGGTGGACGGTCTTACTTTCTCTGGGCAAGAGAGATCCATGGACATAATGTACGACAAGTTCATAAAAATGTTGGGAGGCTTCAAGCCGGTCGGCAACGAGACATACATGAGGACCGAACTGCTGTCTGGCGGTCTCAAGGACAAGGCTGAGGAAATGGAGAAAATCAACGACAAGTGGATAGCCAGTCTCAAGGCTAATAAGGATGAGCAGAGGGCGGAAAAGAGGGCTTCAATGGCGAAAGCCAAGGACATGTTGAAAAACCCAACAGGCGAACCTGAAGGGTTTGACGGGGGGGTGCCATGAGGTTCATGGAGTGGCTGAGGATCGACGAGATTACGAAGTTGTCGCAGTTGGACAGCTCGGGGGTCGAGCTGAAGAGGATTGGAGACGACTTCGACGAGGATGAGGCGTATGGCGAATGCGCCCGAAACATGAATGATGGAGACATAGATTGGGACGAAGAAGATGATGAGGATGAAGATGAAGATGAAGATGAAGAGGATTCTTATGTCTTGCGGAAGCGGAAGCGGGAGGAACAAGAGAGAAAGCGTGATGAGGCGCGTGAGTATATGATAAGACAGTGCGTGGACGAGAAAGAGGAGGAGTGGGAGCGAGACCAAAAAGGCAAGCCGGCGATGGAGTACGAATACAAGTTCACCGTTGACGACAGGGACGTTTACGAAGTCAGCTTCTCAAGGCATTCGGGTGTCGTTGAAGGAAATGACATTGATGTTTGGGAAGTGATCTTCACGAGGAACGGGAGAACCGCCCTGACCGGCACTTCCGGCGGTGGCGCGGTCAAGGTCTACTCGAAGATGTTGGCTGCGATCAAGAAGCTGACGGAGATAGAGGACGTGAAGGGTTTCAAGTTCTATGGGGCGCATCCTTTCATGGACATAATGTACGACAAGTTCCTCAAGGCGCTAGGCAACTTTGTTCCCGTTCACACCAATTATCAGTCTGGATTCCAAGGTAACGACCTGTTCGTCCGCAAGGACCTGCTGAAAGATGTCGAGAGCCACAAGGATTTCGGGAAGGAGCATGACGACAGGATAGGTAGGATCAAGATGGCAAAAGAAAAGTTGCGAAACCTTATGGCGGACAAGTCCAAGATAGTCGGGAAGGTCACGGGCTTGCAATCGGGCAGGCACATTATTCCTGCAGTATTGACAGACATAAGCAATCAGGGAATCAAGCTGCTGGCATTCGGATCAGACACTACTGGGCAGAGATGGGACCACAAATTTCCAATCGAATTTTCCTTCAACCCAAGAATGCTCGCAAACATTGAAAGCCCGGAAAAGATCGCGCCAGGGTTCGTCGAAGATATGGTTCAAAGTTACATCGGCGGAGAGGTGACTATAAAACAAGAACTTTCGTCACGAGGAATATCCAATTTCGACGGATCAACCTATGACTTGAAAAGCCGTATAGGCGACTTGAACTTGAATTTTTAAAGGAGACGGCATGAGGTTCACAGAGTGGCTGAGGATCGACGAGCTGACAAGCATGTCGCAGATAGACAGTTCTGGGGTGGAGCTCGAGAGGACATCTTCCTCCAGTTTCAACTACGCGACGGCAAAGAGTCAGTGCGAGGAGCAGGTCGACCCTAGGACTATCGACTACGAAAGCCACGGGGCTCACTACGAGGACGCCAAGGACGACCCGGACTTCTCCGGCGTCGACGTCGAAGCCTGGGAGGAGGAAAACCCGGAGCCGGAGTCCGAGTCCTACGAGAGCGAGGATGACTGGAGAGACGCACATTCGGACTGGAAGGACGAGAGGAAGCGAGTGGATTTCTGGTACAAGAAAGAGGTCGAGATCTGGGAGCAGGAGATGGAGGAGAGGAGTCGAGAAGCCGTGAAGTCCGAGGTGGAAAGATGCGTGTCGGATAAAAAAGAGGCGTGGGTCAGCAGCGCGACCGCTTACGGGCACACTTTCGAGTACGGCGGCGAAGAGTACCATGTTTCCTTCGAAAGGGAAGAACGGGAAATAGAGGGCAAGGAATACGACGGCATATGGGGCGTCTCGTTCTCGAAGGGGGGCGGATACGGTCTGACCGGGTCCAGCGGGTCCGGCGGCACCGCCGTATACGGTAAGGTGTTGGCTGCGGTGAAGAAGCTGCTGGAGACCGAGAAGGTGGAGGGTCTGGAATTCACCGGGGCTCACGCCTACATGGACATCATGTACGACAGGTTCATGAGGACGTTCGGCGGTTTCACGCCTGTCGGCGACAACATATACATGAGGGACGAGATGGTCGACAGGGACAGTAGACTCCTGGTCAAGTCGGGCAAGGCGACTTTTGAACAGGAGAAGAACATCGAGAGGATCAAGTCGGTCAAGATATTGATGCGCAAGGCTATGTCAATGAAGCCCCAGATTGTCGGAAAGGTGGTCGGATACTCCAGCAACTTGGGGGTTTTGCCGGCGGTGGTGACCAACGTGGGCGTCGATGGAGTGAACATTCTGGTGTGCGACGACAAAAGGAAGATCGTCTTCGAGTTGCTTATCGATCTGCGCAATCTGTTGAGTCGTCTGGTCGACCCCAAGACGATACCGCACGGGCTGGTCGAGGGCATGGTGGGGTTCTACAACCTTCCCGAGATAGAAGACCCCAACCAGAAGGAATGGCATTCGTACCTGAAAACGCTGCTGCACTCGCGCGGCATAACCAGGCTCGACGGCTCGACCACCGACGCCTTCGTGCCCAAAGACGCTGGCGCGGAGACATCCGCAACTTTTTGATACCAGTAATCTTAAAATTATAATAGAGAGACACATGAAACTTAGCATTTTTACAACCGCAAGTAATTTCCTCGAAAGGCAAGACCCATATAGAGAAGCTCTCAGCAGCTATGTTGACCTAGCCGATGAAGTTGTTGTAATGTGGGGATGTAAACCACTTGACGAAGATACATATAATGGAAAGGTGGTTCATCTCCACCATGAGTGGCCTTGGGATTTCAACTGGCCATTCATAGGGCAACAGTTCAACCGAGCTTGGCAAGCATGTACTGGCGATTGGGTTATTCATGCCGACCTCGATTTCATATTCCATGAGAATACAATGGATCAATTGCGTTGCTTTATAGAAAAAAACAAAAACGAGCTATCCATAACGTTCCATAAGCTTCAGTTCCTGTTGGTTGACAGGTGTAGACAAAAGTCTAAAATGGTACTCGCTGTAAACAGAGAAAAATATGGAGGGGAAATCAAATTCGACAGCGGGGGGGATTTGTGCCAGCCAAGCTATATGGGGAAAACAATTGAAAAATCATTGAAATCAAACATATCTTTTTATAATTATGATTATTGCTTCAAGACAAAAGATGTTGCGTCCAGAGAACTGCATAGGATGGCAAAAGCTTGCAACATGTTTTGGCCAGACAAGAATTGGGGATACGAGAGCGAAGAAGCAGCTCTTAAAGTTTTTATGAGACAACAGCTTGGTAGATTATCACACCCACATATTCATCTTCCCATTGACAAACACCCAAAATACATGAGAAAAATAATTGAAAATATAACCCCAGAACGGTTTGGATATAACATGTGGGGATCAACTGAAAAAATTGCATATCGTGGCGGTAACGATAAGATCGCTTAGTATTTTCAGTAGGATTATAGCATTTGAGAAAGCTTTAAAGAATCCGGTATCGCACTCTATTCGACCACCGACGCCTTCGTTCCCAAAGACGCTGGCGAGAACACATAGGCGAATTGAAGAAGCATATGAAAATTCAGTGAATATAACTCTATGAAAACACAACAAAAATTGAGAGAAATATGTTCACGTACATCAAAGAGCTTGCCATAATACCACAAGGTCCATGCGAGAAGCTTGCCGTCGTCGTCACGTACAACCGCAAGGAATTCGTGTCCAAATGGCTGAGAGCCTGGAACAACGCGGAGCATTATGGCGTCAAGCTGGCTGTGATCCACACGTTCGAAGGCGACAAGCCGCAACAGGACGAGATGGAAAACATCCTTCAATACAAGCCGACGTATTACATCCCAGCCCACAACAGCATATTAAGAGATTTCGGACCGCTCGTGATGGTTCTGAGGAATCTCACGGATCTTCCGAACTGGGAACACCTTTTCTGGTTTGCCGACGATATGTTGCCGATGAGGAGGACGTTCCTCCGTCCTTTCGTCGAGAAGATTGCGAAGCCAGATGTCGGTCTCGTAGCCCAATGCTACGAACCAAAACAAGGTACTTATCCGTCACACGTGAGAACCTTAGCCTATGCCACGAAAAGAGAAATAACCGACAAGCTCGAGCTGCCAGATCCAGAAACACACAAGGAAAATTGCGGATTTGCATTCGAGTGGCACGAAGGAAGCAACATACTTGAGCAAGTGATAAAATTGGGATACAGATTCGAATTAGCCCATGGAGCCAACATAGATTCTTCTGATTATCAGCATTGGACTTCGTTCCTCGATTGGATGTGGGATTGCCATTGGCTTGGCTCTTGGAAAGAATATTGGGATGTTTACGAAGAACAATTCAAGCCAATTCAAAGCTTGGAAAACGTGTCTGGCAAGATTGAGACCCTACTTTCCATCGGCGAATGCGAAAAGAGAACTTCAAGCCGAAGAAAGGTATCGTTTTTGATCGAATCATCTTATCTGTCATCCTCGTGTGATTTTGAAACTTGCGTCGCTTCTGTCTTGAAAAATTTCCCAAACGAATATCTGGGGGAAATAATCATCGGAATTCACGGGAATGATGACGATGTGTTGAACCGAAAACAGGAAATCGCACAAGAAATCAAAAAAAATTGCTCAACCACACCGATCTCTTTCATTCGGACGTCCAACAGAACGAAATCATCGATAATAAAAGACCAACTTGCGTTGATGTGCAAAAGCGAATCTTACGCGTTCCTAGATGACACGGTGAAAATCGCAGAGGGAGACTGGGGAAAGCATATGGATGATTTCTTCTCAAATGACAATTTGGCGATTGTCTGTTGGCGAAGGAGTAAAGCCACGGAACTCACGTGCGAAAACGAAAAAATGCAAATGCCTTCCATCTCCGATAGGTTCATGATGTGCAAAAAACACATATTGAAGGAAATAAACGCGAGTTGGGAAGGTTACGAAATCGAATTCAAATTCGGAATAAGCAATTTTGTCAGCTACAGAAAATTCATACAGTGGCATGAAAAAAACAAAAACATAATTGACAAGTTGCCAGAGGAAAACAAGTATTTCGAGAAGATCCAATTGAAAAGCGGCTCGTTCGTAATTGATAAAATAATAAACAACAATTACGCGATCGGCAAAATTGACGAAGAAATGGTCGTCGAGATCAACCCTTCGTCTGGCAGGACGATATTGCTGTGAGAAAAATTGTTTTTCGCTTACAATGCTTCGACCTCCCGCTGGGGTACTTGCCCCAATCATATAATGAGACGAACTGCTAACGAACTACTAATTTTTTTTAAATTAGTAGTTCGTCATGATTCATGGGGAAACATAGTGGATTTGGAAAAAACATACCAAGAAAAGTTCGGCAAAGAGACCGGCGTAAGGTCGCTGGGATGGGGCAGCGAACACACCCAGAAAGTAAGGTTCAGGGTATTGATGGAGATATCCGGGTTGGAAATTACGGATAGCGTCCTGGATGTCGGTTGCGGTCACGGCGACTTGAGCCATCATTTCGACGATTACCTTGGAATCGACTTGAGGAATTCCGCCATCATTACCGCTAGACAAAAATATGAAGACAAATGGAAGGGCTTGTTTCAAAGTAATTTCCTGAATCAATCGGTGTTCGAAACCGAGGGGGAATTCGACTGGTGTTTCGCGTCTGGGGCTTTCGCGTTGAAGGACAATTGGGAGGAGACGACGCGGAAGACGGTCGAGAGGATGTTCTCGCTCTGCAAGAAGGGAATGGCGTTCAACTTGCTTTCCGATTCTTGCGAGAACAAAGATGTCGACATGAGGCACTGCACGGCGGGCGACGTGTCACTTCTGATGCGATCGGTAACTGGGAAATATGTGATAAGGGACGATTACTTGCCGAATGATTTAACTGTTTACGCCTACAAAAGTTAGCATTTTTGATTTTTTACAACTGCTTTACACATAGCGACAAATTCATTAAGTTGCATTTCCCCTTTTGCTCTATTGACACACCACATAACTAATTGCACATTAAAAATTTCATATCCAATACTAGAATCTATTCTATCTATAGAAGCATTTGTTTGTATTCTTCCGTTTCCTCTGCTGTGCGTCATAGGCAATCCAGTCAAAGCACACAAACCTTTTTGTTTATCCCATAGTTCTTTCTTTTGTTCAAATGTAAGTTCGTATTGAATATCAAATTTTCTTTGATATCTGCAATTTTTTCTCCATCTTCCCATATCATTTAAAAAACCATCAATAGTAGAACATCTTGTATATTTGCTTTGTTTTCTGCATTCTTTGCACCACGAATCGAAACCATTATTTTTTTTAGAATTTAAAGGGAAGCATTTAGAATCTTTAAGATTTTTGCAATGACTGCATTTTAATTGTGTTAGCATCTACATTTCCAAACCCTTAAAGCTGCTCTTTGTTTGCTTTTGGGATCATTTCTGCTTTTGGCTGTTCCTGCTTTACACATTCTGGCACAGAATGATTTTCTTCTTGCCTTTGTTTTATCGGACATTTTATGAACGCCACCTTTTTTTTCGGCTTCACGCTTAGTTTCAATACCCGCACGAATGCCTAATTTTTTGGCATAAGATGGTTTAAGCCCACCTTCTGGATGGTTCTTTTTTTTATCAAAGTTTTTAAATGGTTTTTTGCTTTCATTCAACATTTCTGGATCACGATTGTTTAGCCATTCTTTAAAGTTTTGCATATCAATATATATAAACAAGCTATAATAAATTTATGATTAGACACGCAAAACCAGAAGATTTTGATTACCATGGTTTGAATGCGGTTTATATGGTGAAATAATGAAAAAGTCTTGAATGCTAATAGACATTCAAGACTTTTGATAATTGACTAAGAAAGTTTTTTCAGTTCTTCAGTAGCCTTTTCAAGCAAGGCTTGTTTCTTGAAGCTGAGTTTTGTGATAGATCCGTCTTCATTTTTGCCAGATACCCTGTAAGTGACATTGATATCGTCTAAAAGAACATCAAATTGATCAACCTTGCTGGTTGGTACATCTAGTGTAAACATTGTTTTCTCCTTGAATTAAGAATTTAAAATAGATCTCAGAAGGTGATTCCAGCCGCCATCTTCGTCACCAACAGGCTGTGCGTTATACCAATCCCAACCAAGAACATAAACAAAGCCATCACCATATGGCATCTTGGCTACAACTGTTTGATTAGATCCATCGCCAGTATAGATGCTTACAGAATTAACTGGAAGGGTAGTTGTGTCAAGTGAATCAGTAGCACTCAAATCAGGAAGGTCAGAACTTTCATCTGGGAAAAGAATGGCTCCAGCCTCAGTAATATCAATAGGCTCAGACACTCCATTTGTTTCAAGCTCCCACCCGAATAGCTCATTCAAGACATTTAATACATCGCCACTATCTGGTTCAAACATGATGAGAGTTCCGCCACCATCGACAAAATCGGTGATTGCATTTCTAGCATCAGAGGTCAATGATGGAAGAAGATCGCCTTCATCTAGTTCTGGAATAATGAGCTTATCCATGTTGTCAAGAGATGAAAATGTTCTGCCATCAATGTCTGTGAATTTTTTGTAGACAATTCCAGATTCATCAAACATGGCAATCAAATTGTTTGCTTCATCGGAAGTACTGGTTCCCCCTTCATTGTAGTCAACAAAGTTGTTATTGACGAATATGTAGTTATCACCAATGGTCTTGGTAATTCCTGCATAGTCTTTTACTCTCTCAATAGTTTCGTTGAACTGTCCTCCATCGTCAATGCGACCAACTATTTTTCTATTACCACAAAATTCAACCATTACACCAGTCAACTTTCTCTGAAGAGAGTTGCCGTTTTGAACGCTAGTGTCCAAGCTTCCTTCAGTTCCTAAGTTCACCAAATTTGGACTTAAATCTACATTAAAATCTGCCATGACAACTCCTTAGTTTTTTTTTATAAATTTTTTGTCGTCTTCATATATATTAATTTTTAAAAATTTTTGTGGACAAAAGTAGGGTTTTCTGACCACATTACTATGATGAATTCATGATAAGACACGCAAAACCAGAAGATTTCGATTTCATCGACCAGATCGGAACAAGCAGCTATCCCGCCGACCACTACGAGGGAAGCGAATCCTTTCGATCCAAGATACTGGGATACCCGGAAGGGTGTTTCGTGTGCGAGATCGACAAGGAAGTGGTGGGTTACGTCATTTCTTTCCCCTACACCTTGTGGGAATATTTCCCCATAAACGAGAATTACAGGAAGGTCGAAGATCCAGACTGCCACTACATCCACGATCTTTGCGTTGAGAAGATGCATCGCGGGAAGGGTCACGGGATTGCTTTGGCTGATGCGGTCTTGAGAATAAAGTCGAATCCGAAGGTTCTGGTGTCCAGTCTCGTATCCGAGGGTTTCTGGAAGAAATTCGGTTTCCAAAGCCAGAAGACCGTAGACCATCACGGCTCGGATTCCGTGTACATGGTCAAGACCTAAACGGACCCGTGTCTTCAGGTTTTGACCATTCAACGATGAGCCACATCTAATTGAAAAGCGTGTTCTCATATGATTTGAAATCTTCATCGAAATCACTGTAGTTCACAAGTATTTCTTCATCGGGCAATATATCTCTGGCTGCTACCATTTTATCTGTGTCCAAATCGACCGAATTGGGTGTGTTGCTATGATTTTGAAAAATCGAATGATCACAAGACGAGTAGTAGTAGTCATCATGCCTGTAAAAGTGTTTGTCGACAAATTCTTTTTGTACGCCATTTAAATCAAGCAGTTTGTCCTTATGGACTTTCAAATCAAATCCTTCCTTGAACTGCCAAATAACAGTTCCTTTTTCAACAAGGTTTTTCGAAAAAACACCAATCCCTCGATCTTCTGTTTTTTTCAAGTAGGTTTCGATACAAAACATAACACGTCTATCTCCAAACAAAGGATGTCCAGGTTTGAAACTAGGTATTTTCTACGATTCATAATTAAATTTTGTGGCTTCGGATGCCGACCACCTGTCTTGGTTTTCACATATCCACGTTTTGGTTGAAAATTTAAAATATGGGACTTTCAAATCGGTCGACGGTGTTTGCGACTGGTGTTTCCACAATATCCTGTTGTTGGGTTGAGCCGCGAATTGACCGTTGTCCAATTTGATTATGTTAAATGACTTGTGTTCGTTCGGCGTTTCTGACCAAGACACGTCAACTTCATCCGGGTTTGAGGAACACGAATCTATGGTGAACATGTAGTATCCCGGCGCTCTGGACTTGTCTTTCATCAACACCTCGCATCGGGCGTTTCTCAATCGTTGTTTTTTGATGACAGATATATTATAAGAAAAACAGTCCCACAGCTGCAGCCAATCCAGAGGGTATGTCTTTTCGGGAATATCTGTTTTCCAAACAAAGGCGTGAATTGGCAGTTTGTCGAACAAAGCGCCATAGTCGTGCATGAATGATTCGAAATACAAAGCCTGATTCGGAATTGATTTTGTGGTTATCCAATGGGCAGACTCATATTCTCCCTTGCCAAGAAGTTCATTGTTTTTGTCTTTTTGGAAATCGTACAAGAACTCTTTTCTCACGAAAACCTCTATCGGCGGAATATTGGCTAACAAGTAACTCATGTTCATCCTTCTAAATGTTAATGTCAATCAGTTAGTCCATATCTGCATTGTCACTGTCATCTATAATTTGGCGACCACTTTCCAGGCGCCGCTTGACCGTATCCTGCCGGCAGCGGAGGCGGCGTATCCATTTGACCATTGGCTTGTTGTTGCTGTTGTTGCTGTTGTTGCTGTGGTTGCTGTGGTTGCTGTGGTTGTTGCTGTTCTTTTAATTTGTCGAAAATTTCCTTCCTTAATTTTCCTATACCACCCTTAATAGAGCCTGCGTTGGCTGGCAGAATTGTGATGAGTTTTCCCAGAAACTCATTGACGGGATTCAATTCGTTGGCGTCATGTTTTCCTTGTAATTCGAACGCGCCCGCTGCTTGGGCGAGTACCTCTTTCAATTTGTCGTGGAAATACATTTTTGCATCCATTGCGTCTTCGCCGTATCCCTCGTTGACTTTCAAACCGATTTGACCGGTGACGCTCTCCATCCACTCCTCGTCAGACAATTTCCTCTTCTGGTTGCTGTAGTACATATTGATTCCTTATGGTTGTTGTCGGAAGTTTAATCTGGCAATTCTATTACCGTGCTGGCGCTGCTGGCGCTTGCGCAGCCTGCGGTTGTCCTTGCGCAGGCGCTGCTGGTGCTGGCGCGCCCGGAACTGGGGCTTTGGCTTGTGCTGCCCCTGGAGTTTGCGGTTGTGCTTGCGCTTGCGCGGGTGGTTTCGCGACGGCAGCTTGTGCTTTTGCAGCAGCTTGCATTTCACCTTGCAAAGCTGGAATTGATTTCCCAAGAGTTCCCAGGCTATCTTGTAAAGCTTTAACCTCATTGGTATCAACAGGCATCGCGTTTTTGTTCTTTAAAAACATAGCGTTTATCGCGTTGATGGCTCCGAGAAATTCCGTTGTCGTTTTGCTGGGCACGGCGGCAGCCTGCTCCACAATTGGCTTCGTGTCGCCGATCATTTGGCTCATGACGCTCTCCATCCACTCCTCGTCGGACAATTTTCTCTTCTGGTTGCTGTAGTACACGTTAACTCCTTATGGTTCTTGTAGGAAGGTTCATCTTGAATGTCTGGTTTTCTGGCGGCTTGTCGGAGGCTGTCCAGTGCGGCAGACCCTCCTTCTGCTTGAAGGTGCTGAGCCCGTGGTAGTCGTCCGCGTACTCGAGCCTCTTGGATGCTATGTAATCGTCCCTCTGCTGCTGGGACCACCTGGAGCCGGACATCTTCTCCGCCCCCTTGATCTCCTTCTCTATCCTTGAGTTCATGTCCTTGAGAGCCTTGTCCTTGAACGCCTTCCTGGATAATTCTAGCGGGGACAGACCTTCCGGGTTGTGGGGCAGGTGCGGCAGGGAAAGGCTGTCCGGCTCCTTCGCCAGGGAGTAGATCATGTTGGACCTCTTCCTCTGCGCGTCTGGACCGGTGAAGCTGATGACCCCGTCTTTCATCCTCTGGGCTCTGTCCAGCAGTTCCCTCTTCTCCTCTCCTTCTGGCATCGAGTTCGCCTTGTCGATGATCTTGTTGGCGGCTTCCTCGTTTTTGTCGATCGATTTCCTGTGGTTCCGCAGCCTCTGGTCCATAGCCTTGGTAGCCGACCTCATCCACGGCTGGTTCTCGGGCTCGTCCCTCAGGTGAGGGTCGTCCGGCTGCACCACGAAGACCTGCTTGCCCGGTATTGGTCGCACGAACTTGGCGTCGCCCTTCGCAGCCAGACCGACGATGACCCCGTCGCCCCCGTCCTTGTTCATGTCGTCGATGAAGCGGAGGTCATGCGTGTCGCCGCTGACGATCTTGTATGTCTTGCCGTTCTCGCCCCGCCAAACCTTGGGTATCTTGTAGGGACCGCTCTCCCTGGCGTCCTCCCTGCCCCTCGGGTTCGGCGAGAAAGGAGTCTTCTTCCCGCGGCTCTTCTCCGCTTTCTCAGCCTTCTCGGGGTCGTAGTTCTTCTCGGCGAAGGCGAAGACCATTGCCACGTTGCCGCCGGCGTCCAGGAGCTTCTCCATGTCCTCCTGCTTGGTGTTCTCCGAGTAGCTGAAGGTGAGGTGGTAGTTGGGCGGCATCTTGCCATTGGCGTGCGCCATAGCCCTCGGCAGGAGTTTTGTGTAGTCGTAGAATTGGGTTTCGGGGAAGTGGCAGAATATGCTTTTCTTCCTCTCTTCCTTGGGGCAGTTGGTCGGTCTCTCGGATTCCGGCGGCGGGTTCTCCCTGTCGAACTCGAACTTGTAGCGTTCGCTCTCCCAAGGTATGTCCGAAGTGCCGTTGAGACGCATCCCGAAGTTGAGGTTGAACTTGTGGGCTTCCGACTGGTGTTTCTCTATTTCCTTGGCTAGCTTCTTCATGGCGTCGTTCTTGCTGTAGGCGAACATGAACGTTCGCTTCGCCCTGCCGGCGGTCTTGACCCCCATGAACGCCGGGTTCCCCGCGACGTCGAGGCAAGCCGCGGCGCATTGGGCTGTATGCCCCGAGCAGGTGTTGCATCCGGAGAATCCAGCCGGGAGAAGGTGCATGACCGCGTTCTTCATGGGTCTCATCTCGCCGGTGTGAGGGTTCGGGACGCTCCCGTTGTATCCCTTCTGCGTCTTGGGGTTGTTGTCGCCTGGAGAGACGAGGTTTATGCCCTTGTGGGGGTTCTCTATCCTGCCGTGCTTGTCGACCTTCGGTCTGAACAGTTTCTTTATCTTCTCCCTATGGTGGTCCCACTGCCTGCTGGAGAAGTTCGCAACCTTCTGTTCCTTCTTGGCTTCGCTGATGGCGAACTCGACCAGCCGTAGCGGAGTGTCGCTCGCCAGAAGTCCGCCGATGTGGGAGTTGAAGTCCATGTAGTAATCCTGGTCTCCCATGGATTCCAGCAAATCCTCGACCCAATCCTGCACTATAAATTCTTTGAAGTTCATGCCATATATATCTTTGAGCGTTATGGAATAGCGCGGAAAATGAAGTCTTTGATGTTTTTTCACCAGCAAAAGGAGTTGTTATGAAAATCTCAGCGATAACCGTTTTTGTCGGCGATCCGTATCTGGCTCTCACCTTCTACAAGAGCTACAAGAAGTTTTGGGAAAACGAGGTGGACGAGTTGATCCTGGGCATATCGTCGTCGAGGGATGACATGCTGGAATTCATTTCCGAATTATGGTCAAAAGAGAAAAACGTAACGATAGTCAAAGTGAAAAACGACCATGGGTACGGTTCTCCGGACCATGGTAAACTATTGGACATGTTGGTCCCGAAAGCCAAGCATAATGTCGTGATGACGATAGACAGCGACTTTTTCATCCTGAAAAGTGGCGTGATCGAAGGGTACAAAAAACATATGCTAAGGCATGACGTCATTGGTTCGACAGCAGGGAGGATGGAAGGCAGCGAATCCCTGAAGAAAGTTTTTCACACCCACATCAAGAGGAAAATAGGGAGGATATGCCCTTGGCTTTCTTTTTTGAGAATGAACATGTTGAAGGATTTGGGTTTCCCGACATTCAAGTCGGTTTTCGCAAGTTGCGATGGAAAAAAATTCGTCATATCTCCCGATTCAAGAGATGACAAGGCGAATACGGAGAAAAACGAGTTGTGGCTGGAGACCATGGGGTTCCTCACATACAAGTTATTCACCGGAAGAGAGAAAACATCATTTCTGGAAATTCCGTCAACATCCAATTCTTACTTTCATATGGTTGGAGTTTCGATGGGCGTCAGGAAATACATGAAGGATTTGAAGACCGGATTAATATTCGACAGGAATGACGTTGGCGGCTTCAAGCCTTGCAGGCATATTCCGAAGATATACTACAACTACAAAAACAACCGCAATGACTATCACAACGAAGACTATCACGCGTCGCTCATGGAGTTGATAGAAAGGAGCAAAACCACGGAAAGCGAACTTTTGAAGGACAAATCGTTGTCGGCGCTTGATTGCTTGTTCTCCTAGGGATATAGTCTGACGAAAAAGGCGACTGGGATTACCAGTCGCCTTTCTGGAAAAATTCATCCGACCGCTATTTCTCAATAGTCAGTTCCGATCTGGTCGCCGGCGTCCGCCGTGACCAACGCCTTGAGCGTCACGACTCCGACTTTGTCAGAGATGAAAGCCACGTGCCCGTCGCCGAACACCGCGCCGACCACGCCGGTGTGGAACGAGAACGGCTCGTCGTTCGGACCGCAGTTGTTGATCGACCAAGGGCAAGTGGTGGTTCCGCCAGTCGGGTAGGAATTCTGGTTGATCCACTTCGAAATGACCACAGAGGTCGCAGCTCCGCTATTTGGCGCGCCCGCGTCGTCGAAAGCGGGACCGGAAACGCCATTGCCGCCGTCTGGCTCTGCCCAGCGAGCGATATTGCGTGACCCGTATTTGGTTGATACTTCAGTGCCCCAGCCGGCGTTGCCGCGACCCACGTCTTCAAACAACCCAATGGTGTTGGAGCCTCCATCGGTGATCCCGGTGATTCTTCTGCCGTTCTTCAATTTGGGAACTGCATTCCCTGCATCAGAAATGGTGGAAGCTTTTTGTCCTGCCGGGAACGTTCCAGTCACGGTGAGCATGCCAGCCTTCTTGTAAACAAGGCTTGTGCTGGCACGGGCTCCGGTAGTTGGGTCGATATCCGAATAAGCAATTGGCATGTAATCGGTTGTTCCGTAACCTCCAGCGTCAACACCAGACGCCAAAGCGGTTGGGTTGCCCGGGCAAACCAAGGATTTGATCACGGTTTTATAAGCCGCCTGATTGGCGTCGGCAGAATAATGCTGCACATTGTTATTCACCTGTTTGGCTGCGGCTTCTTGTTCGAGAAAAGGAAGAACGGCGGTAAAGAAGGAAATGCCATCAAAGACAGTTCCTCCTGGCGCCGTTGCCGTGCCAGGGGACATCCCTTCGCCCGACGTGGGAAGGCAGTTGTAGGTGGATTCGAAATTCATCATGGCCATGCCAAGTTGTTTCAGGTTGTTGCCGCAGCTGATCCTGGCTGCTGCCTCTCGCACCTTCTGCACCGCGGGCAGCAGTAGCCCGATGAGGATCGCGATGATAGCTATGACGACCAAGAGTTCGATGAGGGTGAAGGCTTTCTTCCCCTTTTCCGCGCAATTAAAACGTTTCAGCATAAAAAGTCTCCCGGAAAAATATTTCTCGTAAATGATGAATGTATTTAATTGTCGGGATAGCGGTATTGGGGCAAAGATATGATGTGCAAACCGCGAAGAAACAGTTAAGGTGAAAACCGCTTGTTTTACAGCCTTTTCGACGCGTCAAATGACTTCTTAACAAAAAGCACATCGATCATTCACGGTTTATTCGTCGCGATAACCGCGAAAATCGACGGTTCGACCGGTGAATTGCCCGAGATTGATGGTAATATGTTGTCTGGGAACCAACCTTCCATGAGGAAAATGGCGTATGAGAGAGAGCCAACACGTGCCGTCTATAACCACCCCGCCGTTCAGCGGCTTCGCCGTCAGGAAGAAGGACGATTCCTTGTCCTTCGTGGACGGTAGGAACTACGAGTCGAGGAACGAGCACACGAAGAGGATCATCTCGGAGGCTGTCGGGATACACGGGGTGCCGGATTTCGACTGGGTTCTGGTCAACACCGACGACATGGACCTCTACAAGACGTTTTTCGGACACAGGGTGCTGTGCTTCTCGACTGCTGACGAGGACTACAGCCAGGCTGTGCCGGACTACACGTTCAGCGGGTGGCCGGAGGTCGGGATAAACGACTACGGCGAGACGTGCAACATAATAGAGGCTTACGGCAACGGGGTCCACGAGACGGACGCCCTTGGCTGGCGTGGAGCCCTAACCCACATCAACAGGCGGCTCCTGGTGCAGTTCCACGACGGGATTGACTTCGACACGCTTTACATAAACTGGGATTACGCCAAAGGCATACCTGACAACCGTGTGTGCCCGAACTTCGTCAGCCTGACGGACCACCCGAGGAGGTGGAGGTTCCTCATGGATGTCGAGGCTTACGGTTGGAGCGGAAGGCTGAAGTTCCTGTTCTTTTCGAACAGGGTCGTCTTCCTGCACGACAGACCGTACAGGGAATGGTATTTCCCTCTTTTGAAGCCTTGGGTCCACTACGTGCCCGTGAAGAGGGACATGTCGGACCTCAGGGATAACCTGGCGAGGGTCAAGGGCGATAGGGGTCTCGAGGAAAGCATAAGGGCTAACGCGATGGATTTCGCGAAGAAGCACCTCACCAGGGGGAAAGCCTACGAGCGATGGGCTGAAGTCCTGACCGGATTGTCGAAGTGATCAAATTACACGGCTATGCGGCGGCTTTTTCGACCCCAACAGTCCGACCCAATAAGACAGGGTTGTCTTTTGGAATTCGAACGACTTCCATTTTTCGACGAAGAAAGCCAGCTTTCTTTCCAAGTCTCCTGTTTTCAACGAGCCGAATTCCGCCCAGTCTTCTATTTCCCAAACCGGCAATCCGTCATACACCTCGTTGATTTCAAGTTTTTGGATTATCGGTATTCTCCCCAACGCCAAAACCTCCCAAGCCCTGTGCGTGTCGTAACCCTGACCCGGGGGGCACATCACGAACGCGAAGTCGTTTGTCGATTTCCAGAAGGAAATCCTCTGCATCTTTCCGGTCCGGCGGATGAAGTCGCAATCCTTTGTCGCCTCGTGAATCGGGAGCCTCATCGCTTTTCTGCGAGGTGGTCTATCCATAGCGAGGTGGAAATTCGATATCGCGATCGGAAGGCACTCGCCCAAAGGCTTGAGGCTTGCAGATGTCGCCACCAGTTCTCTGTCTTGGTCTCTCGAGGAGGTTCCGGGATTGCCCCAATCATGGCGGTTATCCCTGCACAGGCGCAAGGTGTGATAGTCGACTCCTATCGGAATCGGAACGCACTTGGGGTGGAATCTCCTGGCGTTGGTCGAGAAAACCACAAGCGTGTTTTCGTTTTCGAGAAGCAGGCTCAGGCATTCGCCGTCGTGGTCATCCGGCATGATGTGGTCGTCGCCGTTCATGACGACGGAGACCGGGCTCTTGTATGAACTTATGATTCTCGAGAAAGATTTCAATTCACGGTGTGAGACGTGGACGGTGTCTCCGTAATTGGAGTTGATGTCCCATGTGTTCCTCGAGTAATGGTTGCCATCATATATCGGGGGCTGGTCGCATGACATGGCGATTCCACACGTGCTTACGATGCGACATGACTTATCGTATTTTTCCTTCATGGTTTATGCCATCTAAACGGCGTCGCCCTCACTCTTCTCCTCGTCGAGGAAGGAGAAGTGAAATATGACGAACATGAGACCGTACGCTCCGGCTAAGTAGGAACATTTGTAGGAGCCGAACAGGAGCATCTCGGCGGCGCTGGCGAAGTTCACCAGCGGGAAAGTGACGAACATGAAGCAGGAGAAGAAGTGCAGGAATATGTCGGTCTGGCTTCTGCCGGCGAGGTCGTGCTTGTGCCTGAAAACCCCGAGCGTCAGCGGCAGAGAGTAAATACCGAGCATGATGCTGAAACAGGCTATGAAGTAGTTCATTTTCGATTTCCTTTCGAGATGTTCCGATTTAACCAGATTTCCCTTTCGTCTTCAATGGGTTTTTTTGTTTTTCATTTGGATTTCCCATAGATAACATATGGAGGAACAGTATGATTTCATTTTACGACATGTGCCTGAGGATGCTGGAAGAGGGCGCTCTTGAAAGGTACGCGGCTGCGCCGCCGGAGCATCTCGAGCAGGACGAGGAAGGCACTTACATGCTCAATTTCAGCATGCCGGCGCCAAGCGAGGAAGCGCGGAAATACGAATACAAGGTCAAGATGAGGATGCTCTCGGTGGACGAGCTGATAAAGATGCTGAGCGGCTTCACGAGGCAGAAGGTGGACTACATGGTCCTGAAGAAGATAGAGAGACCATATATCCCAATGGGCATAAAGATATACGAGGTTTCGCTTTCGGTGAACGGGTCGCTGAGACCGAAGGACAGCACCAACCCGTTCGCGGTGTACACCCGCCTGTTCGGAGCCCTCAAGTCGCTCGTGGACATGGAAAGCCCGCAAGGCATAACGTTCCTCGGGTCCACGGACAGCCTCCAGAAGATGTACGACGTCTTCTACAGGGACATAATGAAGCCGCTCGGCTACACGAAGGTCTACAACGTGTACATGAAATCCGATCTTGTGGAAAGGATCTCCTCGCTGATGCCAGAGTTCGCCGGTCTCGCCCAGAAAAGGAACGAGAAGGACGACAGGTCGGTCGAGAGGATCAAGTACGCCAAGAGGGGGTTGCCGCTGCCTCCGCACCTAAGCGGCGAGGAAGAATGGGACGACGGTGAAGTCGAGAAGGCTTAATCATTTGGAGATACATGGAAAACAAAACATTCAGGGATTATCTGTCTGTGGTCTTGAGTTCCGAGTCGTCGCTCGGCGACATACTGAAGCCCGTGGTCCAGAGCGACAAGCACCACGCCGAGGGCGACGTGTTCACGCACACTAGGATGGTTCGAAGCAGGCTTCCGATGGCGATAGAGTTCATCAGGCGCGAGGCTTCCAAGCCTGGATCTATATTCTCGAACTTAGGAACGAGTTACGACAAGAGGGAGATGAAGATACTGAAGCTGGCTGCCTGGTTCCACGACATCGGCAAGGCTACCGCCACGAAGGTCGACGGGGGAAGGATAACCGCCCACGGGCACGAGAACCCCGGTCACTACATGCCGCAGATATCGAAGCTCAGCGGCGGATTGAAAGACATATACGACTCATTGCCCCGGGAGGACAGGGAGGTGCTTTTTTTCGTCATAGACAACCACATGTCGCTGCAGCAGGACGGAGGATTCCCAAGGAAGCTCTGGGGCTCGATATTCGACGGGGAAGGCAAGATAAGGGACGAGATCAAGCCTAAGCTGCTGGTCACCTTGATAATCATGGACAGGACGGGCAGGATAAGGGGAGAGGACTTCATGCCACACGTGAGGACTTTCAGGCAGAAGCAAGACCTTTCGAAGGTTCACGCCGACAAGGAGTTCACGGACATGATGGACCCGCTGCACAAGTCGAGGGACAAGCACCTGACCAGATTAGGGAACATAGAGAGGAACAGCTGATTCGTTTCATTCTTCATGGTCCTCGGGTTTCCCGAGTTCTGGGGGGAAGGGCGGAGGTGTCATGGTCTGACCTAGGTTCGGAAGGGTTTTCAGCGACGATGTCTCTTTGGCTAGGTCAACGATGCCGTACAGGTCGCGCCTGTCGAAGTGGGATCCGTCCGTCAGGGAACTGTAGTTTTCTATGCCGATGAATTTCCGTGTTAGTTTCGGCATCGCAGAAGATCTTTCCTCCACCAAGACCACGATGTTGAGATCGATGCCGACCTTCTCGACCATGGCTGGGACTCCGTCGAACGAAACTATCTTTCCTATCCAGCTGGACCTGACGTTTCTCAGCAGTATCTTCCACCACTTGACGGCTTTAAGGTATCTGTTGTTTTTCTCGACGTGAGCCGCGGATTTCGATGCCATTTCCGGGAATTCGGCTTGGAGGCTCGATATGAGCGAGTCCTTCAGAAATATGTCTGGCTTGGCGTGCACCCTGGAATAGCCTTTTGTCTCGAGGAACCTCGACACCATCTTGTCGTAAAGCGGAGCCATGAGCATGCTCCACGGGACATATCTCACGCCGACTATGCTGTTGTTCGTCTCGAAAGCCTTCGCGACGGTCGAAATCATGTTCCCGTACACCTCGGTGGCTTCGGAGCCAGATTCCCCGGTTATCTCATAGCCATCAACGTTCTCGAGGCTAACATCCGCCAGCGGGACAATTTTACTCTTGTTTATGCCGAGCTTTAGGTTCGAGAGGTCGTAAGCGTACAATGTCACGGAAGCCTTGAATTCTTTGCCGCCGACGCTGAAGTCGTGCTCCAGCGTCCTTCCATTCCAAGTCGACGTCACCTTGCTGGCGTCCACGGTCATCTCGACCTGCATTGGCGGCTTGCGAGACAGACACATCTGTTCCATCAAGCTCTCCATCCAATCCTGCTCCGATATGGGTATCTGATTTTTGTAGAATGACACTTTGGTCTCCTCCAGTTACTTTCCTTCCGAAATCATGTCGAACATTTCCCTGTCCCTGGCGCCGAGGAATCCCATGAACCCATTGTGTTCCCTTCTTATGCTTCCTCCCGAACCTATTTTAACCACTTGCGTAGGGTTGAATTCAGGTTTTTTTTGCGGAACAGCCGCTTTTACCTGCGCGATGACTGTCTTGCAATCTTCCTCCCCGGTGGAATCGCATGGGATTTCATCTAGGAATCTGGTTATTTTTTCCCTGACCCCCCCCGTTTTAATCGGCGAAATTTCATGGACGAATCGCTTGCTGAGCGGGTCCCACACGTTCTCTCTGATCTTTCTGGACATTTCAAATCCTCTAGGTTAGCGTTTGATCAATGATATATGTAGTTGGTTTCAGATCGGTTTTCTGTGTATCTCGCTGAGCAGAGCCTCGACACGTTGCGTCAGTTCCAATATCTTCTTGGAGTTGTCCAGCGACGAGTTCAGGAGTTCCAACGAAGCCGAGTGGAGTTCCTCCCTGTGCTGCGAGTCCGACTGTTCCCAGTCCTTGTCCCTCTCAGCCTGCCTTGTCTGAGCCAGTAGTATGAGGGGGGCGGCGTAAGCCGACTGCGTGGAGAAAAGGAGGTTTAGTAGGATGAACGGGTAAGGGTCGAAAGGCGACAGCATGGACGAGTTTATCGATATCCACAAGATCACGAACATCGTCTGGGATATGAGGAACGTCGGCGTCCCGAAGAACCTGGCGAACCTCTCTGCCAGTTTCCCGAAAAGGTCCATGCCGAAAACGTCGTTCTCGGCGAGGCGGGAACTCATTATCCTCGTCGCGGTCTGTTTCTTGAATGGAGCTCCAATCATCATAGTTTTTCCCCTTTAAGCTATGTATCGTTTTCGCCCAGGATATCACGGAAGTTTTAAGAGTTCCGTCCTAGGGTTCCATCCAGAACGGATCTCCTCGACATAGTTCCTCGTGAGCCTCGAATGACCGCATTTCTGCTGGTTGGAGTTCGATACGTACTCGCATCTTTTCAGACACTCCTCCATTATCCTGTGGCTCTTCGACCTCGACGACGAGATCGACCTGTCCTCGGACTCAGAAGACCTGATCGAGTCATCGTGGTCTATGTGCTCGAGATACGCCATCGGTATGTACTTGAAGTCGACGCCCATGAACCTGAGCCTTGTCACGAGGTCTATGTCCTCGCAACCCCAGCCGAAACTGAATCTCTCGTTGTAGCCGCCGGAAGCCAGGAAGTCGGTCTTGTGGCAGGCTATCCTTCCCGTGACCCCCCTCAGACCCGGAGGCGAACTGAGAGCCCTACCTTTTTCGGCGTTTCCCACGACATGCTCGTGGAAGCCCCTTGTTATGTAGTTGTCGGCGTCCACGTTGCACACGATGCCCCCTGTGGCGCACCAGGCAGCCACGTTCTTGGCGTGAGAGTTGCGCCAGAACTTCTGGTCGTGGGCTTGGAAATACTGGACGAGACCGTTGCTGACGTATGGTCTTATCCATTCCGAGAGACCGTCTGACGAGCCATAGTCGAGGACGACGAATTCGGAATCAACCCTGGCGTCCATCAGGTTCTGGGGTAGGGTCTCCTTGAGGAAACCTAGCCTGTTCCTTATGGACGTGCAGTAGGACACCTTCGGTCTGGATCTCGGAATCGGCTTCTTGGTTGACCAAGAGGCGTCGTTGGTGTGGAACGAATACCAAACCTTGCGGTTCTCCTCGGCGGAACGCTTCGGATACACGAGCTTGTCCTGGTGGACGCACCATGGGTCTCTGGAGCAGAAATTCCTCCACGCGGAAGATTCGTCTCCCCTGTATCTCCGGTAGCACGACGTGAAGAAGTCAGGTCCGGTCCGGCGGGTTATGTCGCTTTCCAGCCTGCTGTGCCGCAGCGACTCGACCACGAACCCCATGAACTCGTGACCGGCTGGGAATCCGAACACCGCGTTCGTTAGGTTGTTCCACGGATCGAAGGTGTGGCTGACGAACGGCTTCTTCATGATGTCCGAGTCAAAGGACCTTAGGTATATCGAGTCGACGTCGGAATATATGCCGCCCTCGGAACTGATTATCTCGTACCTCAAGACGTCAGCCTTGGCAGCCATGTTCGTCTCTTCGTGGAATCTTGGGTTCTCGGTCTTAACGATCCTGGTTGTCGCGTTCTTGGCGTTGCTGGAGATGTCGTCGGTCCAGAGGTTGACCTGCATCCCCCGGTTGTGGTCGGCGCAATGGTTTATGTTGTCGACATATTTCTCCGGGATCTTGCTTCCTAGCCAAACAAAATGGATCTTGCCAGGTATTTTTTCGCTCTGCACATGCACTCCTCGTAGTTGACGACTATTTTCTCGAGACGGTCTGTCCTCTTGGTGGTGTATTTCGGGAGGTCGACCGTTTCCGCCCCTATGAACCCGAGGACTCGACCGACCGAGCCGGACCAGTCCGAAACCATGCCATCATAGGTCATGTCGAAGGTCTCGTGGTCACGGAAAACCCTGGAGTACGAGGCGTGGTCCCTCATGGAAGCCTCGCAGAAATCCTCGACGAAGTCAGGGTCGACGAAGTCAGGCTCGTCCCTGTGCCGATTCTGCCACACGTTGCTCTTCCTGGCGAACCAGTAGGACATGGCGCTGTGGGCTGGGTTTCTCCGCATGAATATCACCTTCACGCCCTTGTTCCCAGCCAGCCAGCCAGTCACGGGCGACGAGGCGGTTATTTGCTCGTAGACTATCTTCATCCCGTTGCTCGCCGACATCATGGATTCGAAGCTCGCCTTCAGTTCCTCGCTCTGGACGTAGCGCATGACCCTCATCGGTCCGAAGTACGGGACGCTTTCCGAAGCCAGGCTCAACTCTCGGCGATTGGGGTTCAATGGCTCGCCTAGGACCTTGAGGTCCGGGTGCAGGTTGAGCGACTGCGAGAGAAGCTCGCTTCCCGTCCTCGGGTGCGTCATTATGACGAAACTAGGAGCGCGCCTCAAGCTGGGTCTCTGGTTTTCGGATTGGTTCGTTTGATTTTCCACAAATATATGATAGTCTGAAACATGTAGAAAGGATGTGCCATTGAGTGTCTCGAACAAATACGATCTGGAGAGGTTCCTGGAAGCCCAGGAATTCAACTACCGCGAGGCTCTGCTGGAGTTAAGGCGAGGGAAGAAGGAAAGCCACTGGATGTGGTACGTTTTCCCCCAGGTGCTTCCTTTGTGCGTCAGCCGGACCTCGAGGTTCTACGGCATATCGAGCCTCGAGGAAGCCGAGGCTTACCTTTCGCACCCAGTCCTCGGCTCAAGGCTGAGGGAGTGCAGCCTGGTAGTGGCGGAGTCCGACGCAGACGTGACGGAAATGCTTGGCAAGGTAGACGCCGGGAAGCTCATGGCTTCCATGACCCTGTTCGACCATTTCGGCGACGGCGTCTTCGGCGAGGTGCTCCGCAAGCACTATGGCGGTTCAAGGGAGGAAACGACCTTGGCTTTCCTTTCCGGACTCGTTCGCCTCGAGGAAGACATCTAGCTCCTCGGGCGTGCCCAGGGTCCAAATTCGTTCTCACCAGTTCTCTGGATTTGCCTCATACTCGTATCCGCCTTGTTTTTTCGCAGCCCACCGGTCAGTCACTCCCCTGAGCGCTTCGCCGGCTTCACCGGCTAGGGCTTTCGCTGATTGAACGACGTTTTTCGCCGATTGCAATTTCTTCTTGGCACCCTTCCAAACCCCTTTAGCCTTGTCCCCGACCCATTTGGCTATTCCCTCGTCGACGATCCGACCATGCAATCTCGGGTCTCTCTCTTCTAGGTATTGGGCGAATCTTCTCATTTTAGTTTCCTTTTGTGTCTTAATCACCCACGACCCTGCCCGGGTCGTCTGGCTTGTTTGTGTATATGGGCTTGGATTCCGACGAAATCCTGTGGTGGACTATATCCTTGAAAGCCACGAAAACAGACGGTAGTTCGGGAGTAGAAAGGAACTCAATGACGCAAGTTTCCCCTGGATTCATGCTCATTACTGGAAGCCTGCTTGGTCTTTCCAAGGTTGACCTGAAGATGGCTTCAGCTCCAAACATTTTTCGCGCGATCCTTGGATCGGTCGGCTTCGAGTCTTTATTCAGGATGAATCTGTCTCCCAGATTTGGCTTCACGATTCTCCTGAAATCATTCTGTTTGATCTTTTCCTTCCTGATTCCTTCGATGTCCGACCCCCATGACCTTTCGGCTTCAGCCCTTGAGCCAATGTCGACCTTGTCCGCAGCGTCCGACACCATGAAATACCTGTAGTTCAATTCCTTGTCGTCACCAGAAGCTGGGACGAGCTTGTATTTTTTCGAAAGGAGCTTCCTGTACAGGATATTGTATATCGGTTCCATTTCAGGCTCGAAGGCGTTGAACTTCAGCATCATCGGCTTGAACTGCTCGATGTAGGAGTTGACTATGGACGCGACCTTGGAGTAGACCTTGAACGGGTCCTTGCTCTTCTTCTGGAGCGAGTAACTGATGCCCGGTCCTTTTTTCTTCTGGAGTATGATGTCGACCATAGCCTCGTGCTCGCCGAGATTCCTGTTGTCCGGGAACACACGAGAGTATTCTCCGGGAATGTCGCTCCCCTTCATGATGACCACGAACGTGCCGTCCTCGGTCTCGAACTCCTTTCCCATCTGCACGCCGCCGCCATAATCGTGCGGCTCGAAATCGATCGGCGTCTGGTCGACCGATAGGAGTTCATTGACTACAAACCATTCCTTGAATTTCATCGCTTTACCCTTCTTGCGACACGCAAGGAGAACCACTCGGCGAAACCGCTCGAGACCCTCAGGAACGAGGTTTTGGTGCTGAACTGGCTTGGCGTCGATTCGGGATCCAGATTCGCCACGATGGCGTTGACGTTGCTCCTGTTCTGCATGAAGCCGATGATCCTGCCTATCTTGCCCCTGTGCGGACCGCCATCCACCGTGACGTGGTCTCCTACCCTAAGGCTTCCCGCCCCGGCGGATATGGTCCGAAGCCTCTCTATCTCGCGCTGTGAAACCTGCGCCCTTTCCTGAGCCTCCGGAGACGTGTCCTTTTCCATTCTGGACAATAGAATCACGATCTTCCTGCTCCTCGCGAGCTTGGTCCCGATGGGTTGGTGAGTTATCTTGACCTCAGCCATAACTTCACTTCCTTCGTAAGCAGGCTCTATCAGTCTGACGAGAATGCCGCTCCAGTTTGCCCCATAAGTCCTTCCCTTGACGTGGTCGCCCGGGGCTAGGTTGCCTACGTTGGTCGGGTGACTGGTCAGGTGCACGCCTAGATCTTCGATGTTCGGTGTCCTGTTGACTCTCCTCCTCATCGAACTCTCGACCTCGGCGGCGCGCTTCTTCTTCTTCAGTTCCGCGGCTCTCTCCGGGGTAGACTTTTCGATGTCTCCCGAGTCAAGCGTTCGATTCATAGTCACGTCTCCGGTCTTCACGGTCGCGTCGAGGGTCATTTGATTCGAATAAGGGTTTCTCTTGATCGCGATCTTTGTTATCTTGCCGAATATCACATCCGGCGCCGACTCCCACGACGATCCAGTTATGATGACGTCATCGCCGACATTGAGTCCTTTCGGATTGAGGTTTCGGTCTGCGATCATGCCGTTCAGCCTTTCCTTGTGCCTTTCTATGTGGCGGCTCAAAGAGTCGACCTTCTCCAGCCTCGTCGCGTAGGATGTCGTCAAGTTGTCCTCGTCTTCATCGAACTCTTCCGAATCAAGGTCTTTCTGCTTGCGCAGCATGACGATCAGAAGGTCGCCGCCCCTGTCTGCCCTGAACGACTTTATCTTGTAGACCATCGTCGGGTCGCTTGAACTGGCGAACCTGCTCAACATGAGGACATGGTCGCCGACCCGAAGCCCGTTCGGGTTGTGTTCAGGGCTGGATACGAGACTCTGCGCGGCTTCCTCCCTTTCCCTGTCCGCCTGAGCCCTGGACTCTCGTGCATATTGATCTTGCAGATCGTTTTTTACCGCGCGAAGCTTGTCTCTCATTTCTTTGCTGTCACCATTTTTCCTGATCTCGTCGATGACGGCTGTTTTCGCGGCTGAATTGGAGTCTATTTTCAAGTCGTGTGGCTCTATCGGATTTCCCTTGAGGTCAAGCATGTAGTCGCTGTTCCTGAGGTGGTCGACGTCTCGCCTTTCGTCTCCCCACTGGGAGACTATGGTTTTCCTCTTTGGTCTGTAGCTCGGGTGGGAATCCTTGAGTTGCCGCAGCCTGTCGTCGGATATCGGATTTCCATGGTCGTCGACATAGTGCCTCATCGTCTCTACCCTCTTTGGTATTTTCGGGTAACCGATCGGCACGAGCTTGTCGTCGTATATGTCTCTCCTCACCCATTGGGTTTCGGAGATGCCGACATATCTCTCGGGGAAAAGGTTGTTGACGCACCATGAGTCGTAAACGCCCTCTCTGGCTCTTCGTGTCTTTTGCATGTAGAGGTCTTTGAGCCTCTCGTTCTCCCGGTCTATATCGCTCTGGGTATCAGTCTCTTTCCCGGCGTACCTTGTGACCGACATCGATGCTGGGCTGTAGGATGTTTTGCTTACGGGACTCCATGAGATGGAGTACGGCTCGTGTTTTTCGATGTATTCCTTCAGCGCCTTGAGGACCCCCTTGAACACTTCGTCTCCCACGTTCATGTGCGTGTCGTTGTACACCCCAGATCCTTCCCCCCTGGAGAACGCTATGCCTTTTTCTACCTCTCCGTAGATGGTCACCTTGTAGCACGTAGGGTTCCTGTCGTCTCTGGGGGAATAGCAGGAGCATGGCTTCAACGGGTGCCGCATCCTCCGCGGGTCCGGCGGTCCATGCGCGTTGCTCGAGGAATCTTCGCATCCGTCGCCGTGGACGTTGAACCTGTAGACGCCGCCGCTCTTCGTGATGCTGTCCCAATAGCCGTCCAGCGGCTGATGGGCGTCTATGTTCGCTACAGCCTCGGTCAGGTTCAGCATCATGCTGCTGAAACACGCGCAATCTATGTAATCCCTGAAATTCATGACATTCTCCCTTTGTGTTATTTAGTCGCCGTGGCGGTTTTTTATTCTTCAATTAGCGCGCATGTTTGGCTATATAACCAGTAGATGTCAAGGAGGAAATCTATGTCAAGCTTACTTTCGAATTCAAAAAAATCATCTCTTCGCGATTGCGTGGAGATGTCCAACAGACTGCCGGGGAATTTAGCGGAGGTTGGGGTTTACAAGGGCGGAAGCGCCGAGATAATAAACAATTCGATGAGAAGCGGGAAAAGCCTCTTCTTGTTCGACACCTTCGAAGGACTTCCCTACGAAAAATCACAACATGACAATTTTTTCAACAAGGGCGACTTCAGGGGTTCTTCCTTTGATGAAATCAAAAAACAATTCGAAAGCTTCAAGAACATCCATGTTTTCAAAGGCATTTTCCCAGAACAAAACCATGAGGAAATCAACGAAGAAACATTCTCCCTCGTTCATCTGGACGTAGACATGTACAAATGCACCATGGACTGCATTTCTTTCTTCTATACAAGGATGACTATTGGTGGAATCATAGTTTTAGATGATTACTTAGATCACCATTGCGAAGGCGTCACGAAGGCAGTTGATGAATTCTTCTCAGACAAAACAGAAAAACCAAGGTACGTCAAAGATGGGCAGGCTCGAATAATCAAGCAAGGAAATCTTCTCATGCTTTCATGAATGGATTCCTCGGTTCTTTAATCGAAAAAATACTACATAGTCACATGGAGAGCTTGGCGCTGATGGTGTTCTTTTTGTTTTTGCTTGCAGTTTTTTCAGGTCCGTTCGCGTACGCGTCCACGTTTTTCGCGCCGAAGTACGTGAGCGCGCCGCTTTGTCTGTTGGCGCTCATAGTTGGCGTCTTTTGGATAACCCTGCCGATAAGCGTGATCAGGTTCGTGTCATTGCCGACGATAATATTCTCGATCAAGGGGCTGCAGAGGAAATGATCACTTCCGGAAGATGAGGCTCTTCAGCCAATCCATGAAGCCGAGCGTCCTTGCCGAGGAAATCGACATTTCCTCGGCACGCTGATCGCCAAGCTGTTCCTCGTACTCCCAGAAATCGTCATGTGTGTCGCGGACCGCGGGAACGACCTTGCACGATAGCTTGCGCTTCTGCTGGTCGACTATGTACTTTTGCTTTTTGTCGAACAGATTGTTGTTTCTTTTCTTTTTCATCGGCAACCTTATTTTTTTTAAAACCAATTGTATTTATGGATTTCTGTAGTTTTTTCACCGAACTACTTTACTTTTTTAAAAAAATGTATAGAATATTGTTGTAAGCTTTTTATTTTCCTTAGGTTGGAGAAAAAACATGAGCAAGATTGGAAGACCGAAAAACAAGTCGGTTTACTTGGAGGGCGAGCTAAACAGGCTGATAATCAACGTGATCCGTTCGACTGGCGGTTTGACGGCGACACGCGACGAGATCCTCATAACTGGCATAAAAATTAATCCGGGCAAGCCACCGTCAAGGTTTCCGATAAGCATGCCGACCCTCGTCAAGATAGCGAAGCAGGCGGGAATAAAACTCAAGCGGGGAAGGCACGCCGTGTGACGTCTTCCGTGACTTGTCTGTATTTATGGTTCTGGGAAAATTTATGTTTTTTTTAAAATAAAAAAACTCTTCTCCAAATTAATGGAAAAGAGTTTCTGATTTAATCATTTATTCGAAACTAAACAACTTAAGTCACATTAACTGCTCTCCAAATACCGCCAACATAGACTTCTATGTTGGTTGTCGCTATGTTGTAACAAAACATACCGTTGGTTGGAGTACCAGCAGCATTGTCTCTTGCAGTAGCATTATCATATACTGGCATTCTTGTCATACTTTGAATGTAAATATGACCATTTCTACCAGCACCACTATTAATGCCACAAGTAAGAAACATATCGCCAGCACGATCTGTGCCAACACTACTGCCGGTAGTCAAACTCAAGTCGCCACCACGACCATCAACAGTGCCATTGCCTGAAGTGATAGTAATATCTCCGCCATTTAAATCTGTAGTGGCTAGTGAATCACCAGCAATGATTTCTATGTCACCTGCTTTTGGATCATCATTGCTGCCATCTCCATTACCACTATTGCCAGCATAAATACGGACATCACCAGCCTCCCCATCGCCACCAGCATTGCCAGCTTCAATATTAATATCGCCACCCTCGCTGTCAGTAGTACCACTTGATCCATCGCCACCATAGATGTTTACACCTCCTGCATCTGAATTTTCGGCAACATCTGCATTGCCACCTCTGATCGTTACACTTCCAGCATTTGCATCTGGACCATTGCCAGTATTGCCAGCGGAAATAATAATGTCTCCACCTTCTCCTTCACCATTAGCGTGACCAGCATAGATGAAAACACTACCACCATCAGCATCATCACCATCAGCATCAGCTTCAGGAGGATCAACCGCTAATGGATATCCATCACCAGCTTTGATAGTAATGTCTGAAGCATCAATAGAATTAACTGTTCCGTCTGCTGTGGAAATTGTTACATCCGATGTAAAGTTTTCGAAAATCTTACCCTGTTGTATGTTTTCTTTTTTCACGACACCGTTTACGATTTTCGGTAAAGATTTCTCTACCGATCCTATTCCGACACCTTCGTTTGATGTTGCTCCCATGATAATCTCCTTGTGAAAAGTGAAAATTGGACTGCAATTTATGTATCGTGCCGGGAAAAAGGTCTGTGTTTTTTTGGAAATAAAATTTCTTTTTTTGACAAAATCGGTCTACTGGAACTTTTTCTCCCTTACCCACACGATCGCTATCCACTTCTCCCCGGAAGTAACTGGCATACCGGCGTGAAGCGAGTCGTAGTCCGGCGTTTTGTCTTCCTTCATGTTCGTCCAGAGAAGCAGCTTCCCGACGCGAGGCTTCACGTCTATGTTCTTCTTGACGAACCTGGTTTCGCCACCCTCGAAGCCATCGTTGAGGTAGAAAATGGCGCTGTACGACCTCTGACCTCCCCTGGATATGTGTTTCTCGTAATCTTCGACGTTGGCGTGGAAGAAATCGTGGTGCTGCTTGTATTCGCCCCCAACCCCGTAATGGACTATATGTATCTTTTCTTGGTTTTCCGCCGGTATTCCAGTTTTCTCGGATATCATCAGCTGGATCTTGCGGTTCAGGTCGATCCCTTCGGAGTTCATTATGGGGTTGTAAACCCATGTTCCGTCACCAACCCTGAATTTATCCTTGTTGTCCGACCCTACGACCGTAAGGGCTTTCAGGTCCTTGACCGCGTAATCGATTATCAGCTGGCAATCATCTGGCGTAAGCATCTCGTGGAATTCCGCGATCATTGGTGTTTCCCCCCAAAAAGTGAAATTGTCAATAAGCGAGTTATATCTCCGGCGATTAAACATATATATGTTGAATTTTTGAGGTGAAAAATGAAAAGAGACATGGAAAGGGCTAATCTAGCGGGCGTGTGCGCCGGCATGGGCAGATATTTCGACATTTCGCCGTTCTGGATACGGCTGATATTCGTCGTCATGTTCCTGCATTTGGGGGTCGGCGTCCTGGCTTACATCATCCTCTGGCTCATGATGGAAAAGGGCTAGGCGGCTTCGCTCAGCTTCTTGCTCCACAGCTTCGCGTCCTCGACTACGCTTGGGTTGCTCTTGGTCCAGTTGAGGAGATGCCCGAATATGAAATGGCAGTTCATGGTCCTGTTCTGGCACAGGGTTATAAGGTTCTCCTCGCAAAGTTCCTTGGACCTGTCGACATGCACCGGCACTATATGGTGCACGGAAAGGTTTCTTTCGCTTCCGCAAACCGCGCACCTCGGGTTCTCCTTGACGTGCTTGACCCTTATCTTGCGCCAGCGACTGTCTCTGATGGACAATATGGAAATCGCCTGGTCAAGCGAAAAAACTGTCATTCTCTGAGGGAATAACATGTTCCACATCCATGTGAGAATTCTAGTCATCGGTTGCGTCTCCTGATGGTTTTCCTTTACTTTATCTATGTTTTGGTGTTAAAGTATGACGAATAAATGTTTCCAATTAACTTGCGACCGAAGTAGATAAATCATGGACAAGAACTACTGGAAAGACCGACCCTACCCTCTATCGCCTTCCGAGGAAGACGTGCTGGAATACAAGAGCGGCATGGAGGCTGGGACGACGCTTCTGCTGGGATGCACCAGGAACATCATCCCGCTGAGCGACAGGCAGATGGACATAGACCCCTGGTACGACGGGGACACGGTCATAATACGGAACTGGGCGGACAACAAGGACTTCTACACCAACATCATCGGCGACGGGGTGCTAAACCTGTCCGAATCCCTTTCGGAATCGGTGCTGGAGATGTGCAGCAGGTGCTGCAGCAACCTGGTGGTCAGGCACTTCAACAGGAAGCTTCCGACGATGATGGTCGCCGAGTTTTTCCCGGACGAGGACGGGTTCTCGATCAAGCCACAGGAGATCCGCAGGAAAGAGGACTACACATTCTACATTTGGAAATTCAAGAAATGAGAGAAACAGACATAAAATCGGTTTTCGACGGGTTCCGGTACAGCGAGAGGCTTCACGAGACCGACTTCGACCGGGTCAGAGGCTTGCCGATAATGAGCAAGGATGCTCTTCGCTCCACGCCAATGGAAAAGGGATTGTACACCTGCAGGACGTCCGGCTCCACCGGGGAACCGGTGTCCGTGGAGAAATCTTACGGAGACCAGATATGGTACTTCGCCACGAACATAAGGGAGTTCTTCTGGAGGAAATGGGACCTGTCGAAAAACATAGCAGTGATAAGAGGCGACGCCAAAATGAACGACAAGGAATCATGGGGGGTCCCGAGGACGATAGCCAAGGTCCAGGGTAACACCTTCTTCATGGGATTCGAGCCGATATCGAGGATACAGTCATGGGTCGAGGAGAAGAACCCCCATTACCTGCAATGCCTGCCGTCCATAAGGAAACAACTCGACATGGGCAAGGTCAGCAACTTCATCGACCACAAGGGCACCGGGGAGATGGGGGGATCCATGTTCTCTTCGGAGGAGTGCGGCACGATATCCATCCAGTGCCCCGACAACCCTAGCGTGCACCATGTCATGGAGAACCAGATTGTCGAGGTCGACCACGATGGCGGGATGATCATAAGCACCCTCACGAACCCGTACATCAGGAGGTACAAGAACGGCGACCACATAGAACTGGGGGAATGCGGATGCGGCAGGAGCCTGCAAACCATAAAGAACATCAAGGGAAGGATCAGGAACATGTTCGTTCTCCCGAACGGCGACAGGAAATGGCCGTTGGTCGGGAGCCGGGATTACCACGATTCTTTCGGGATCAAAAGGTACAAGGTCATACAGCACACTCTGGACGACATCGAACTCCAGATCGTGTCAGATCCGCTCGGGGACAGGGAGGACAAGCTGAAGAATTTTGTCGTGGAGTGCCTGAAGGAGAATGTAAGCGTGAGGCTTACGTACGTGGATGGCTTCAAGGACTACAAGTTCGAGGAGTTCGTATCTCTCGTCAAGTTAAATCCCTGAAGCCTCTAGTGGTTTCGATATTTTGCCACAACCGAGCTTATGTTGGTGTTGCGCAAACTCCATTTGTGCATGAAAATCCATCTGGACAAACATTGGCGCACGACCCGCAATTGTCATTGTCGGTAAGCAGGTTGGAACAAACGCCACCGCATGCCGTTTCGCCTTCGGAACAGTCAAGAACGCATCTGTTGTTCTCGAATCTGTAACCGTCGTCACAGACTATCTTCAGCACGGGATCGCTTGAATCAACATACAACTGTTTGAGTCGTATGGCTCTTGAACCGAATTCCGTGAACCTGTCTCCATGCTTGTAATTTCTGTTGTTGACGACGACTTCCTGAGCCTGCAGGTTAAGAACCAGATGCTCCAACGAGTCCGGGTAGGGAGCCAGGGCTATCAGGCTTTCTGGCGTGTATGTGACGACCTCGAACGTGTAGGTCGGATGTACGAAATTGAACCTTACTGGGGCATTACCAGTTATAGCTAGGGTGTTTAAAAATCCGCAAGCCACATCGCTCCAATATTTGTCGCCACTTATCTGGACTGGTGATGATTTGTCTTCTGTGGTTCCATCGCCCAATTTTCCCTTATAATTATCTCCCCAAGTCCACATGGTTTTGTCTGTCTTGACAGCACAGGTGAAGTCTGATCCGCAGGAAACCTTTAACCAATTGCTCCCGTTTCCGACTTGTATCGGGGATGATGTTTGTGTTTGGTTTCCATCGCCCAATTGTCCATTCGAACCTTCGCCCCAAGCCCAAAGAGTTCCGTTCGTTTTTATCGCAGCGGTATGTGAGGCTCCGCAATCCACTTGCTTCCAGTTTGTTTCGTTTCCAATCTGTATCGGAGACGATGTGTCTGTTTGGGTTCCATCTCCCAATCGACCATAAGAATTATCTCCCCAAGCCCATAGCGTACCATCGGTCTTTACTGCTGCGGTGTGAGAATAGCCATTGGAAACCTGTTTCCAATTCGTTTCGTTTCCGATCTGAACAGGGGAACTCCAAACTCCAGTTTCCCCATTTCCAATTTGTCCAGAAAGACCTTCGCCCCAAGCCCATAGCGTACCATTGGTCTTTATTGCCGAAACGGTGAAAACACCACTCGAAACTTCTTTCCAAGTCGTTTGGTTGCCGACTTGTACTGGTGAAGATCTATCTGTTGTTGTTTCGTCTCCGAGTTCGCCAAATGAACCTTCGCCCCAAGACCATAGCGTTCCGTCAGTCTTTATTGCTATTGTATGGAAACCACCACATGAAGACTGGCTCCAATCGGACTCTCCAATTTGTATTGGAACTGATTCGTTGATTATCGTTCCGTTTCCTAATTGTCCTGCATAATTGAGACCCCAAGTCCATAGGGTGTTGTTTTTCTTGATGCCAGTGGAATGAAAAGTACCACTATAAACGCTTCTCCAGTTGTAGTTGGAACCCAAGACTTGAACTGGAGATGATTTGCTTACTGTCGTTCCATCTCCTAATTGTCCTCCATTTCCCTCTCCCCATGCCCAAAGTTGATTGTCTGCCATTTTAACTCCTACTTAATTTTTTTTGAAAATACAGAACGGATAGTCTTCTTCACATATGTTGTTTTGATTGTCGAATTTAGGAACATTTATGATTGGTTTCTTGTTTTCAACAGATATCGCTTCGAATGAAGAAGCACAACTGACATCTGCGAATCTGAAGTTCGAATTGCATATTACGATGCTTCCACCATCATTCAATTTCCCAACCAGAGAAAGAACTGTTTCCTCGAATTTCGAGAATGGATATACTTCTCCGCAGTTTTTCAGGTTTCGTGTTTTTGGGTAGCTGCAAAGAACGGTCATGCAGAATATGAAGTCGAAACCGCTATGGGCTTCAGTACTCGTGTCATAGATTGTTTTTTCGTTTGGGTTTCTTTTTTTTGCTATCTCCAAGAGTCTTTCGTTGATGTCCACGCCAACTATGGTGGCATCTGGAAAATAAGTCCTTAGATCTGAGCATTCGGTTCCAATCGAACAGCCGAAAGACATTATTTTCACGTCGCCGTTCTTCATTTTAGAACAATAATCAAATATCTCTGGATACCTGTTTTTGAAGGTAAGTCCTATTCTTTGATGATACATAGAGTCTGCCATATAAGCTCCTTGATTGATTCTTTCATATATATGCTATGATTGTGAATTTAGACATTTAATGGTCGCATATCAGATCCAATTACCATGGCTTTTTTCCACCAATTATCGACAATTGGAACTATCAGTCGTAAATCATCAGAAACCACAAGGAATGCAATTTGTTTTTTAAAGCATTCTTTGAATTTTGCTGTTACTATCCACCTCTATGGGTTGGTATAGACATCTTTCCGCCACTCCAAGTTTTTCCATCAAAGGTTTGCCCATCAAGCCGTGGCATGGTTGTTCCGTCCAGATCGTTTAACTTAGGAGTCGCAGAATACAAACCTTTGTAGTTCGGGTCTTTCGGAACGAAATCTGCACCAGTTGGACCATTGTCCTGTATCGGGTGATAAGTGGGTTTTCCAATTGCTTTCCCAGTTACATCATCTACTTTTTGATAAATTTCTTGACCAGAAACATTACCCCTTGTGTGTGTATAGAGATTTCCATCAGTTGTTTGCACTACTTGTTGTCCGTTCGGGAGTTCTTTTATTGTGAAATCACCAAGATCACTATTCCAACCTTTTATGTCTTTTGATGGTAAGAATTTTTCTGCACCCGGAGCATCGCCGAAATCGCCGCCAGCACCGGAATATGAGGTGTCTTTCGTGTCGAAATCGCCGCCGCTACCGGAATATCCGGAATCTCGATGCATTGATTGTATTTCGCCGTCTGGGACGCCAGCTTGTTTTGCGGCGGCGGTCAAGTCCTGGATTTGGTCTGCGGACGGCTTGTCGATGAAACTGTTGATTGCTTGAGTACCGTAGCTCCCGATCATGGATCCGGCTGCGATAGCCATCAGCATTGTTCCCGTCTTGACTGGGTTGTTGACCATGAACGATCCAGCGTTTTGCAGGCTTTTCGCGAAGACAATAACCGAGTTCGAAAAAGTTCCCGCGGCTTTGCCCGCGCCTTTGCCTACCAGCGACCCGGTCGCCCTCGCGAATCCTTGATCCTCGATGTCTTTTGCGTATCCTCTGGCTACGTCTGCGCCTTTGTTCAGGGCGCCGGTGAAAAATCCTTTCGCGCTGTCCCACATCCCCTCGTCGATTATGTTCTGGTACAAACCGGCGTCCTTGTTTTCCAAGAAAGCGACAAACGAGGTTTTCGATCTATTGAACGTCTCGTAATGGAACTGGTCGGAGTCGGGGGCTGCCGGTCTCGCCATCGCCGCTGGGGCTGGTTGCGGTGCTGCCGGTCTCGCCATCGCCGCTGGGGCTGGTTGCGGTGCTGCCGGTCTCGCCATCGCCGCTGGGGCTGCTGTTGCTGGCGCCTTGGTGTCGCTGATTTTCGACTGCCACATCTGGTCCAGTTCTGCCGGCGTTTTACCGGTCGCTTTTTTCCAAGCCGCGTCCATTCCTTTCCCGGCAAGCCAAGCGCTGCCTTTTCTCAATCCTACAGCCATCGCGAGCATAGGTATTGTTCCCAAGCCGCCAGTCGCGCCGGAGCCAATCATGATGGCTGCCGTTACTGGGTCGATCTTGTATTTCTGGGTGAATTTCTTGCTGAGCTCGCCGATGCTGGCTGCGATATTTTCGATTTTCTTCACGCCGGCATCGGTCCTTGTGTCTTTGTAGCCTTGCTGCGACCCTTGCACGAACCCTTTTCCGAACTCTTTCGCGCCTTTGACCGCTCCAGCCGCCACGTTCGCCGCTCCAGCCGCCACGTTTTGCGCCATCCCTTTGGCTTTGCTCAGCCAATCTCCCCAAGCTTCATTCACGACATCATCGTTGCCGAAATTGAAATAAAGCTCTTGGAGAACAGATTCGTCGATCGTCCCGTGGCGAGAATCCAGAAATGCAAAAACGTCAGATCGTTTTTTGTGATTAAAAAATTCATGAAAAGAATAAGCGCGCATGATAAATCCTCGTAAAATATTACAAATCTATTTACGATGTTTTATTTCAAATATTCTCTTCAATGAATGAAAAAAGAAGTAAAAACAAAGCAAATCAAACACAAACTATATATTTGAGTTCAATCTTTTTCTGACGTGCAATTTCAGGGATTCTATCGCTTCCCTCAAAGTGAGGCTTGAGGTGTTGTCGTAAACGACATGGTCGACCCTGGACTGGTCTATATGGTAGCTGTTTCCGTCGTAGATGATCCACGAGCCGTTTCTGGCTGAGTGGTCTGCCAATATCTCGTGGAGTATCAAGTCTACATTCATCGCAACGCGTCCGGGTCCGTGGTTTCAACGACACAATGATAATCGAAATCATAAATTGAAAGAAGTCAATTTTCGTCATTTATGGCGATGGCCGAATTGAATAGGTCTCTCAGCCTGTCGTTCTTGGACTTCAGAAGTAAGTTTTTAGACATGCATTGCTGGAATCTCGACTCCAGTTTGCCAATCTCCTCTCGCGTCGAGGATATGTCGGCTGCCAGTTTCTTTGTTTCTTGCGAGAAATGTATTAAGTCGGCGGCTAGGTGGTCTCGCTCCTTCTCGCACAAGGACAATTCCCCGGTCAACGCGATAATCTGGTCGTTGAGGCTTTCGACCTCCATCTCAAGGCTCGCCGTCCTTTGGTTCGCTCCCAGACCCATCAGGTTTCTCAAAAAAGACATCATGTTCGTTTCCCCCTGTTTCGTTTAATTGAGTTACCGAATCTTTTTTTCCGGAAAGATTGGACCACGGGCAATGGCGGCACCCGTTGCCGCAGCACGACCCCCTGCGGAGATGGTAAGCCTCGGTGAAAACAAAATTGCCTTTATCGTCCAGATAGTAGTCTTTTTCGTTCATAATATATGTAGGCTCACGCACAATCAACTTGAAAAAATACCTTGTTGGTGGTAAAAGATATTTAACGAAGAATGGATTCTGATATATTTCGAGGATTTTTCATATATGTCTTTTTTCAGGTATCCGGGCGGGAAGACGAAAATCAAGGACGTGATCGCGGAACAACTGGAGAAATCCGCAACCGCCGGCTTGGGATCCGTCCAATACCGAGAGCCTTTCTTCGGAGGAGGCAGCATAGGTCTCCACATGGTCAGCCTTGGAGTCAGGGACTTGTGGGTGAACGACCGCGACGTCGGCATATCATGCCTGTGGACTTCCGTCATATCGCACCACGAGCAACTGAAGGACATGGTTCGTTCGTTCACGCCATCCGTAGTATCGTTCTGCGACATGAAGGCTGAACTTTCCGCCATCGACCGCGTTCCGGAGGTCATCGACGGGATCGTTGCGGTCGGCTTCAAGAAGATGGCGATACACCAGACTTCGTACTCTGGTCTCGGGACCATGTCAGGCGGTCCGCTAGGCGGAATGAGCCAGGCTTCGGAATACAAGATCGGGTGCAGGTGGAACCCGAAGAACATATGCTCGAAGATAGACAAGATACACCATGTCTTGTCGGGCGTCAAGGTTCGCAAGGAATCATGCTCGGTCCACGATTTCGAGACCCTGGTGCTCGAGGGCGGGTCGGACGTCCTCTTGTACATAGACCCTCCGTACTACATCAAGGGCAACGAACTGTACCAGTGCGGGATGACTTCGTTCGACCACCTCCGCCTGTCGAAGATGCTCAGGAAGACGAGCCACAGGTGGGTCCTGTCCTACGACGACTGCAGGGAGATAAGGGACATATACTCCTGGGCTTGCGTGAAGGAGATCGACGTCAACTACAGCATCAACGCGAACAAGGACAAGGACAGCGGGAAAAGGCTTTCCAACAGAAAGGGCGAACTCATAATATCCAACTGCGAGGCGTGAAAATGGATGATCTTTATTTCCCGACGAGGGTCGGTCCGAACGTGCACAGGGAATGGTTCAACGGAGTGGAGCTGGACGTCCACAAGATAGTCGTCAGAGGCTCGGACTACGAGGCTTGCGAGACGGCTTCGAGCGCGTGGTGGACGAAGAACAAGGTGGGAGGCGGCTGGAATCCGGGCATGCTCAACAGCTCCTCCGACCCGAGGAAGACCGAGAGGGTCGGGATACTGGGGGAGATGGCTTTCGGCATGATGACTGGGATGCCGGTGAACCTCGGGTACAAGGAGTTCGGGAACGTCACCGACTTCGACGTCTTCTCCTATGGTCTCGACGTGAAGACGGCGGCTAGGAACTACGGTCTCGCTTTGATAAGGTGCATAGACGAATACGGGAAAAGGCAGGAGTTGGGGTCCGACATATACGCGTTCGCCTACGTCGAGAGCGAGGACAAGGCTGCGGGGGAAGCGGTCATATCGTATATCGGATACCAGACCAGGGAGAAGATAGTCTCCCGACCTATAGTCTGCGCCAGGAGGGGAAACCACAGGAACTACGAGATACCGTACCCAGAACTGAAGCCGATGTCGAAGTTCCTCAGCCTTTTCGACAAGGCTGTGGAGAGGTCCGTGGCGAGATAGGCTTAGCTTTTTCTCTTGGATCTTGGCTTGTTTACTTCCGGCACAAGTATCGATATGTTCTTGACAACCTTGTCGATCCCCTTCATCGTCAGGTTTTTCTTCCTGAGTTGCTGCTCTATGTCGGAAGCCATCTCGTGGGCTTTGGGATACTTCCAGCCGCTCTCCTTCATGAGGACCATCTCGATGTACTCGTGGGCAAGGATCGGAGCAATCTCGTCCTTCTCCTCGTCCTCTATCCATATCTCGTTCTTCGGTATCCAGTCGTAGACGTAGCCGTGACCCCCCTGCGAGAAATCCGTCTTGTAGTTGTCCCTGACAGCCTTGCCGCTGACCAGATACACTTCGATTTCGCCGCTGTAGTCCTTTATGGTCATGTGCTTCTTCTTCTTCAGCTTTTCCCTGTGTTCGTTCCTTTCTTTTTTCTCCGCGGCGATTCCCTTCTCGTACGGGTTCTTCCCGCCATTCTCGATTTCCGACAGCCTGACAGACAAACCCTTGAGGATGGTTGGTATCTCCTTCGGCTTGATGCTGTCGTCAATCCATATCTCGTCCTTCTTTATGTGTCTGGGGAAATCGTCGTGGACCGCGGCGGTGCAGAACTCGACGTTCAGAAGTGATTTCTTCCTGAATTTATTGGAGTCTATGTACGTGATGCGGTATTTGCCCAACATGGCTGGCTTCGAGGACTCGGTATACAGGAATTGCTTGAAATCCATGAACATATGTATGTTTTTTGGATCTGGAACCTCTTGTCAATTTCCGAAAATGCTCTTGAATATGCATTCCAGAACATTGACGACGATGCTGTTCCCAGCCTGCTTGTACAGCTGGGTGTCGCTTACGATGCCGGCGGCTACGACCTTCTCGTAGTCGGCGTCGTCGAAACCCATCAGCCTGAAGCATTCCTTGGGGCAAAGCCTCCTGACCCTGGTCTGCTCGACGTAGAGACCCGTCTTCGCTCCCCATCCCCCGCTGATGCCGCACAGGGTCGCAGACACGCCGTCCGTGCTGTACACCCTGTTCGCCTGCGAGTTGCTTCCTGAGAGGCATCCGAGCTGTATCAGCGAGTTGTCGGATATTTCGTTCGGTATGGACTCCAGAACGGCGTTCATGGACTGGTTGCCGAAACCCTTGTAGTCCCTAGCCATGAGGGTGTTGGCGCATTCCGTGACGCGGTCGAACTTCTCGCCCTTCCTCGAAACCATGATGCCTCCGACCTCTATCTTTTTCCCGTCGATGCTCTCGAGGAACTTGGCTGTCTTGACTGGATTGATGGTGTACTTCGCTGGGACGTCCTTCTCGATGAAATCCTTGAGCCTCACTCCGCTGTCGAACTCCTTCGGGAACTCGAACCCCTTGTCGGCGTCCTTTCTGACACTCACGATGAAGACCCTCTCCCTGCTCTGCGGAATCCCGTAGTTCTTGGCGTTCATCACCTTCCAGTACGAATTGTAGCCGGCGGCGTCAAGGTCGTCCAGTATCTGCTGGAACTGAGCCTTGAACTTCGATCCGACCAGGTTCTTGACGTTCTCTATGATGCTGTAGGTCGGCTTCTTGTGGTTCAGTATGCGAAGACCCTCGTAGTATAGACCCGACCTCGTTCCTACCTCGATGCCCTTCAGCTTTCCCGCTATGGATATGTCTTGGCATGGGAATCCCCAAGTCATGAGGTCGAAGTCCGGGAGTTTCGTCTCGTCGACCTTGCTGATGTCGCCGAGGTTCTTGGACTCCGGCTCCCCATGTATCGCGCAGTACGACTTCGAGGCGTTCTTGTCGATCTCGCAGAAGTTGACGACTTCGTATTTCTTGCCTATCCTCGTCAGAGCCTTCTCGAAAGCCCCGATCCCGCTGAAAAGACTGACGACCCTGATTTGATCCATGATAATCTCTCTTTGAATTAAGGTCGTGGCATTTTAATTTAAAAAAGATTGTACGTCTATGTCAAACCGAACAATGAGATGTTATAGCCTCCCCAATGACCCTTCCGAGGATCGGGGGGACGGAGTTTCCTATCTGGAGGTTCTTGCTCGTCTTGCCGCCGCAGAAAATGTAGCGGTCGGGGAATCCCTGCAGCCTGGCTCCCTCCCTGGTGGAAAGAGCCCTGTTCCCGTAAGGGTGGACACACCTGGATGAGGACGGCGTTCCGAAGTTCCTCGTTATGGTCGGCGACGGCTTGTCAGGAAAGAGCCTCGCGTAGGTGTTGGCGAAAGCGGAATTCGGTCTGAGATGGGCGGGGAGGTCGGACAAGGACCCTCCGGCTGGTATGCTCGCCAGTATCTCGACCATCTTCGCGCCATACTCGGAGGCGTTGTGCTCGGTCAGACCGGGCGTCCCGATCCTCATCTCGGATTGGTATTCGTTCTGCGGGGCGCAGAGGTATTTGTCGCTCGATTCCCCCGGGGCTAGCGGCGGCATGTCTCCTATGGCGTCCATGATGGTGAGGTGCTTGCCGTGGGTCGGAGTCGGGATGCCGCAAACGGAATCCCTGCAACCTAGCACGATGGTCCTTTTCCTCCTTTGGGGGAGACCGTAGTCGGCTATGTCCAAGACCGACGACGACAGATTGTATCCCATCGCCCCCAGTTCGGAGGTCAGGGCGCTGTAGGCGAAGCCGCCGTACATCGTCATGAAGCCGGAGACGTTCTCGAACACGACGAAACTCGGGCTTGTCTCTCTTACTGCTCGCAGGAACTCACGGAACAGGGAATTCCTGTCGTCGTGGAAGTCCTTCTTGCCCACCGTGCTGAACCCTTGGCATGGGGGTCCCCCGCACACGAGGTCGACCGATTCCAGTCCGATGTTTCGGATCTCTTCCCTGAAGTTCAGTTCACGTATGTCCGACCTCAATAGTTTCGTACTTGGGTGGTTGGCTGCGTACGTGTCGCAGAAAACGGAATTGAACTCGTTTGCCATAGCCACGTCTATGCCGGCTGACTTTAGACCGAAAGACAGTCCTCCGGCGCCGGAGAAGAGGTCAAGAGCTACCAGTTTTCGCATTCGATCCCTCGGTGTGTGTTGCCATCGTCCTTGATGCTTGGTTGTCAAAAATTTCACAGTTAACGAAAACGGACGATACGAACACCTTCGCATTTCATTTAAAAATTAAATGATACAAACTTTCAGGTCAAAGTAAAGGAAAATGCTTGATTATCGTTCTTTTATGAGTCCTCAGCGTCGGATATATACTGTTGTACACTCGATGGACGCATTCGCTGTATCTCAGATCTTCGTCGGTCGACTGGACCACGATATCTCCCGGAACCTGCAGCGTTCCAGCCAGGTGCGACATTCCGCTGTCTGCCCCGAAAAACCCGTTGCTCCCCAAGATCCTTCTGGACAGACCGATCAGGTCGGACACGTATAAATCGGGATGGTCCACGTATCTGCTTGTCCCTGGTCCGCCTATGCAGGTGGCTTTGCCCTTGCCGAACATCTGGATGATCTGCATCATCTCGAAGCGTCTCATCCTTGGCTTCCCGCTCCAGGGAGACCGTCCGTCCATCTGGAAACAGCGCTCGTCCAAGTTGCGCTCTGGCTTTATGATGCATTTCGGGAGTTCGAAGCCATTTACCATACCGTAGTCGATGTCGGATATACCCCCCAGAGACATGTGGCAAAACCTCGCGCTGACGTCTTTGATGCCTATGTGTCTCGCCACGCAGAAATGAACGAATTTGCCGCCGTTGCTGCTGGTGAACTCGAGATTCTTCTCGTAGTCGAATATCGAGCACAACTGGCTCGCAAGATGCTTGTTTGCGACCCTGACGTTGATCGTCTCGCCCCTCTCCCTCGCTATGTTGTACAGCACGTTGAGAGCCATGATCACGTCGCCAAGATGATGCGTGTCGTCTACCCAAGCTTTTATTCTGCTTCCATACTTCATTTTCAGCCTTGCGAAATATAAATCAAACTTTAACCTCAAATATTTAGTTTTTCAAAGTAGATAAAAGAATGTCAAAGATACAAAACTCATTTTTCTGGTTCGTCTTCATCGCAATACTTTCGATCGGTGCGGTAGACCTATATCTGATAATAAGATTCCAGCAAGTCATAATAAATGAGGAAAAGAATCCGATAGGGGTTTGGCTGATAGAGATGGACAACGGATCGATAGCGTTGTTCTCGGCGGCGAAGATGTTCGGGACCTGCTTGTCGCTGATGATATGGAAGAAGATATTCCTGTCGAACGCAACCAAGGGGTTCGTCGTCGGCAGCGCCCTTCTGATGTTCCAGCTCTTTCTTCTCTACTACATCATCTGGACATGAACCTTAACTTTTGAGCAAATTCTTGGACTCGAGCTTCAGGTTTACCGCGAGCGACCTTATCTTCCTCAGATTCTCTCTGTTTATCCTTCTTGAAACGAACTTGACGTCATCCTTGCCGAAATGCATCATGTAGGACCTGTTGGTGTAGAAATTTTTATTCTCGTAAAACTCATGGTTTACGGCGTCGATTCCAACAAGTTCATTGAATATAGGATCTTTCGGGTAAACCAGGCTGCTTGGCATCTCGGCGTTGGCTGCCGAGCATACTTTGCGCATGGAATCGAAAGAATCGACCATGAAACTCTCGTAGTTCAATACGCCGCAGTTCAAGCCGCTCGAGTTGCTGGCATAATGACCGATCATGTCGTTGTATATTCTTACTGGATTCCCTTTGATGTACCATCTCGAATTGAACGCCCTCTCGTCCAATACCATCTCGCCGCGTATGAAGCTGGAAATGCTTCGATGTTTATTGAGACAAAGGTCATATTTCTGGTTGTATACATACATGGAGTTAATCCAAGAGAACGGGTCTTTGTATATGATGAAGAACTTGCATCTATTCTGCTCTATGGGTCCGTGCTTCCATTCGTACATGTTTGTCGGACAAGAAACATTCAAGTTTCTTGTCAGCATGAACTCAAGATAGTTTGTTCCGCTCCTGGGAAGTCCGTAGACCAGAAAATCGTCTTTTGTTTCTTCTGACATGACATTATCCCCACATCACAATAGAAGACGAGCAAAAGACATCTCTCATTGTGACGGATTTATTGTTTTTGAACATATATACAAATGAGTAATTACAAAGGAAAACACATGAGACTAATTACAAGGAAAAATTCGTTCCTAGCCATTTTTGTAATCTTTTTTGCGACCTCTGAATCTTCGGCGCAAAAATACAGAGTCATTTTGCCGGCAAGACCGCAACAGCCTCCGGCGCTGAACAATACAGTTCAACCTCAGATCGCCAACCAAAATGTAAATTTCAACACAGGAAGCAGTTCTAGTGGCGGCGGTCAGTACGGTGGCGGTTTCCAACAAAGTACCGGGGGAATTCAAGGTACCGCACAATACACCCAAAACAACGCTCCCGGAATGCAAATCTCGCAACTTTATCAAATTCCACTTTCTACAGGTGGCGGCGGCTTCGGACAAGGCGGTGGCTTCGGACAAGGCGGCGGCTTCGGTCAGGGTGGTGGCTTCGGACAAGGCGGTGGCTTCGGACAAGGCGGTGGCTTCGGACAAGGCGGTGGCTTCGGACAAGGCGGTGGTTTCGGACAAGGCGGTGGTTTCGGACAAGGCGGTGGTTTCGGACAAGGCGGTGGTTTCGGACAAGGCGGTGGCGGTGTAAATATAACCTTTGGTGGCGGTGGATTTGGTCAGGGCAGCGGAACTGGCGGACAAGCTATCGGCATGGACAATCCATTTTATCAAATGGCAATGCAAGGCATCATATCTGGTGTGGGCGGTTCAGCGTTTCAAAGTGGCGGCTACGGTCAGGGCGGTGGCTTCAGTCAGTTCGGCGGTTATGGACAAGGTGGTGGCTTTGGCGGTCTGGTCGGATATGGCATGGGCGGCAGAACTGGAGTGCAAGGTGGCTTTGGCGGTCAGTTCGGTGGGGGCAGCGGCTTCAATAACGGCGGAAATGGCATATAAATGCAATAATTGAAACATAGATATCGAAAACAGTTTAACTGGGAAAAAAAATGAATACATTCATGGAACATATCAACGGAATCAAAAGGAACAATGTCATTTCATATCTTGAGCGCAGAGGCGTGGGATTGAGCGATGAGCTGTTGTTCGAGGTATACTCGAAATTCGGAAACGACGAGGTGGTCAACGAAGCCATAGGCGACTGGTGGAAAAAAGCCAAGTCCGTCGCTTCTGGGATCGGCTCCGTCGCTTCTGGGATCGGCAAGGGCATCATGGACTTCGGGAAGTCCGCTGTTTCCGGGGCGCAACAAGGTTACTCCGATACCAGAAACAAAAACAACGACAACCTCTTGAAAGACACTCTGGAGAAATACAGCGGCAAAGTCACGCCGCACATGGAAAAGGCTAGGAAGGCTGCCGCTGATTACGCAACAAAGCTCGGGATATCGATTCCCCTGGCTACATCCATCCTTCTGGCTGGCATGGTTGGCGGACCCGCAGCCGTGCCGATGGCTGCGCTCATGTACTTCGTGAGGAAGCCAGTCAACAAGATCGCCGGCAACGTTTACGACAAGGGCGTCGAAATGGCTCAGAAGGGCGCCGGGATGGTCCAGAACGCGATGAAGGGCGCGAACCAGACTGGGGCGACCCAGAACGCAGCGACGCCAACGCCGCAGCTCGCTTGGACGGACTTCTCTTCATACAGTGACATGCGAGACATCCAAGAGGGTTATTTCGGAGACAAGGTGAAGCAGGCTGGGAACTGGCTAGGGAACAAGGTGTCATCGGGTGAAGAGTACATAGGCAAAAAGGCGAGCCAGGCGAAGAAATGGGCTCAAGAGGGAGGACTGAAAAGGTCCGGGGAGAGATTCGGAAAGGCTCTCGGTTCGGTAGCCGGGAAGGCGACCAATTACACGGTGAACACCAAGAACCTGATCAGCAAATCATTCGGGTCCATGTCCAAGTTCGCAAACGAGAACAAATTAAAGATAGGAAAAGTCCTGTTCCTCATGGGCGTGGGCTCTCTGATAGGATATGGCATAGGGAAGGGCGTCGACGCGATGGCTGCGAACACCGTTAAAGAAGTCGCCCCCCAGGAGGACATGGATTGGATTCACAAGAACTTCAAGATGGATTACGTCAAGGACGAGGACGGAAATTACCATTTTCATGGAGACAACCACTACAGCAACACCGGAGACAAACCTTGGCGTGGCGAAGTAGGAGACGAGGTTCCAGCCTCGACGTTCGCTTATTCTAAAACTCACACTCACGACCAAGAGGGAGTTCCTGATGATTGGGTCGGAAAAACCGATCCGGCTGCGGTTTTCTCTCATTCTGACGTATCGCAGGCAACGCTCGACAAGATAAGCGACCAATTGGTGTTCAAGGACACATTCACCAGCGTCTCTCTCAACAAGCTGGTGGACAAGACGCTCGGACCAGACACGCTCTTTATAAAGTTTCACGCGACGATGAGTCCTGTCGATGTCGACGGCACCCAACTGTCGGTCAAGGAAATGATGGACAAGGCATACGCGGATCTATCCGCCGAACTCAAAAACCAAGGACTAACGGCAGAAATCGAGAAATTCGATCAAATAAAATATTTCAAAGACATCGGATACTATCCTGACAAGCCCATCGAATTGGACACCAAAATCATCGTTCACTCAGCCGCCACCGGCGGGGCTATAGGAGGGGCGGTCGCTGGTGCAGCTTCCGGCGACAAGTCCGGGAAAGAACAGAAGCGTCAAGCGCCGGCTAAAACAAGCAAGAGCGCTAGCCCTGACGAGAACATGTACACGTACGAGAGTTTCGTCCGCCGAAAGGAAAGGACGATCCGCTAGGTCTCACTCGTGACCTCACGGTCTTGGACCGCCTCGAAATTGATCTTCGACTTGGCTTCGTTGACCGTCATGCCGTTGGTCTTGCATTCCCTCACCCTCATGATCTGGTCCAGGTTCAACCCGCCGAAATGCCGAGACCATTCCCCTATGAGATTCTCCCTCACGACTGGCGACGGGTTGGAGAAGTTCCTCACGTACTTGAATCTGCTGGGTCTGTTCTTGAGCGAGTCGTCTATCTTGCCTATGTCGTTGGCGGTCATGATGAAGACGACGCCCTCATAGTTGTTGTAGACCCCGTCCAGGCAATTGAGTATAGAATCGAATGTGAATTTTATGCCCATGTTGTTGCCGCCCTGCCCGCTCTCGCCTATTATGCACCTTCTCTTGTCGAAGTAGTTGTCGAAATCCTCCAGAAGCACGATGCAGTTGTTTCCTATCTGCGAGAACATGAACATGATGTCCATGTTCGTGAATTCCGGCACGAACGTTATTATCGTTATGGGCATCTGGTATTTCACCGCGAGATACTTGACCAGAGAAGTCTTTCCGTTGCCGGGGTCGCCGTAGAGTATCGCCCCGGTCTTCGGCAATACTCCCCTTGCCACCTCCCCGACCTCCTCGCAGAAATCAAGCCACAGAGACTCGTCGACGACTGGATTGTCGGCGGTCTTTATCGAGCCGATCTTGTCTGTCTGCCATGGCGAAGCGACCCTGACCGGGACTCCGAACGTGGAGAGCTGCATGGACTTCAGTTTTTCGGACAGGAAACGCTTGATTTTCGAGTGGTTCCACCTGAAGCAGGTTATGGATGTGACAAGGTCTTTGCCCTGGAAGCCGGCTTGCAAGAGCCTCTCGGAGTGAGCGATGTAGAACCACGGCACTCCTTCCATGAAGCATATGGACTTGTAGACCACGGGATGCCTTTTCTCCGAGAAGAACTCCTCCTCGATGACGAACTGCCCCTCCTTCTCGATCAACTCGTATATCGTCCTGAAAGTGTTGTTGTCGACCCTTAGGTCGAAAAGGACTATGTACCTCACCACAGCCCAAAATCCGACGCCCAAGCCAACAACGGTCAATATTGGCGCTATCCAGTTCATGTTTGCCCCTAAAAAAAATTCGTGGACGAATACATACATTAAATCCAAACCGAGGAAAAATCAACATGAAAAGCATCAACGAGTTCAGGTCGGGAAGCAAGGTCAAAGACCTTGTGGCAAAGTTTTTCGAAGCCAGAAACGTGGCTCACGTGGCTCACCTTCAGACCAAGAGCTACGCGGAGCACAATGCTCTTGGCTCTTTCTACGATGGGATCCTTGGTCTCGCGGACACCTTCGTGGAGACGTACCAGGGTCAGTACGGCATCATTTCCGGCTATAACTCTTGCATCCTCGAGTCCAAGGACATACTGGAATACATGGAAGGTTTCGCCGACAGCGTCAAGGATGGAAGGAAAAGACTCGACCAAGACGACACCCACCTCCACAACATACTCGACGAGATTATGGCTTTGACCTACCAAACCATTTACAAGCTCAAAAACCTCAAGTAACTGACTAGATTATATGCATGTTGATCAAACCTAAGAGGATGGATTGCAAGGTCAGGGTCAGCCTTCCGGAAGGATTGGCTGACGCCGACTTCACGCCAAAGTCCTTGTCGTCCCAATTGAGGATGAACGTGGTGGTCTCGACAGTAGACAGACCGGAAGGATATGTCCACAGCACGCTAGCGAGCATGCTTCTCGGCGGCATGCCAAACAACTACCTTATCAACCTGATAGTGTCCTCCGACCAGTCGGGATACCTCGAAAAATACAAGCACCACAAGAACCTCCGTATAATCTGCTGGGACAGGGAGAACTGGTCGAACCTCAAGTTATTCCCGAGGAAGTTCATGGCTAGCTACAATTACATCAAATGCCTGAGCGTTTCGGATTACGAGAACAGCCTGGTGTTCGAGGATGACGTGGTTTTCCAGAACGACTGGTTCCGCAAGATGCTGGTGTGCCTGAACGAGATCGAGAACGACGGTTACGAAAAATACATATTCAGCCTGCTGTCGCACAACAAATGCAGGTCTTCGAAGAACTACTTCCAGGTTCCCAAGATGACGTGGGCTGGCACCCAGGCGGTATTCTATCCCAAGTCGGTTCTGAGAGACATAAGGAATTTCATGGAGGAGGTGACCAACTCGGTGAGTTCCACGCAGGTCGAGCCAAGTTGCCCCGACTTTCTGAACGCCTACGACATGATAGTCAAGGAATGGTCGATGATGAACGATTGCATGATATTCTCGCCGGTCGAGTCTCTGGTGCAACACATCGGAGATAAAACAAGCGGAGGAACCGGGGAGAACATTATAAGGAGTCCCGTCTTCCTTGACCAGTGACCGTGATCAGTTGCTCTTCATCTTGTACTTTTCATCAAGGTAGGCTATCAGCACCTTCTGTTCGGAATCCATGTCCTTGTACCTTTCCTGGAGTCTGTCGTAGTACTTCTGCTTGTCCCTGAATTTGTCCCTCTGGCTCTTGATCGGGAACTCGGTCTTGTAGAACTGTATGTCTTCCGGGATCTTCAGGGAGTCGATGAAATCGGCGTATTCCACGGCTAGCGTTATTCTTTTCTCTGAGTACTTCAAGACAAGCATGTCGACGTTTTTGGTCGGGAGGCAGCGTATCTTCGCGATTGTCTCCTTTATCTCGACCGAGGCTTTCGAGGGATTGGAGTTAACCGTCTTGTTGAACTTGTGTATTATGTCGTTGAAATTTATCCAGAAGTTTTTCGTGGCTACCTCGTCGGCAGTTTGGTTTGAGGCGAGAAAAAGTATCAAAGCGATGCAATGCATAAACAGCTCCGTTCGGGTTTGAATTCCGAATAATGGTAGCAAAAGGTCGATTACGTGTCAAATCAATTTGGAGAGCAGATCCTGCCTTCTGAAGGAGACCGTCGAAGGGTACATTTCCCGGTAGAAATCCATGAGTTCGCGCTCGACAGATCTGATGTTGTGCATGTTTATTATTTCCGACTTCACCCCGAGAGTGCCAGCCAAATGCGACATGCCGCTGTCAACCCCTATGAACTTCCTGCAGCCGAGGAGTTTTTTCGAGATTCCGAAAAGGTCGCCGAGGTGGTACATATAGCCTCCTAGGTATATCCTTGTGTCCTTGCCGCCTATGGCTATCGGATTCCTCGTGGACCTCTGGCTCAGGATCATGCGACATTCGGTCGGCGTCAACGGTTTCTTCCCGTGGTTTCTCGGCGACCTGGAGTCGAACTGGAAATAGACGTTGTGGTTGCACCCGAATCGTTTTATCCTGCACTTGGGGAGAACTATCCATTTCGGGTCGAACCCCAATTTTTTATCGAACCGCATATGACGATTCCTCAGAAAAGTCGATTCCGGGTTCGCCCCCCTCGAGAGGAACTCGTTGATGCAAATCTCTGGCTCAACGGAATCGGACCAGCCTCCCCCGAAGGTCATCCCCCCGAAATCGAACAGGTCGAAAAGATCCTTGACGGTGCCGGAGCCGAAGACACGCACGCCGACATTGTTCTTGACGTGGTAACTGTAGATGAGGTTGAGGCACACCAGGGAATCGCCCAGGTGCCGATCCATTTTTATGTAGGCTTTCTGGTGGCTGCCATATGTATCGTTTTGAATCGACATGAATTAACATAGCAGCCATTCGCCGCGTTTAGATGATTTTCTGCAGGTTTCCGTGCATCCTGAAATAAGCCAATATGAGGTTCGCTACGAATTTCTCCTTGGGGCTCATGGAATCAATGTTCTGGCGTATGTCGCCGATAAACTTCTTGTCCGCCTCCCGGCTGCATTCCGATCCCTTGTTTCCCAATAGTCCGGCGGTCCATTCGTCGCCGCACTTGCAGTAGTCGACGTCATGGCTCATGCAAAGCGAATCAAGCTTGTCCTTTGGCGGTTTCAGGGGATCGCCGCTGTCGTGCACGTTGCAGGGCTTGGACACTATATCCCCGGTCTTGTTCGGACCGCAGTAGGTTCCGTAGCGGAACGTTTTGGCTATGTTCTTGATGGCGTTCGATATGTCGTACTCTAAAAAACTCTTGAATTCCATTTTGTCACCGTGCTAAAAGATTTACGCAAATGTATATATGTTGTCGGAAACAAATAAGGGCGACATACATGAGATTCGACGAATATTGCGTTCGAGTCGAAAAAGGAACGGGAAGTCCATGTCGATTCGGCTAAAAAGCACGTTTAGGTTTTTACTGGTGATTCTTCTTCTCTCCGGATGCCCATCCAGAGACGTCGACGTGTGGACCGACATAGTTCCGAAGAATCACGAAGCGATACCGGCGCCTCCTGCCCCGGATAGCGAGTTCTCGGCGACAAACACCAACCTACTAGCGACGCACAACAGGGAAAGGGAATACAAGGGAAGGACAGGTCTAAAGCTGGACAAGACGCTTGTGGGCTACGCGCAGGATCACTCGGACTGGATGGCTCGGAAGAAAAACCTGAAGCATTCGGATATAGGGGTTCTTCTGGGGAAGTTCCACACCGTAGGCGAGAACATAGCGTGGAACCAGGAAGACGAAAATGAGGTTACGGAATCCTGGATGAACTCAAAGGGTCACAGGGAAAACATAATGAACCGGAGTTTCGGAAGGGTTGGCTTCGGGGTCTCCAAAGCCTCCGACGGAAGCCTATACTGGTGCGCCGTTTTCGGGGATTGACTCCATCTTGAGGTACAGCTTCAACGGCGGCTTGTCGTAGTACATTTTGAGGTAGGGACACATCCATGTCTTCTGCTGTTCCATGAAGCCCTTAAGGTTCTCGCCGTCGACTTCATATATCCAGCCGTCATAGAATGGCTCGGCATACGTCAGCCTGATGTCGCACGCCGGGAAGTAGGAAGACGAGACCAAAAGGTTGAACCCGTCCTCGTATCCCACCATGCCCTTGAATTTGCATCCGTAGTTTATCAACTTGTCTGCGCCGAATATAACCGGGGAAAGAGTCATCTCGGCGAACATCGGGGGCGCGAAGCTGTAGAAAGACCCGTCCTTCTCGAACACCCAGTTGCCGTTGCTTTTCTTGACGACGAAGGTGTTTATATCCATGCGTTCGAGTTCGCTTTTCCCCGTTGGTTCAGAGCTTTCGAAAATGCTCATTCGCTCTCCTGGATATGGGTGGATTTCTTGCTTGGCTCAAGATCGTTGGCTGGTCTGGTGAAGACGCTCAGGCATATCTTCTCTTTTTTGTGGCTCAGCAAGAACAGAAGCTGGTCGCATTCGATCGACGGCTTGGTCTTGGTCGCCAGGGCGACATTGTCGACACTCACCTTCATCTCGACGAGATTGCTTATGAACCCTCCAATGTCGAACACGTACTTGTTCCACACGAGCTTGCCGTCGTCCGAGCCTCCGATGACTTCCATCTTGGTAGGGCAGACGCTCATGTAGGTGTGTCCGTCCGACTTGCTGAGGGAATAGCCTATCTGCTCCTCGGAGTCGTTGAAGTTCTTGACTTTCTTGTCTATCTTCCAGCATTTCTTGATAAGAGACAAAATGCTTTTGTGCGCTAATTTCGGTTTCACTTGTCGCTCCTTTAAAAGGGTAGTTCTTCTATGTGGTAAATGGTTGGCGGCATCATCTTGTATTCCTTGCCTATGGCATCCAGTATCTTCTGCCTTTCGCCTTCGTCCATGAACTCGAAAGTCAGCATCGCCAGATCCATCAGAGTGTTGACCTCATCGTCTTTGGACGAAGACGCCGACTTCATTATGGAATGAAGATAGTCTATTATCTTCCGTTTGTGCTCAAATTGCCTGCGCATCTTGCGAGCCCCAGTTGCCGAGTTGGATGAGATAAACGCTCTAGATACATTATACAGATGTAGAAAACCAAGTAAACATCACCAGTGAATCATTTCGGAATTATGCAGGTCGAACCTGAAGTCGAAAATCTTCTGGTGTAGCCTCTCCGCGAAATCCTTGGGGTTCGACACGACCGAGGCGTCGAGACCGCCGATATTCCTGGCGACGATTTGCTCGACCTCGTCCAAAAAAGCCATTTTACCGAGGTATTCCCCGGCGGAGATAAGTTCGTCACGGCACGCCATGGTTATGATCCCTTTCGAAACAAGGCTTTCGCACAGTTTCGAGAGCTTGCTTTCCGCCTCCACCCATTCCGGGTGTCGCGGGGACACAAGATCGATCACGTATATGTCCTCGTTGTGGGAAAGGTAGGAAAAAACCTGGCGTATGGAGTGGAAAAATTGCCGATCCAACGAGAAACCCAAGCCGGCTCCTATTCTCCTGATCTCGTCGAACGACAGTTCCCGCGACATGGCTGCCTCGAACGGACGCCAGACTCCCGGGCTTGAGTCAAGCTCTTCTCCCCAATGTATCTCACGTCTATCGTCGATGCTGTAACGGATTTTCCTTGCAGCTATGCCGGTCTGGCTTACGCCGGACACCAGTAGCGATAGCCCTTCGGGTTCAATGTTCCTGTCGATGCATATGGAAACGCCGTCGATCCCAGCCCCTATCCTGCAAGCCTTGACGACATCAAGAAGAATCTCCTCCCTCTTGCAGATGAGCACCGACACCACTGCGTCGAGGCGTCGGAGGACGACATAAGCAGGCATTGAGGCGGATTCGCTCTTCTCGCTCCAGAACTCCTTGACTTTCTTTGCGAAAGCAAAAACGTTGGCTTCGGACTCATATGTCAGTTTGAACATGTATCTTCCCTGGAACTTTCACCGCTACGTACAGGCTTCCCGGAACGCCTACTTTGCCGGAGAACTGTGGCGGGAACCTTAACGTTCTGCCGCCGCTTTTGTACACATGGCTCTCGGAATCGCTTCCCGCGTGAGTGCAGACTAAGTCCGTTATCGGCAATGGCAAAGCCGAGACCACGATAACAAAACCATTATCGCACGGCGAACCCAAAAAATCAACAAGATTGCCCACAATATCGTCCGCCGGCAAATCCCATTCGGCGAAGAAATTTCGGTCGCCTGACTTGCCTATCGGTATGACTGCAAGACTATTCATTTGAATCTCCTATTGATTTCTTTATGTTCTCTATAGCCTTCCTGAACGAAACGCCGATAAACATCTTGCTGTACGGTTTTTTCGTCTTCGGGTTTATAAGTCGCCTTGAAAGCTCGCTCTGCCATCCTTTTTTCCCGTTCATGAAAGCCTTCACGCATTCCGTCTGTATCGCGGAGAGTCCTTTCACGTCATCCAGGTTGAATTCTGGCGGCATCGCGAGTGATCCTTGTGGCATGTCGGCGGATTTCTCCTCGATTTCCCCTAACATCTCGCTTATTCGCTTCATGCCGGAAAACCTCTTGAAGCTGTCCATGCTTTCCTTCTGCCTCTTCGTGATCCCAAGCTTTTTGATCAAATCGTCATAGCTGGTTCCGTCGTCATGCTCGGCAGCCCGGTCGAAGTTGTAGTTTATGACGCCCCATTCAAGCGGGGTTCTGACGATGCTGTTGTTGGCGGCAAAAGTCTTCTTGAGGGTTTTGTTGATCATCCCGATATAGGTCGACAGGTTGGCTTTGGAAACGTCAAAGTAGTATATGTTCTGCAATACCTTGCATATCAACTCGGATAGGTATTCGTCGTCGCCCCTGGACCATTTGACCAGAAGAGGGATGTAGCCCTCGACGACGGCGGTCTCCACGCTTCTTCCTCCAAGTTCGGAAAAAACCGTTCTTTTGGGAACGAGAATCGTCTCCACGTCGCCCAGGAACTCCTTCCGCATGTCTTCCGGGATGACTGACAGGTCTGGATTGCCGGTCAAGATGCCGTGGCGGAACGCGCCGCGCTTCTTTACCCCAGACAAAGCGACCCACTTCCCTAGAAGCCTGCTGCTGGTCGTAAGTATGTTTGCCAAAAAAAACTTCTGTTCTTTTGTCATCGGTCTGTAATCGACATTGATAAGCATCACATTCTCTCTTTCGTTTGAGTGACCAACCATCCTCACTTGGGGTGCCAGGTGTCTGGCGAACGGCTCACAACCTTTATTCGCCTGGCGACCATGGAAATTTCCAAGTTTTTCTCGATTCGCGACCATAGGGTGCCAGGTGTCCGGCGAACGGCTAGCCGAAAACCACAAAAAAAGTCACGAGAACGATAGATAAGGTTGTTTAATTGGGCAATATAGTCTAGGATTAACCGATGAACATCATTCACCTCATAGAATGGACCGATTCAGATGTCGTAAGCTTCGACTTTGACGACACGTTGTGCTGGCAGGACGGAACCCCGAACACGAAAATGATGAGTATTCTGAAGAGCCACCATGACAACGGCTACGAATGCATCATAGTCACGGCGAGAAACCTGTCGCACGAGGAAGAGAGCTGGATCAAGGAAAACGAGCCGCAGAGGATTCCGGTGCAGCATTTCATCCAGGCTCATGGTCTTCCCGTGAAGAAGGTCTATTTTACCGACCACGCGCCGAAAGGACCAGTCCTAGCCAGACTTCAGGTCGTCAAGCACTATGACGACAAGGAGGAAGAGTTGAAATCGGCTAACATGCACGGGGTGGTTGGAATCAAAGTAACTTCGAGGTGAAATGGAAAGAGTAAGCGTAAGAGACGGCAGAACGCCGATCGTGATGTTCGCACCGCACGGTTTTCAGGGCAACGACGAGAACACCTCGTTGATAGCCGACACCGTAGCCAACCAGATAAAGTCCTACAGCGTCGTAAACAAGGGATGGGAAAGATCCGCGAACGTCGACGCGAACAACGACAAGGCTGACTGCAACAACGTGTACCATTGCCACGAGGACGTCGTCAGGGAAGAAATACTTGATCCGCTGATGAGGACCGTCAAAAAGGCTAAGAAATGGGGAGAAACCGTGTTCCTGTACACGATACACGGCATGAGCGACAGGCACCGAATAATTTCAGGCGAAAAGATAGACATGGTCGTCGGATACGGAGCCGGGGATCCAGAAAGCCATTCGATGGACATATGGCGGAAGAATTTTTTCATGCAGAAGATGAGAGACCTCGGCGTGAACGTGTTCGAGGGGAAGAGTGGCGGCAACATGAGCGGCTGGAGCAAGTCGAACATGAACCAGCTGTACAGGAAGTGGTATCCCGACCAAAGCGTCCAGAGCCTTCAGATAGAGATCGTGCACGAATTAAGGTCGGACTTCGACATGAGCATACTCATAAGCGACTATATCGCCACTTGCGCCCTCGAAACGATGAACGCCTCAAGCTTCACGGCGACCGAGAGCTTCAAGAGCTATTGACGGACGTTGTCTTCGACGAATCCGAGGTCTTCCTTTTTTATCTCGATATTTTCCGGCATCCTGCTTAACGTCCAGTCATGGTTGATGAAGATGAAATTCGACCCCGGATCCCTTTTTTGCAGGATGGAAAAATTTTCATTCATGACTATCCCGATGATGTTCATCTTCTTGATCAGCTTGCTCAATGTCTCATCCCGGTCAGGCTCGTCTTTCTTTTTGGGTTCTGGCTCGACCGCTCCCGGTTTTTTTGACCCCAAAGCCTCTTGCATCCTGAAATGGCTTTGGACCCAAGACCTGAAATCGGATCTTGTCTTGTACGAGAAAACGAAAGACAACAAAAGAGACAAAACAGCCACGGACAACAAGAGTTTTTTTCTCCCTCCCGGCTTGGATTTAACTTTGGCTCCATGATTCGAAATTTGATTTTCCAGATCCGTTTCCCAAGATTCCATATGTCCCCCATGGTTTCATTTTCTCAGCAACGACTTGTTGTACCAAACTGGCGGACCTCCACTTGACTGGCATTCGGACATCCTTCGCCGCGAGGACAACAGCCTGACGCTGGTTCCCCTGCGAACGTTGCCTATGTATTTCATGTCCTTGCCTTGGTCTTCATAAATCGACATTCCGACGAGAGATCCGTCATTCAATCTATATACGGAGATGTCGCATACTGTTTTCTTGTCATTTCTGTTAAATTTTACGGATCTCTTTCTGGTTGGCTGCCTTTTCTTGCTGGACATCCTCGCCTTGTTATTCTCTATGATATCATGCAGATGCCTCTTGTCCGCCCCGCGGTTCTTGTCGTATATCGAACGGAGCTTCGAAAGGTTGTGGACGCTGATGTTGGCGTGCCCCTTGAGGCTGTTGCATATGGAGCACATGGTTTGGTAGTTCGAATGCTTGTCCTTGCCTCCGAGGCTTTTTGGCTTGATGTGGTCTTTCGTCAGGAGGATCAACTGATTGTCCCTCTCTCCGTACAGGTTGAAGTGGGGGGAGACGTCATTTGGCGACTTCTCCAGGTAGACCTTGTTCCCGACTATGCCGCAACAGACGCAGCGATTGTTCTCCCGGAACAGGAAATACCTCTGTGAGTTCATTTTGGCGACATAATCGACACCATTGTGGGAACACCTGAAGTTGTTCTTGGTCCTGCGTATCTCTTCGACTATATGATCCCAATGGAACGATTTGATCTTGATTGTTTCGTTGGGGTCTTTGATCCTGATGACGCTGACCGAGACGTCGAGCTTTGGAAGATTGCAGTCCTGGAACACTTTCACTATGTCGCGGAAGGACTTGTCCCTCAACTCTTGCTCGGTGGTGTTGGAATTGACCTTCCACCTTACCCTGGCTCTCACTTCGAACTTCATGTGTACTCTTTGTTCATGTAATCGGCTTCTGCCTGGCTATGGAGAAGCTCGTAGACCATCAGACCGCAGTAGGCGGTCACCAGCTTGCTTTTGCCGACTTTGGAAAAGCTCTTGATCCAACTGCTTATGACCGGGTTGACTTCCTCGATTTCCCTGAGCCTGTTCTCGATGTATTCGTAGTCGTCGGCGTTCTCGAGATTGCCCATGAGTGAATACGTGGTTTCTTTTTTGACCACCGGAAGATAATTGTTCATGATTTTTCCTATTTCTTGTTTTTCAAAACATAATCGTTGAAAACCTGCTGCATCTGGTGGTCGGGGAAGTTCTTGTCGTAAGGTTCTTTCCTTATCCTGTCGGCGACTACTTTGGTCTTCTTGAAGAACTCCTCGATCTCGGTCTTCACCTGGTCGTGCGTGACGACATCGAGCCCGGCTTCCGCGAACCACTTGTTGTTTTCGTTCACCGGGAAGTGGGTCTTTTGGACTATGTCGTTTTGCAAGCCGAGGCTCTTGATCTCGTCTTCGGTGAACACGAGCTGGATGTAAGCCTTGTTGAGTTTCCTGTACTGGTGCGTCGAATGTCGCGCAGACCAAGGATGGCAACGAACGAATATCTTTGATTTTTCGTTGATCAGACCAGAAACCATCTTGAGAAGGGCGACTGGGTTCTCGGCATGATCAAGGACGTCGTAGATCAGAACGTAGTCATAGGGGGCGTTGGACTTCAGGTACTCGAAGTCGGTGGTCAGCATAGAATTACCTTCTTCTTGGTTCCAAGCAAAAGGTCCAGACGTCTTGATGTCGTATCCCGTCGATTTTGCGGCTCCCAATCCGGACACGTGCTTGACGACATGACCTTCCCCGCAGCCGAAATCCAGGAACTTCTGTTCCTTGAATTCCTGACCGAGGTAGGAGACTATGCCTTCGGCGCGTTCCATCTTGTCCTTTTCCGTTTCCTCGCAAATGAGGAAGTCAGGGGCTGCCTGTGGCCATTCCGGAGATTCGAGGAGGGCTTTCAGCTCGGCAAAGTCGGAAGGCTTTTCTGGGACCGCCTCTGGGGTCTTGGTTTCTTGGACTGGGGGCTTGACGTTCTCCTTCTTAAGCAAATCGACGATGTTCTCAAGGCTCTTGATGATGTTTTCCAAATTCATAACTGTCTCCGGGTTGAAAATGTTCCATCTATATAATAGATAAAGACCTGAAATTATTTGTGGCAGCGCAACCGTTATTGCTTGTTTTCTCGACAACTGGTATGATTGAAAATCAGGTTTTCAAGCAGAATTCAACATTGCGATCGGACAATCATGATAAACGTATTCGGGTCGTCATTCGATGAAATGGAACTGGAATCTCTTAGGGAATCGATCGCGTCTGGATGGCTCGGAATAGGACCTAAAGTAAGGCTTTTCGAGAAGGAATTCGAGAAAAAGGTGAAAAAGCCATTCGTGATGGTGAACAGTGGGTCCAACGCCCTGCATCTTGCAATAAGGCTTCTTCACCTGAAGAAGGGAAGCAAGGTGATGCTACCATCATTCACGTACGCAGCCTGCATAAACGCCATCCTCCTCGAAGGTCTTGAACCTGTTTTGATAGACGTAGACCCCGAGGATGGAAATATCACGGCGGATACTGTCAGGAAAAAATGGGTTCGCGGAGTGAAAGCCATAATGCCGGTTCATTACGCCGGGAAGCCGTGCGACATGGAAAGCCTCAAGGAGTTCGGGGTGCCACTGGTAGAGGATGCAGCCCATGCCGTCGACACCATGATCGGAGATGAGCATTGTGGGTCGATTGGTGATTTTGGGGCTTTCAGCTTTGATCCAATCAAGAACCTTCCGACCCCAGACGCCGGCGGCGTGTGCGTGAGCGAGAACCTGGTGGAGGAGGCGAGATGCCTCCGAGACCTCGGTATCTCTTCGACTGGTCTGAACGCGTCTTCTCACGGGGGCAGGTGGTGGGTCGGGCAGATAACGGCTACTTTCCCGAAATACACGCCCAACGACATAGCAGCCTGTTTCGCGATTACAAGCCTGATCAAGCTTCGGGAAAACCAAACAAAGCGCCGGGAAATATGGGATTTCTACACGGAATCGTTCAAGGGTCTCCCGATAGATACGCCCAAGACAAGCGATGCATACAGGCATTCTTATTTCACGTATCTCATACAGACCGACAAGAGGGATCAGCTCGCCAAAGAACTGCTCTCGGAGCTTGTTTACACGACATTAAGGTTTCATCCCCTCCATCGCTACAAGATTTTCAGCAAATACAGGTCTGGTCGCTACTCCGGCTGCGACAAGCTAGAGTCGCGGGGTCTTAACCTTCCGATCCACCCGAGACTGAGCCATGGCGAGGTCAAGAAGATCGTGATGCTTGTACAGAGGTTCTTCAATGCCTAAAGTGATGGTGTTTCCGTGCGGAAGCCAAGTCGCTCTGGAAATTCGGAACAGCCTCATAAGGCAGAAGAACATAAGCCTTATCGGCTGCTCATCGAAGCCCGACAAGTCGGGCTGCCTGTTCGACGATTTTGTTGTTGGCGGCAAGAATGTTTTCGAACGAGGTTTCGTCAAATCCATTGCGGACATAGTGGAAACGAAGTCCATCGATGTGATATACGCAGCCAACGATGACGCGCAGCTTGCGCTGAGCAAGAGCAAGCTGCGCGGGAAGACAATCGGATCAAACCACAAAACGAACGAGATGTTGAGGTCGAAATCCATGACCTACTCCGTTCTCGGAGACCACATCCCAGTTCCGAGTTCATTCAAGGAAAAACCGAAATTCCCGTTGTTCTTCAAGCCTGACAGGGGCAGCGGCTCAAAAAACTGCCATCTGGTCTGGTCGGATTCCGAACTTAAGGTTTTGTCAGACCGATTCCCGGAACATGTGGCTTGCGAATACCTTCCTGGGGAGGAATTCACGGTCGACTGTTTCACCGACAGGAACGGGAAGCTTCTGGTTTCTTTCGGGAGATCCAGAATCGAGACAAGTTCTGGAATGGCGGTGGAAACCTCCGAATCGGGAGACATACGGCTACAAGACATGGCTTCTATCATAAACGGGAAACTGGACTTTCGCGGACCGTGGTTTTTCCAGACCAAGAAGAACGAGTCTGGGAATCATGTTCTTTTGGAGGTGAACACGAGGATCGCGTCATGCTCGTCGCTCACCAGGATGAGAGGGGTCAACCTGTCCCTGCTGGCTCTGTTTGACCACATGGGAGAAGATTGCTCGATTTACGAAAACAAGCGCAAGAGTCAGACGCAGTCAAAGTTTCTTTCTAATGTTTGGGTTTTGGAATCCAGGTACAAAATACTTTATGTCGATTTCGATGACTGCCTGTGCGTTAACGGCAATGTGAACGCGAACCTGATCAAGTTCGTGTTCGAATGCAGGAACAGAGGCATGCGGGTCAACGTTCTGAGCAAGCATTCGGGAGACTTGAAGGACAAGATGAGGAAACTTGGCGTCCTAGGGATATTCGACGAGATAATGCACATTGGCAAGGAAGAAAGCAAATCGATAATCGTCGACAGTGACAGCATACTTGTGGACGACAGCTTCAACGAGAGAATCGGGTCAAACGGCAAATGCCTGGTTTTATCCCCGGACATCTTTGAGTTTGGATCCATTGTTTTCGTTTGATCAAGCCATTCTGGAGAAACTGACGTGGGGATCGACAAACGTCTTGATTCCTTGCTTGGAATACTCGAGAGTAGTTTTGTAGTCATAGTTCCAGAACATCCTGCTCATTGCATATGCCCCCGATGGACAATCGACAAACGAGCGCTCGGGATCGAAGTCTCCTCCTTTGAGGCTCAAATTAACGATCTTGTTTTGGAGAATCGAGTGTATGACTTTTTCCCCAAAATTTGGCGTGACGACGATCATATCGTCATCCATCAGCAATACATTCTTGTATTTTGAAATGCTGACGCCTTTGGAATATGGAGTAACTTTTTCAATTTCCTCATTGAACTCAAACACCCTTATGCCGGAATAGCATCCGCTTCCTAGCAATCCCTCGAACTTTTGCCTTTCCCCATTCCAGTCGTTGACATTCACCGCAATGATCTCGCTTTTGGCGAATCCGATGTTTCTCCTGACCGAATTTATGGAGCCGAGAAACGAATCGAATCCGTTGCGGCAAACTACGATAACTGATATCTGATACGAAATAGACTTGAGCATCACACCCCATCATGGTAAACGGTATTTCTGTCAATATACATACACTTGAGCCCATTTTCCTTCATGGCTGAACGCATGTCTCCCCACATCGTCATGTCTCCGTAAACCGGTTTTCCGTCAGCTCTGTAGTTGTATCTATAACGCAGGGGGAGAAGGTCGACCCTCCAAGACGCGGAAGAGTGGATCATGTTCTCCTCCGTCGGCTTCAGGTTGTCGTATTCCATCGTCGGGCACCTCTGCCTTGGCAAGACCCCGATGGTTTCATGTATTCCGGATGTGTAGGCGAAAGCCAGATCCTCGTATCTGTGGTAAGCTTCGGCAAGAGACTCGAGATGGTTGTCTCGCCATATGTCGTCGTGATCCAATATTGCGACATGCTTCATGTTGTCTTCCGCTATCCAGTCCAGGCAGAAATTTATGGCATTTATGCCTCCGAAGAAACTTCTCCTGTCGTCATTGAACTTCATCCTTTCTGGATCTATACAGACATTCTTGAGTTTAGCCTTGCCTTTGGGGAAAAGTTCGGCAAAAGAATCGAACTCTTCGTTCGGCGTATACATGTCGCCGACGACATAGGCTGTCCACCTGTCATATGTCTGCCTATTCAGCGACTTTATGGTTTCCCTCAACAATAGGGGAGTTTTGCCATCCGGTCTTGGATATGTCACTATTCTGACAGCGAAATTGACTCTCTGGGAAACCTTCATCATTTATTCGTCCTCATTTATTCAAACACAAAATATAAGAGAATTCGAAAAAACATTATTTGCATTTGTTTTATTTTTAAATGAATCTTATGATTATGTATGAGAAAAAGCAGGCGAGAATGGCTTTTCGAAATCAAATCATCGCTGTCTTGCATCTATTGCGAGAAAAGCCATCCTGCAATCATAGACTTTCACCATAGAGACCCAAGCGAAAAGTATAAGGATATATCTAGCATTCCAGGGAAAGCAAAAATCATGGAAGAAATAAAGAAATGCGATCCAATCTGCGCCAACTGCCATCGTAAACTACATTACGGCGAGGTCCTATGCCCTATAAAGACAAATCGGAAAGAAAAAAATACCAAAAAAAATACCACAAAAAATGGTACGCCAACAACAAAGTCGAAAGGTTCGCAGAAATAAAAAAAAGGGAACGCGTCATCAAGGATCAGTTTCTGGAATACAAGTCGACGAAAAAATGCGAGCTGTGCGAGGAAAGCCATCCAAGAGCCTTGGATTTCCATCATGTGGGAAAAAAGAGATTAAACATAAGCACGATGTCCTCGGACGGATACAGCCTCGAGTCCATAATGAACGAAATAGAAAAGTGCAGGATCCTCTGCGCCAACTGCCATAGGATAGAACATTTCAATCAGGGCTACAAACACAATCAGTGAAAAGACAAATAAAAAACCGCAACAAAAAATGTTGCGGTTTTTTAGAACAAGTTAATTTACGAAAACCATCCGAATTATATCACTTCAGAATTTTTCGAACCAATATTGGGGTGCGTGATGGTTTCGCCTCCAAACAGCAATTGATCCGAAGGGCAGATAAGGCTGGAGATTGTGTTTTCAATCGCGTCCGGGGTTGTCTCCAGAAGCCTATAGTTGTAGCCAGGTCTCTTTTTGCCAAGTTTTTCTGGATTTTCCTCAAGAACGGTCCACAAAACCTTCTCGATCAATTTGTAGCGCTTAAAGAAATTGAAGATGTTCCTCGCCTTTGTCGTGCTCATCTTCGGCACCTTGTGACCGCCGTCGGCACCGATGTACCTGTCTTCGTTTTTCTTCCAGCTAATCTTGATCGCCTTCTCGATTCGCGAGAAACAAAACCTTCCGTGATAGTTGTTTCTGGCGACATAGTCGCACAGGAATCTCCAGAACTCACGAACAAGATCCATCTGGATGTAGCTCTTGTTCGCCACGTATTTCCCATCATGTATAAGGAACGACAGAAGATATTCGAATGTATTTGTGTCATCCGTGAAAAACTTGGTGACGTAGAGCTTATTCTTCTTGATAGCCGCGAACACCTGGTTGTCATTTGGATTTGCGGTCGGAACGATCATGTCCGCACTAGGGCTATAGCTGTCACCAAAACAATCTGGCGACGTGATCCATGACTGAAAGTTGGAATCGAGGTCTTCGATTATGTCCTTGGACTTAATTCGCAAAATTTCCATCAGCCTCATGACTTTGTGGTTGTACACAAGCTGCTGGTCGACATCCGATATTTCGATCAGGTTCAGGAGCGTTTGGTCCATGACCTTCTTTCTCGCGGCTCGGAACGCCTCCTGTAGCGTTTCTGGCAGCGACTTCAGCGCTTCACTGATCGAGGATATAAATATTTCATTACGATCTATACTGTGACTCATGAAAAAAGACTCCTAAAATAAAATGATTTCCTATCAATTGAACTCGGGAGTTCACTCCCGAGTCCGATTTCTCAACTAATTTGCTCCGATTATGTCGGCTGCAGCCAAAACCTTGCGTTTGCTCTGGTCAACCGGCGTGTCGCTCACGGCATACTTTGGATACGCCGGGTAAACGACGGGTGATATCAGGCGAAAAATGGACAGAAGATCATCGGCTGACTTCGCGTAGTTCGTCACCCTTTCCAGAAATCCGTATCTCACGCTCACACCGCTGTCCCTGCTGATCAGAACCAACTTCTCTTCGTTGGTCAGAGCGTCAAGGGTAACCTGCGATGATGCCGAGAGAAACGCGGCAAGCTTTCTTCCCGCGGATTTCTCCGTGTCGGTAGCCGGGACGAATTCCCTTCCGGAACCGTAATGACCGGTGAGAAGGTCGTTGATCGGTCGGACTCCAATGACTGGATTTATCAGCAACTCGTTGCTTACCAAGTTTTCCGCGTCGTTAGGATGGATGCCAGCGGCGACAAACGCGGCGACATATACAGTCTTGGCGTCCTGATGATCCGGCACATCCGGGAGACGTATTTTGAATTTGTCGGTCATCATCCATGTCGCCTGGTGGTCTACGACGACGCCCTTCGCCACGACTATCTGAGGGTTGCTTGGACGACTCCTGTTTTCGAAAAACACCCCAACGAATTCCCGCAGGCATATCTCGTTGAGCTGGTCTTTCGCGTTCTCCAGTCGCTGCATGACGGGTTCGCTTACGACTTTGGCTTCGATCCATCTCGTGAAAGCCGTTTGGTCTTCGGCGTTCAGGCTGATCTGCCACTTCTTGTCCTTGTTGTCCTTCTGCGCTACAAAGGGCAGAGAAGCCATGAGACCTCCCAAGACATCCGTCACGCTCTGGGTCACTTGCGTGCCTTCCGATTTTGACTTTTTTGCCATAACTATTCCAAACCTTTCTGTATCTAATCCATTTTTTCGAAACGACCCTATGTCGTTTGCTATGATAAGGATATAGGAAAAAATACAGAAGTAAACAACCAAAAATTATATTTTTTAAGCCTATGGCTATCAAGAACTTGCGACTAGAATCGCTTGTTCGCACATCAAGATGTAGCTGGTAAGGAAGTGCGCGTGCGGCATGGAGTATCGATCGAAACTAATCAATAGGTCCTTTGATTCCTGTAATGTTTTTTCCAGCAAGGATTGATTTTGATCGACCAATAAATACTTGATGGTGTCAACTATATCGTAATACTGTAGTATCATCGACTCTTGTTTTGTGCTTGGGTCGAGATGAAAGAACTTCAGTATCTGGTCGACGTTGTCCGTGGAGTTTATGTCTCCGTTCGTGTGGTGAAGCCACCCGGCGCAAATGAAGTCGACTTTCTTAGCCGGTGACAGGTGCGGGTCGAAAACCATCTCCTGAGTCATCGACATCAAATGGTTTTTCAGCATCACGTCGCCGAACAGGATTTGGTTGTCATGGCGAGCCAAGGCTTTGTATTTCGCGCTCCTGATGTTGGGATGGAGGAAAAGTTCCGTGACGAAAGTACCGCACATCTTGCATACCCCGTCGCCGGACAAATCGGAGTCGTCCTTGTTGGCGAATTTATGGTCGCACCTTGCAGCCTTGGCATATTGCTCGAAGGCGGCAGACTCGGCTTCCCCTACGGATTTACCTCTGCCGACCATCCAGACCTTTGGTCTTTGCCATTTTCCGAGAACGAAAACATCTGTGACGTCGATGTTTTCCGGCGCGGGACACAGGGAGGCGAACATGAACCTGTTTTCCGTATCGATCTTTTGCAGCATAGAACGGTCTTTTCGGTAATTTATCTCCGAATCCTTGATCTGGAAAGTGCAGCCTTCGCTCCAAGCCATCTGGCACTCGTAATATGTCCCGTCAAACAGAACCTTATATGACATCCCTACACCCCATTAGTTCGACTATGTTGCGCATTTCCTTGAGGAACTTCTCCTTGAGTTGCCGCACCCTTTCCTTCGTTATGTTGAGGATACAGCTTATCTCATGGAGGTTCTTCCTTTGTTTGCCGTTTATTCCATAATAATGTTCGATTATCATTATTTGCCTTTCCACGTCGACGGTCCTGATGCTTTTCTTTGTCTGGTCTATTATCTTTTTCACGAGCAACTCGTTCTCCCTTTGATGCAGTTCAGTGTTGTTGTCGAGTTTGTTCAAGCCGTCCACGCCATCTTCCGGCAGCTCGTCCAGGCAAAAAACGTCGTGCTTCTTCATGCTTCTGAGCTTAGCCGACCTGAAAAAGTTTTTCTTGAGTACCCAGACGCAATAGGTTGAGAACTTGAACCCCTTCGTGTAGTTGAAGTAATCGACGCTCTTTATTACATCCATATAGGCGTTCGAAATGCATGCCTCTATCGAGTCCACATAACCACGGTACTCGGTCTTCAATATGTGCGTAGCCAGTCGGAAATTGCTGCTGGCTATTTGGTTTCTCAAAAAAGATATTTCCTTTATCAAAAGCTCCATCTTCTCGACATGCTTCAACGATGGCTTTATTGGCATCCTAGCCTTCATCTTCTTGAGCTTGAACTTGAAATAGTTCATCTTTCGGAACAAATGGTATTCCTGGTCTTTCGTGAGGAGCGGTTCTTCGTAGCATGGTCGCATCTCAGGGCTTTTGTTGCCAACCCTTAGGCTGGCGACCTTGACCCTTTCGTCGTCCAACTTGCCCTTGTCTGGTATGTCGGACACTATCGTCTTTACTTTTCTTCTTTTCTCGAAATCTACATGGTAGAAGAATCTATGATTGAAACTATGAACGAACTCCAACCTTTCGGAGAAATTAACCATTAATGGTTCCTCTTATAATTTATATCCGAAAGTCATTTTAATTTATAAAATAAACATTTGCAACACAAATGTGAAATCTAATCTATGCCGTCCAAACCCGTCTCCATAGATCTCTTTATCTTTTCACGGACCAGGATGGCAGAAGATTCAAGTATCTGCACGGATATGACTGGCGTGATGTTGAAGCAATCTACGAGTATGCCGCTTGAGGTTTTCTTTACCAATATGATGGGGGACTGGTCCCTCTTCTTTATCTCCTCGAAAAGCTGGTCCATAGTCGCCAGATCAAGATATTCGGACAATGTGCTGCTTTGGAGCGATCTCATCTTCTGGTTTTCGAGAACCAATGATGATATAGCCAGATACATGATGGAAAAAACCAGCAAGGAGAAACAAACAATTGCGAATATGATGATTTCCATGTTTAATCCATAAGCCATATAAAGCCACAATTCTTGAAATTGGACACGTCGCCCTGATATATGTAGCATTCTGCCGTATTTCTGTGGACTTGAAGAAAAGTGTCCGAGAATATAGGCAAATTCGACATATTTATATCTTCGACCATTATGTCCATTCGCTTGTAGATCCCTTCGCTGACGCCCTCGATCTCGTCCAGGATTCCCAGACAATTCTCGTCGACCTCGTATATCTCGCCATATATCCTCTGGGCTGGATGGCTCGTGAAGGCTTCGACCAATCCCGGAAAGGAGTTCGAAACCTTGTACATCGAGTAGGACTGGGATGTCCTGGCTGTTCCAAGGTATCTTTGCCCGGAAAGGTGCTTGCACCTTGGATGCCCCTGCTTTAACGTCCCGTACACGAACAAAAGTCTATGCATTGGTTGACCCCGCGATTGAAACATCTATATCGTAAATTGAAACGCAGAAATTGAACAGCAACTCGAAATAGGTCGCGTTCTGACTCGCGAACCCCTCCGATCTCCATCTGACATGTACGCTGAGCGCCTTTTGCCAGAATTCGCTACTGGCGCATACTAGGTCGACCCCATAAATCCTTCCCTTGTCGAATAGAGAGGAAAACTTGACTCTCATTGGTATGCTGCTTATCGGCGTTACGACTTGATAGGTTTCTTCCAGAACCGAAAGAAAAACTGCCGAATTTGGCTTGGGATCGACTGAATCAGGGTTGGTCGACAACCTGGCGAACGTCGAGAAGGGAAAATTGAATTGATGTATTACGGCTATTATGTCGCCTTCAATGAACTTTTTGCCTTTGAACATTTCCTTTTCGTCTTCGCTTGGGTCGGCTGACACGACAAAGCAAGTCAATCCTAGATCCTCGAGTTTGTCGGCAAATGAAACTGTCTCGTCAACCTTCCCGTGATCCAGAGGAATGAACACCACTTGTTTTTCAGGCTGCTGTGTAGTTTGTGTCATCGAAAACCTTCTTGACTGTTTTTTCGTCTACTGTTATCTTTTTCCCAGCGTGGTCTGACGCCGTGAACATTATGTCCGTCATCACCGATTCGACCACCGACCTAAGAGCCCTTGCCCCAGTTCCCTTCTTGATTGCGACTCTGGCCATTTCCCTTACAGCCCCATCCGAGAAATTCAAGTCTACGTTGTCGCAGAGCAATATTTTCTGGTACTGCTTGAGTATCGCGTTCTTAGGGCACATAAGCACGGAAACAAGAGCCTTCTCGTCCATCGGGCTCACGGCAACATGTACCGGAAGCCTTCCGACAAACTCGGGTATCATTCCGAACTCGATTATATCCTCGTCAATAATCGAGTTAAGTATGTCAGTTTCTGAATAATTCTTGTGGTCATTGCCGTTAAAGCCGATGCTTCCGCCTCCAATCCTCCGAGAAACTATGTTCTGTATCCCGGTAAAGGTGCCTCCGCATATGAACAATATATTTGAGGTGTCGACCTGTATGAACTTCTGCTCCGGGTGCTTTCGACCGCCCTGTGGCGGCACGTTGCAAACCGTGCCCTCGAGAATCTTCAGGAGCGACTGCTGCACCCCTTCTCCGCTCACGTCTCTGGTTATCGACATGTTTTTCGAGGTCTTCGCTATCTTGTCGACCTCATCTATGTAGACTATTCCCCGCTCAGCCTTGGCGACATCGAAATTCGTCTGGTGGAGGAGCTTGACTATGAGGTTTTCGACATCCTCGCCTACATAGCCAGCTTGAGTCAGGACTGTCGCGTCTCCTATCGCAAAAGGGACATCGAGATGTGACGCCAACGTCTTAGCCAAAAGGGTCTTGCCGCAACCTGTCGGACCGATCATTAGTATGTTAGATTTCTCAATTCTGACATCCTCCATACCCTTCGGAAGCTTCTTCGTGATGATCCGAGGGTTTATCCTCTTGTAATGGTTCGCGACGGATATAGCCAACTTCTTCTTCGCGTTGTCCTGCCCGACTATGTGGAGGTCGAGATGCTTTACTATGTCCCTTGGATCAACGGACAAGATGGGTCGATCCGCCGTGTCGACACGTGGTTTCTTTCCTGGCTTCCCGAAGTCCTCCTGACTCACGGTCTCGTGGATCATCGCTATGCAGTCGTTGCAGATGTACGATTTCGAGCCTATCGGCTTGCCGTTTCTCACCCTTAACGTCGGCGCGCTCTCTATTACGATCTTTTCGTTGTTGGCGTCGCTTTTCTTCTCGCAGAAATCACAGTGAAACACGTTTTTTACTTTTGACATTTGCACTCCTTGGTCCATGTCGAGTTAAGCGCGGAAGTTAACACAAACCAAGAAAAAAAACAATACGTACATTACGATAATTTGCCGCCTATTTTGTGACTCCACCTCCTCGCAATGAAATCGTGGTTCTTCTCGTATGTCGGGTTGCAGTCAGTAGTTTTCATGACCTCTTTGATGGTCTTGTTTTCGTGGTGAATTACCAGCCCTAGGTGCAAGGCGTAGATCCTGCCGCCGGACTCCGTGATCCTCATCGAGAAATCGCTGTCCTCGCAGTAGGCGAAAAAGAGGTTGTCCTCATCGAACAGACCGTATCGTTCGTACACAAGCCGGGGAATGCAGAAACACCAACCAGGAATGTAGTCGATGTTTTCCCCGAAACCAAATTGGTATCCCTTGCCCTTTGAGTTCAGCCTGCCGCCTATGTAGCCAACCTGGCTGAAACCGTTTTGCTGTATTTGGGAAATCATAGCCGAATCCCAACCTTTAACCACTTCCGTGTCGGAGTTGAGACAGATCACGTATGCGCTGTCGCCGAGACGTATCAATTCATTGTTTGGCTTTATAAAACCTATGTTTTCGTGATGTCTGACGCACCTTATGTCGCTCTGGGAGGAAAGCCATCTCGCAGTATCTTCGTCAGAGTTGTTGTCCCAAACATAGATTTTGTACCTCTCGGTGTTGCTCCTTATGGAATCAATGCACTTAACCAGGTAATCCAGCTGGTTGTGCACGACTATTATTATGTCTTTTTCCGCCGGCTCATACCTTGAGGCGCAAAAAAGCTCGTCAATAATTTGTCTGGGATATTCAGACATCCTGAAAAAAACATCACTCATGCCATATTTTAAGTTATATTTTTTTGTTTTTCAACGAAAAAACCCCATTCCCTTTTGGCAAGGGAATGGGGTTCTGAGCCTAGAGCGAAAGGTTGCAAAGCAACCTTCGGCTTATGATAGCATATGGACGTCAATTAAGCATCACTAGATTTTCAGTTCCTTGAGCAGGCTGACGCACTCGTAAAGCTTGTCTATCCCACCCGCTGACTTCGACAACTCTCGCAGCTTTATCAGGATGCTGGCATACGAGTTTAGGTCGCATGGAACTTCCTTGAGGATCTTGCTTCTGACTGCGTAGATGTTGACCTTTTCAATGTCGATATTAAGGCTTGTCAGCCTTTCCTCGACTTGACGCTTCCAGTCCTTTGGAGGATGCTTGGTGATAGCGCCAACCTCGCCAAGGATATCTCTCACCAACTTGGAAACGTTTTCCTTGGTTTTTCTTTCCATGCTATGCCGCCTCAAAGAGAACCACGTTGTTCTCTTTGCGTTGCTTTAGTTCCTTGTCGCGAACCAACTTGTTGAGGCTCTGGTACACGTTGTTACCGAAGTCCTTAGCTATAGTCTTGTATCCGGACGCGATGGCTTTTTCGGCTACCTCAGGGTAGGAAAGCGGGGTCTTAGATTGCATGACTATGTGCTTGACCACGGAACGCAAAGAAACGGGCTTACCGTCACCAGAAAACTTCGCCTTAGCCTTCAACTTTGCCCTATACGCAGCCTTGTACGCGCTCGCAGCGCTCTTCGCTATGCCCCGTACCCCGCCTACAGTATCGGAAGCCTGCGCCGGAACGACATGCCGAGTGGCAAGATTCGGTTCCGAACCAGAAGACATCTGGGTCTCCAACGACGCCACGTCCTCAAGCTTTCCTATAAGTTCGAAAATAAGCTGCTGCTGTCGCTTCAACGCGACTATCTTCTGCTCGATCACAGAATTGCTCATAAAATTCTCCACATTCGTCATTTTGGATAAAAGCCAAGGATACAATGACATAAATCACCTTGCGCTTAAGGTACAAATTAAATATACAAGAAAAAACAATCAAGTAAACTACAAAAATAATTATTGAAATAAAAATATAGCTTCATATTTCTTGAAGCGACGCTAGATATGAACCTCTTTATTGCATCATGATATTGCAGAACCAAATGAATTCCACGAAAAACTACACTATCGGAATCGGAGTTTGGCAATAAAAAAACCTTCACACTATATTAATGTCGAACTAAAAGTGAAGCCATTTCAAATGGAAGTTCACAATCACATACAAATAAAGGAATTTAAAATGTTAGTACTATCCAGGAAAAAAGACGAAAAGATCATTCTGAAAGTGCCAGACATGCGAGACATAATGATCACGATCGTCAGAATAGACAACAAGAATAAAGTCCGCATAGGAATCGAAGCCGACAAGGAAATCACTGTGCTTCGTTCGGAACTTGATTCCGTCATATGTAGCAACGATTAGGTACTTTCTCTTCGTTGAGGAATTTCAGAAACTCATCGTGTGTGTAGCCGCCCACCAAAACCTTGTCCTCTATGATTTTAGCCTCATCATAAGACAAGCCGAATTTCCCAACCAGCTTTTCCATAGTCATGTTTTTTTTCCTGGCGATCCAGGCTGCGGAAAGAAGACGGCTTTGGGGGCTTGAGTCGAACAATGCCTTGCAATTCGTGCATATGCAAATTCCATCGCTCAAAGGTTGAGTTAGTGAGTTGCCGCAGTATGGACAAACATATATCATTAAACTATTTATGCCTACAAAAACAAAAACCCCGCAGCATTGCGGGGTTTTTGTTTTTGAATAGCCAGTCTCATTTCTTGAAGGACTTCTTTACTATTCTGAGGCAATTCTCGTCGCCGTCATGAATGCCTTTGGCTATCCGCATCGCCAGTCGAATGGCGTCCCTTCCAGCCATGGTGCTGGGAACAGTGAACGATCCGTCGTCGGATGATCCCGTCTTGCATATTTTTGCGAGGAAATCAAGGTAACAATGCTTGATTCTGTCTCGTTTCATGAATTTTGAAATCGGATTGTCGCTGGAAACCATTACCTTTTCTATATCTTGGACCAACATCGGCTTTACACCATCATTCTGCCTGGAAAAGGCGTCAGCGACATTGGTGTTCGCCAACTTCAATTCTTCCGTGACCTTGTCGATGTCGCAATGATCCTCTCCCATGGAGTCAAGAGTCTCGGCAACCCTAAGGTTTATCTGGGCTATATTCTGATCTTTAGTAGCCCTTTCGATCCTATTCTGGTTGATGCCCATGTTTCTGGAATTTCTCTTGTCGGATACAGCCTCAGCCTTTTCCCTTATCTCAGTCCTGTCATCGATGTCTTCTATTTCGGAAAGCTTGGCTGCAGCCTGTCTGGTTATTCTCCCCTCGAGGAGTTCGTTGAGCGTGGCTGGGTCCAACTTCTTTACGAGTTTGTCCGTGTCCCGAAGCCACATCTTGTTCTTCTGCAAGACAGATATTATCTGGTCATCGGTAGCTTTGTGACGCCTCAGCTCCATCAGGATCGCCACATCGTGACCATCGTTCAGATTCTTGCGACAGGCGTTCTCGCTGTACGAGTAAGCCAAAGCCTCGATGTCGCTTTCAGTGTTGTAAATCTGGCAAAGCACATCCTTGTAGACCTCGCCAGCCAATTTATAGCTGTATTCCTTTTTGCCCTTGCTGTCTACGTTGACGGAGGACGGATCCTTGACAAACTCGTTTTTGTCAATCAAGTAAGAAAGCGATCGGTATCTTCTCTCCCCGCCCACAAGCTGTATTTTTTCCCCTTCGACCCTGCAAATCAAAGGTGCTATCAAGGTCTTGTTCTTGATGTCTTCTCTCAAGACGGAAGACATTTCCAGATCCATCAAATCGGTCTGACCCTGTTCAGTCATTAGTCTTGGATTCGAAAACTGGTATCCCTCCGAACCCACATTCGGATCCGAAACTTCAATCATTTCGAACGGAACAAGGTGCAAAGCTCCATAAAGATGCTTAATTCTCTTTGAAAACTCGAACGCCATGACAAAACTCCTTTAAAGTAAAAAATCGACCTCATGTCTAAGCCAGAGGGAAAACTATCAAAAACAGTATCCCATGTCAACTGCCTTCCTTCCATGTCCGTTGGAACAATTCACTTTCTGGCTTCCTCACGAAAAGGAAGCCGATTTGAAGTTGTCTTGAACTTGGATTTTGGAAAACAGATGAACTTCATGCAACAATCTTATTACAGAAATAAGATTCGTAAACAAAAGTTAAGGAATGTGCTTCAGATTTTCTTTGTTTTCAAAATTTCTTCTTTCGGAATGTCTTGCCTTGCAGGATTGGTCTTGCGGGCTTTGCTCACTCATCGAGAAGACGAAATTGTCGCAAAACCCACATATCATGTTGAGTTCAGAGTCGAAAAAGAATTTTTCTCCGACAAAAGCCTTACAGCTCGGGCAACTCTTAGCCTTTAACGATTTTTTTCCCTGACTGGATAGCATCGTATATCTCTTGCCTATAAACTGGTACTTCTGGCGGGGCGTCTATTCCGAGCCGGACTTTTCCGTTCGATGACTCGACCAAGGTCACCTTTATGTTGTCGTTGATCACTATCGTTTCGTTGAGCTTGCGCGACAAAATTAGCATTTTGTTTTCCATCCCTAAAAAACATTGGAATTTTAACCTTCAATCATAGTAATGCAATTACGAAAAAAAGGCAACAGGATAAACCTGTTGCCTTTTTGTTTTGCCCAATCAGTTATAGAAGAGCCTGAGTGCAAACTGTGATCGCGGCAACATAAGCGCCACGTGTGGACGAACACAAGACATTAAGCTTCGGACACTGCGGATAGAAGTATCTCCAGGTTACTGTAGTGTAAGATCCGTTTGTTTTTTTACAGCGCATTTTTCCTCCTTGTTGAAAAGAGCATGGAACTACAAGTATCTATACTTTCGAAACCGTAGTATTCAAGGACGCGACGAACTCATCATGGGTCTTTCGCAACATTTCTTTCATTTTGCCGTCAAGACTGTCGATGGTTCCTCTGCCCTCGTGCTCCACCCAGCTCTTGCCCGACACAGCCTGTTTGAATCCCATGGAATTCATCCTCATGGCGTATTCCATCGACTCGCATCCAGCCAAAGGAAATTCCTGAAACCTGCCGACATGCTTGAACAAATCCCTGTGGGCAAGGGAGCAGAACATCGGCAGATACTCTTCGCTGGAAAGTATTCGGTCTTCCGACTTGACAGACCTTTCCGTCTGGAGATGCTTCATTTCATCGTTGAAGACCCCGCTTCTTGGAGACACCATCTTGATGTTGTCTTTCTTGACTTGATTCAAGAAAGACCCAAGCTGGGAAAGCCAAGATGAATCGACTGGCATCGTGTCGGAGTGCATTATGCACACGAATGGTATCCAGTCATTGATGCAGTTCTCCAAGGCGTAGTTGACAGCCGCGCCGAACCCGGAGTTTTTCTTCAACCTCAAACAGTGCAGACCAGGCATAGCCTTTTCCTTGATTTGCTCTATGAACCCTTCGTTTGGAGATCCATCGTCGACCAGGGTCAGTTGATACCTGTTGTTGTTCACCGTATTGAAGATGGAATCTATGAGCCTAGAAATCTTGTTGTATTGACCATAAAACGGAACTATGATCTCTACGGCAGCCATGTAGTTTGGATTTGTGCTGCTGAATCCGTTAAAATTCAAATTTGAATTCTTCAAAACTTTTTCATCCATTTCCGGTCTCCTCGAGTATTTTTTTTATGATTAGATCAAAATATTCCATGCTGTTGACGGGGTGGTATTCCGCGCTTTCGTATGCCCCAACAAGTTCCTGAAGTTCCACGGTGTGCCGTCCCATCTCGAAGAAAACAAACTTGCAACCAAGGCTTTTGTCTTCGTTAAGCTTGAGGCTCTTCTTGTACTGGTACATCTCCGATTTCACATACCTGTTTGTCAGGACGAATATGTACTTGCTGGATTCTTCGGCGAAACCGACTTCGCTTAGGCAGTCAGACATCTTTTTTCCAAATTTGCCCATGTCTTTCGACGATTGATAGGAAAATATCTGCTGGACTGTCTCCCCGCAAGTGCTTGGCAATTTTTCGTTGCCGGAGACATACATCCTACAGTTCATCCCTATTTTTTGAGCAAATTTGATCAACGAACGCTTCACTTCCTTGTGTGCGAAACTACTGCCGATCTTAAAATCATCCATGTCGAAAACCAAGCCAACCATGATTGGCTTGTCGAATCCCGTTATCATTTTTCACCCCTTTAACTCTATCTACTAGAGGAGAAGGATTTGCTCATAAAAGCAAAAATTCCCCAGCCTTGCGCGAATAATTTTGTTCCGACTCGGAACAAATGTGTCGGATGGAAATTAGGTCTCACTGCTTGAAAAAGGGCGAAAAATGAACACCTCGAAGCAAATCAAAGAATACATAAAAGCCTGCGAACACATGATAAAGTTCTTCAACAAAATGCTCGACGGACAAGTATCTGGTGTGGCGTCCGGCATGGCTGCCCCAGCCCAAGAAAGGCTATCGGAGTTGACAGAATTAAGAATGGAGGTGAAAAGCCCAAACTGGCCAGAAGCTGAACCATGGGAGGAATCCCCAGAACTGTTTATTTCTCAGACCATCAAGGAATTGGTTCGAGAATCGGTCGAGGACAAGACGGTTCTGGACTTCGGAAGCCACGACCCCAACTTCTCCAGAGCCATAAAAGTAAATTTCGGAGCAAAACATGTGGTCTCCTATGACGTCAACGCTTGCCAAGGAATCAACACGGGCGAACCAGAGAAGAATCTGCTGTACACCGAAAACTTCAAGCTTGTCAAGCAATGGGCTCCGTTCGACGTGATCATACTGAACGACATAATCGACCACCTAGAGAAGCCAGTTCACTGGTTGAGCCAACTTAACTCCCTGACTAACAAAGGCAAGATATACGCCAGATGCCACCCAATGACGTCCAGGAACGGCACGCACCTTTCGGAGCAAATAAACAAGGCATTTCTGCATCTTGTTTTCTCGGAGAAAGAACTGTCTACTCTCGGAATCTCTAGCAGGACTACAAGAAAGATATTGGACGGTTCTGCGACATACAAAAAGATGTTCGACGAAGCTGGTCTTAGGGTGGTCTCGGAAGACATAAAAAAGAGGGATGTCGAGATGTTCTTCTTGCAGAACGAAAAAATCGTGAGGAGAATGAGCAACTCTCTCGGTCTGTCACAGAAAGACAGCTCCAGGCTTCTGAGTATCATCGAAACAAACTACATCGACTATGAACTGAAGCCTAGAGAGCATCAAAAGCTTGGCGTTTAAGCTTCGTCGCATCCAAGTTCCACGATCCAATAGCCGACACCAAGGAAAGGCTCCCACCCTTCAACTTTCACATCGCACTTAAGAGAATTCATTTTTGGCACTTTAGGCTGTCTCAACAAATTCATCTTGGCTTGAGCCGGAGTCATGCCACCCTTTCTCGTGTTGCAGCCGATGCATGCCAGCACGCAATTCGCCCATGTCGTCATGCCTCCCTGGCTTCTGGGAACCACGTGGTCTATAGTCAGTTTCGGAATTCCGGGCTTTTCCCCGCAATACTGACATTGATTCCCGTCACGCCTGTAGACCGTCCTGCGGCAGTATTTGGACTTGTAGACTGGGGTCTTATCGTATTTGGTCAGCTGTATAACCGATGGGATTCTAAATGCTGCGTTGACCGACCTCAAGCTTTCCTCGCCATCGGAAGGCGTGATTTTCGACCATTCAGACCACGGCATGGTCTTGAAATCATTTGCGCAATCTACGATTAAAGCTTTAGGAACACCATCGCTGTATTGCGAAAAAAGCTTGATGAGAGCCTTATCAAGACTGAGGACCGAAACTGGTATCCAAGACTTGTTGAGGACCAAGACCTTCTTCTTTTCTATCATGTTGGTATTTACTGCTGTACACTGTAATTTCCAGCCATGCCTACGATTCGCCCTTCCAAGATTCTATTCTTCTCTCTGCTTTCAAGATTGCGTCCTCGAACCAAGCTCTAGTTTTCTTGAAATGCGGCGGACTGTACATCTTGCCAGAGGTGTAACTCCGAAAATGGTCGATGTTTTCGTCGTCCGTCCTCTCCTGGTTTTGCTCATGACCTATGATTTTGGTCAAAACGTTGTTCTTCCTGAGTATGTAGTTCCCCAGTATCTCCGTGTCTGGCCAGCTAGGTCGCATGGGGTCAGGCTTGTAGTCGACAATGTCGTACTCGTTGCACAGCCTTCTCAGGCTCCATCCGAATCCGATCCTGTCCATCACCTTCATGTCGTACATTGTGGCGGTATGGGATATCATACCTTTCCAGTCGCTGTGAGCCCTTGGGCTGATCTCGTACCCAGCCACAGGGAAACCTTTCTCGCAAATCCCAGAAAGGTGCTCAAGGAAATCCCTTCTCTTGAGGAAAACATCCGCATGGGTCGCAAACATAAATTTCGATCGGCACAAGGTCATAGCCAGATCCATAGCCATCGCCGGGTAGTCCGAAGGATGCAACACCCCGTTGAGAGATATGCTGTGGACCTCGACGTCTTCGTCCCGGAGATCCAGAGTTTTCCCGAGATGGTCCTGCTGGCTTCCAGTGTCTATGATCATTATGAACGGTCGCTCTGTCTGCAACCTCAATAGCTCTATGCAGCACTTGAGCGTCTCGGACGTGTTCAGGCAAGGTATTACAGCCGTCACCTTGTAGTTCCACGGCTTCTTCTCGCAATTGCCTTCCCATGGGGAATCGACCGTTAGATCGCCATATATGGGAGATATCTCGACCTTGGAGAGGGAAACTTCCTTCCAGACGGATTCTGTCTCAAGCCAAATAAACCTCTTGTTGGAAGAGTAATCGATTCTCCTCTTGCTTTCGTCGATCTTGTTCCACCTTGAATGCGATATTTTCATTTTTAAACCTCGTTATAATTAAGTATCGAAGTTCAAATAGAAACGTGAAAACGGTTATTTTTTGAGATGTTTTATGGGGAAAGGACTCCCATCCTCGGCGTCATTGTGGTTATTGTGCGGCTCAGGTCCATTGATGTGCTTTATCGTGAACGGAGCCTTGGTTCCAGCCCCATTGTGGTTCTTGTATGGCTCCGGACCGGGTATGTGGCGTATGTCGAACGGGGCTTTTGTTCCGGAATTCGGGTTTTTCCAGCATTTCGGTCCAGGAAGATGGCTTATGTCAAACGGGGCTCCATCGCCATTTTTGTAGACTCTGTCATCTATGGATATGTAAAGTATGGCATCGGCTGAACCTGGTAGATATGTCTGCAATGGGTAGAGACCTATGCCGCCGTATCCCATCGGATACAGGACGGTCTTTCCAGAAGTCTTCCCCTCCTGCAACAACATCCAGTCCTTAAACGAAATATTCCGCATGACATATATATGCTTTGCCGCAACAAAACTCGATGGTCGAACCGCCAAGAACATCGGCTATATTCAAACAAAAAAGGAGCGCTTTTAAACGCTCCTTGGTTCGACAAATATTTTAACGTGCTTACTTATTGATTACTTGGTGCTTGGAACCGTGGCTGGCTTTGGCTTTTCAGAACCTTTGCTCTCAGAAGCCTTGGTCGCAGAACACGACCCGGAAGCGCAACCAGATGATCTGGAGCCTAGAATCTGACCATGAAGAATCTTAGATCCCCCGCAAGAGGAACCACAAGAACCTGCACGAGCCTTGCTCTTAAGCAGTCCGCCACGACATCCTGCCTCGGCAGAACCAAAACTGAAAAAAGAAACCACAGCCAAAACCAAAAGATACTTCTTCATCATTCACTCCTTTGAAAAAAAAAATCGGCTACAAATCAGCCAAAATCATTGTATCAGAATAAAAAACCAAGTCAACAGCAATATTCTTCAGAAAAGGAGATTGTGGGAAATGGACTCTCTCCTGTGCGTTCTGACCGTGGGATACATGAAACGGTACGCGTCCTCCACGGATGAGGCGTAACCTTCGATCCTTGACTGAATGAACACCTCCGATTCAACCCCCAAGGTCCCAGACAGATGCGACATCCCGCTGTCTATACCGAAGAACATGTCGCACCCATATATGAATTGCGACAGTTCCTTGGGGTTTCCGTTATAGTTGCGGACGCCGTTCATTTTGAACACGCGGTCTTTCCCCCCAACATGATAAACCACGCCCCTACAGAACCGCGCCAATATGCGACCCAATTCAAGTTCGGTCATCAATGGCTTTTCAGCCTGCGGCGACCTTCCGTCAAGCTGGCAACACCTGTATCGTCCGATCTTGGAAAGTTTCATTTTTAATCCGGGAAGCACGAACCTTTCCAGGGGAAAAGGATCAATCGTGGACTTCCCGAAAAATTCGCCGGACCAACTCGGATATTCAGCCGTATTCAGGAATGTGCCCAACTTGAAGTCGACACATAGTTCGCAATCTATATGTTCGACCAGCTCTATTCTTCCTTCGTAATCGAAGACCGACATCAATTCCTCGACCAGACCCCTTCTGTTGTCGCAGAACAGATGTATCTTGGATTTTTCGTGAATGGAAATGTTGTAGATTACATTTAAAATTATGAGGACATCACCGAAGTGGACATCACTCCTCAACATCAAAAAACGTGACGTCTGGGCATATGTCATTTGATTGAACGCTTCTCACTTTGCGGACTTGTGCGGCATCCATATTCGGAACACTATGCCGAACAAAAGGTTTAGCTGCAAAGCCTGGACGAAGGTTATTTCCTTCAACCTCCCATTGGTTATTTCCGGGATAATCGAATTCCACAACCACCACACCGGCAAAGTCAGGAAAAAAGCGTATATCAGAACGACGCAAATCACCGCAACCGATATGGCTGCGACCTGCATGAAATCATTTTTTTCTGGCATAAGTAAAATCCTCCGTTACGAACATTCTGACTCAAATCTCACATATGTGCAAGAAAAAAGCCAGAGACATTTATGTCCTGGCTTTTTTGATAACCTCATCTTAAATTTAAGATTAAACTATAAAATCAAGATCTGCAACGGTTGCGACAGTATCAGTGAAAGTTCCACCATCTGAAACGCGACCTGCCATTTTAAATTCACCGCTTTCATGAAAATACATTCCATGAACAGTTCTTTGGATCGAGTTACCACCGGTAACGGATGTATCCAAAGACCCTTCAGTGCCCAAATTCACCAAAGCTGGTGACAAATTTACAGTATAAGTAGCCATAATTTCTCCTTTTGCAAAAGTAAAGAACTACTGAAATATATAAACATTTCTGCGGCAATTTAACCCGCAACTAGCGTCATTCGGTGAGAATCAGTTGGGCACGAGCTTGCCTTCGTGGGCGAATTTGGCGAAGAAATAGGGAAATCCAGAGCTGGATGAGTGAAGAATGCATAGATTCTCGCTGTATTCGGCTATGGCGACGTCACTGGGATCAAAGAGGGAAGCCGAAAGCCCGTTCTCCAAGACAAAAAGATTGCAGGCGATTTCCTCTCTTGACCGCCCATCTTCCCTGAGGGCATACATCATGTCGGACATCGGGTGTTTCTTGTGGAGCAACTCATTGCAGTAGCCGAGAACAGATCTAGCGTATTCGGACAAGAGAGACCTCCTCCACAGGACGACTCCAGAATTGAATGGCTTCACCACCTCTTTGACGACCGAATCTTGACGCCTGTACACGAACATCATATTCTGATTTTCTATAGAGTTTTCAGCCCTGTTGAGAGCCGCCATCGGGCAGGCAATGAAATCCTTGTCGGGGAGTAACGAAAAAACCCGACTGATGTCTCCGAAAAAAAAGGTGTCAACGTCAAGAAGAAGGACATCCGTGAATTCCAGATCATAGAGAAGCGATCTCTGTATGGGAGCGTAGTTCTGGGATCTGTACGTCAACGTTCTGACCCTGACCTCCACCCCCATTTTAGCCGACAGTTCCTCGATCTCCAATCTGGTCAAAAGCATATACTTCTTTGCGTTCTCGGAATCTATCTGACCGTACAAGCCGCTGCTCTCCGACCAGGAGTCTGAGTTGGAATCGAGAACATAGTACAGTATTATCTTCACGTCCGGGTTGTGAAGCCTCAACATCCTCACGGACACCGAGTACATGGCATGGTATATTGGGCTTTCGTTTAATATGTAGACGCAGCACTTTTCGCTTGTTTTTATCATCAGTCAAACTTTGCTCCGTTTTTGACCAAAACGAATTTGGTTATTGAAGCGTCCTCGATTTGCCAATAGCAGCCATCCTGCTTGAAGTTGCAACTGTGAACCTTGAGGTTAGCCCTTAGATCACAATTTTTATCGACTTCAGACTTGAAGTATATTTTGGCGTAAGCCCAACCGTCCTTGCCGACGTGAGAAAGAATCCCGGCGCCTACCATCTCCGAACCCACGTAGACTGGTATGTATGATGCCGACTTTTCCCATTTGCTTATGCACTTGTAGTGGACTAGAACCTGGGACGAGCTTATGACGTCTGGCTTCATGAACGGCATGAAGACGCCAGAATCCTTCTGTGCAACCAGAGCCATCATCAGGCTAAGAACCAGCATTGTCGTCTTCCAGTGTCAGTCTGCCGGATTTGATGCAAGACTTCTTGATCTCACCCTCCTTGCGCTCGGTGCATTTCTTGCAGAACCTGATGGAGAACCTATCAAGGCTGAAGAAGTTCTTGTTGCACCATCCCAGGCATCTGACAACCCCACTTCTGTCTATCGTAGATTTTTTCATGGCTTCCCCATGTTTTCGCCGTTCCTTGGGTCGTAGTCCCATTCCTCGATTGGAGGGCAACGACAGTCGCAAACGTGCGTGTCGTGGATCGAGCAATACCAGTCGTCGCACATGTCACACAGAAACCACGATTTCCTCACGACTGGAATTTTCATGTTTTGGATGCTATCAAAAACATGAAAAACCATCAAGACAATAAAGACATATATTTGCGAATATCGTCGAAACTCCACGGAGCCCCGAACCTAAACCCGTCCCGCCTGTTGTCGACGCCGATATCAAGGGTGAGCCTTCGCGGCATCGACTTCCTAGCGACCTCGACCAACTTGGCGCACACGACGTCGTCCCCGACTATGTCCTTGAACCCAGAAAACAACGTTCTCTCATCGTTCTCCGAAAACCCGAGGGAATCCTCTCGAGAAAAACCGCCATGGACATGACCGTACAACATCCACGAACCTCGAGACGATTTATTCCAAGATCGACACGGATAGTGGCAGACGAACACGTTCTGCCCGTTTACGTTGAACATATATTGGTCAAAGCACGTGAAGCTCTTGGACATCGCGTTCCTGTCGTCGTGGTTGCCAATTATGAGGTATACGTTTTTGCAGTTTATCATCGCTCGAAGCCTTGCTATCTCCGAAGCCCTTTCCGAACTACTCGTGTGGCAGAAATCACCGGCAATGACGAGGTTGTCATTTGCCGAAACGACTTGGTTTATGGAATCAATGATGTAGTTGGTCATTTTCTCGGACGACTCGTCGCTGATCGCCACTTCGTTAACGGGTATGATCTTGGACTTGACCATCTGCATCAGACCAGTCTCCAGAATGTTCATGAACGGTCGTTCGCAGTACTTTATTATGTTGTTGTGATTCAGGTGAAGGTCGGCGGTGAAAAACCACATGTCAGGAGTTCCCCCTTCCAGAGAATCCAAAGACCCTCTTGCTTTCCCTGCCTTGATTAAAATGTATCGTGGTCGGAAAGAAAGAAACATTGAATTTCACGGCTATGTCCGGGTTGTCCTCCACGTTGACGCAAGCCAGCTTGGACTTTGATTTCGAAGACCGCGCCAATCTCATCTCCTTGAACGAAGGTTTTCCCCACGGCACCCAGAAAACCACGATCCACTTGCCGTAGTTCAAGTCGCTCAGGTTCTCGGACGATATGTTCTTCAATTCCATATGAAATCAAACCCAAATTTTTCACTTCGGGCTCCCTCGTGTGTCGAAACCAGTTTTCTCTTGATAGCCACAAGATCGGCAAAGTTGAACTCGGAATGCCATCCGTGTCTCACCAGTGTTGAATTGTAAGATGGATTCGTCATCGGAGGCAACTCTCCGACATATTTCGTGAATCCGAACATGAACCTCAGCACAGCCTGCTTGGTTTCCCGAATCATCCTGTTTTCATGGAAATTGCCGAAAAGGCAGTCCTGGAAGTTGTCAGCAACCATGTCGTAATTCAAGGACGACCTCAGCATGAGAGTCAAGAGCGACATGGACATGACGCCGTTGCGCCACAACCCTCCCGGCTCCACCCAGATTATGTTCGTCTTGCTTGTTTTGCGGAACGAAGAAAAGCCAAATGAAAGACCGGACAACGAAACCACCTCCTCCATCTTCGTGAGGAAGCAGGCGATATCATCGCCCTTGCCGTCGTGATGCGTGAAAAAGAAGCCGCACATGTCCATCGACATCTTCCCGAGAAACTGCTCTCGGCAGTTGTCCCAAGAAATGGTCTTTGGAGGCTCTTGCTCCAAGGCGAACTGACCGGACGATGGACTCGCGTACAAAAGCTCTATGTTCTTTTTGTTTCCGAAAAAAGGTTTGATTTCATGTCCCCCATCATGTGACCGAGATAAGTTTGTCCGACTTGCCTCTGGAGAAACACTCGCCCATCCAGTCGCAGTAGGAGTCCATATGGTGGCATATGTCGGAAAGCCACACGTTGTGCATCTGGTCCGAGATCGCGCAAATGTGGCTCAACGTGTTGCTCATGTGCTCTTTCCTCTTAATCACCCCATTGCCGGCATCTAGGCTCTCCCACAAATCGACCTTAGCCATTGCCGGGAATTCAGACAAAACGACGTCAAAAATGTAAACGAAAGACTCCCAGACCATGAGCAAAGCATCATCCCTGTTTTTGGAAACAATCCATTTGTCGGAAGACGAATGAACCATATCCATCCAATTGAACATGAAAGTCTCGTAATCCTCGTACTCGACAGTATGGGTTGAGATCTCCTTGAACATGAAGCTCTTGTCGGCATAGATTTGATGCCTCAGCTTGTTCATCCAGTTCTTTCCTACCTTCTGCGGGGAGAAGAACTTAACCATGTAAGATCCAGGTCCCTTGCTCCTGTCGATCCAATTGGAAGTCATGTACAAATAACCAATGTTGTCCTCGACCAAGCGTGGTCTGGCTATGAAAAAAAGACTGTCGCAGTGTTGCACCACTGGAACTCCCTGCAAGTTGTTCCGCCTGATGTAGTCTTCTACTATTTTCATTTTTTCGGAATGGTTCCCTTGTCGACAATCGGGAGGGATGGCTCGATTATATCTTTTTTCACGGAAGCCTTTGTCTCGATGCTGTTCTTGATGTTCACGAGTTCCTTTCTCATGTCTCCAAGCATATTCTTTATCTCGTTGAGTTCGACCTTAATTTCTATGGACTTGCTTCCTATCGAACCAAGGATTGAATTTGTCTCTATTGTCATCTTCTTGATCTCCTCTACTTTTTTCGCCAGAGAATTTATGGCTTCAACCGACGCAGAGTCGTCTCTCATATTTATCAAGTCGAACAACAGCAATTCCCTCTGGATTGAAAGAAATGTTTCCAAAACCCTGTCGTCCATTTTCTTTTCCGTGTCGACCTTCTGCTTCCCCGCAACAGGTTGGATTTTCTGGTCTTTCTTTCTGGGGGCATCGTCATTGCCGTAGATTATCTGCCTCTGGTCCGGGAGAGCAGCAGCCGCGTCCTTGTCCTCGTAATCGAGCACAAGTTCGCAATCGAGTCCGTTGCGTGGCTTGACAATTATTGCCGGGATGGTGTTGTTTATAAGCGGTATGACAATCCTGTCCGCGTTGGGCATCACCGCTACGATTTCCGAGTATGACACTATTGGCTTGTCATGGACCACAGAGTACCTGTACTGGAGCTTGTTGCTCTGCTCCGAACCACAAAACAAGCAGGCGAACAACAGAACGCATTCCTTCATTTCATTACCTCCGAGAAATTTCCCCTCATCGTGACGTCATCGCACCGCGCCCAGACCCTCAAGACATCGTTCCAATATATCGGATATTTCAAAGGCATATCCTCCAAGATGTCAAAAAGATTTCCGGCGCTGGTGGCATGCTCGACCGATCTCTGAAAAAGAAGGGGATGCACGGAAGAATGTTTCGATCTTAATGCCCCAACCACCTTTTCATCTATCATCTTGTTTTTCCCGTGAAGAAGTTTTTTGGACCGGAAGGAGATGTTCTCAGTACATACCACCTCCATGCCGCGCAAGATATCACGCCGCCAAGTATCGACATCAGGAATCCAGATGGCTCATATGGAGCCTGTCCGGCATTCATCGTCCAGTTGATGATCCCTCCCACAAAAGATCCAGCAACCCCTATGACTATGGTCGGAAGACATCCAATCGGATCATTGCCGGGATGCAAGGACCTAGCCAGGAATCCAACTATCAAGCCGAAAACAATCCATATAATCAAACTAATCATAAATCACCTCACGACCTTGTTTATTTCCAGATAGGAATCCGGAGTTATGTTGTTTTTTATGTCAACCGAGAGACGCCTCACATACCGCAAGTATGTCTTCTCCATGTCTTCGTATCCAGCAAATCCAAGAACCGAAGCCACAGACTTGTCCGAACCGACCCTAAAGCTTTCTTTCATGAAACTGTGAAGCCTGACCTCACCAAACTCCTTGCGTATGAAAAGGCAAAGGAATTCTGATTGGGAAGAAAAGACACGCATTTTCTCCGCGCTTAACTTCGAGAACTGTTCCTCGCTCGTATTCATGAGCGTCGAGATGTCAAAAAGCTTATCCTTGTCAATGGATGTCAAGTCAGACCTGATTTCGGCAATCCCCCTGTTGAGCCGGGACATTCCGACCTTGCACCAGAACGGCAATTTTATTTTGTTGATAGACTCAAACTCGGACAGAGCGACCTGACTCAAATACGACGGTATGATTTTCGACGGCTTGTCGTCCAAAGCCAACCACATGGCGGTTATCTCAAGATCAGAACCCTTCCTCCTCACCTCGACTTTCGAGACATCCAAGTCAAAAAGCTTTTTCAGCATCGCCGAGTCCGGAACGCAAAAAACCCTACACTCCCTGGAGAATTTTATGTCTGGCAAACCCCACCTGTTCAAACACCACGACTTGATGCCCTCGATGTTATTCTTCATCCAATAACCTTGTTCGTCCTCGATGCTCAGAATGGTAAAGTTGTTGGTGACATACCTGTTCCATACCAATCCCTTTATTTCGGGTATCTCCTCTGGTGGCGGGAAACAAAAAGCCAATGACATGATTAAGACAATTTGATACATGATAACCTCTTTAAAAGCCGTATATTCTATTTAATAGAGCTTGCGCCTCATTTTTAATGTTTTTTTGGCTCCACATGGATTCATCGCTGTTGGCGACGAACCTGTCGAGAAGCCATTTTCTCGTGACGGACAGGTTTTCGTCGAAAATGGAGAAAACCCTGTTCTGCCCCAAGCCGACAACATCCAGAACCTCCAGGAGATCGGATTTGCAAGTCTTCCTGTCGAAAACAAACCTCCTGTTTTTCGACTTCTCGATGAAAGACAAGAAAAGACAGACCCAGCCTTTGATGTCTTCGGACCGCAAAGTTCCCTCCGGCCACCTGAATTCCAAGGTTTTTCGAACCTGACGTCCTGTCCTCAACGACTCGAAATAATTGAGAAGGTTCAGGGTTTTTCTCTTGTAAGTATGGTCGAAAAACTGCCCTTGGCTGTCTATTGGCTTGAAAAGCTCTATCATCGACTTGTACCCGGCAATGTCGTACGCGTACTTGAGAATCGAGTCGCCCGGAATGGTCGGACCCATGAGCTTGCAGTATTTGTTGTCCCTCCTCCTCAACGGCATGGCATAACGGAGTACAGGCTCTATCCGCAACCAATGCAGCACTATCCTGCACACTTCCGCCTCGGAAAGGTCGCAGGCATCAACATGAATGTGAAGCCCGCAATGCTCGTTCACCACAGCCCCAGCCTTGCGAACCTCGCCAATTACCTTGACAACGTGATTCAAGTCCGCCAACCCAGAACAGACATAGGTTGCTATCTCCACCCCCGCTGGACCTCCGGGTCCAGCGGGACCGCAACTGCTGTCGTTTTTTATGTGCCAGAAATCGTTCTTGTAGGAAAGCTGGTACCGCGTGACCTTGACAAGCCTTTTCGAGTGAGACTCAATAATTTCCTTGATCTTTTTTTTGGAAAAAGAATTTGAAAGTTCGAGCTCTATGCCGAACTTTCTTGATATAGGCAACTTTCTATATTTTATGTTCATTTTTATTTGTCTGGGTCGACCAGACCGCTGTCCTGCCTGCTCCTTCTCGACAACATGTCAAGTTCCTCCTCGTATTTCTGGTCCCAGGTCTTTGTTGTTGCCACCATGGACTTAATCGGCAGTTTCTTGGCTTCCTCTGGAAGCCTCATGTTGCCAAAAAGATCGACCAAGTCGGAGAAGAATTCCTTTTGGTCGTCTCTCATCCTCACCACGAAACCGCCAATGTATATCATGATGATCGTGTTTATCACGAGAAAAACCAATATGCAACAGTCGATGATTGAAATGTTCATTTTTTCACACGTAAAACTGCGTAGGAGACAATGGCTTTATGTATGTCAAATCGTTGACGATTAGGTCGGAAATCAAATCTACCGCCGTAATCCTGCAAGAGAAGTCATTTGCTCTCCAATAGCTTCCCTTGAACATGCCTATGTTATCATAAATTGTAAAATTATCAATTACAATACCCAAACTATTCGTGACATAACTATTCGCAAAATTGAACCCGAATGAAAAATCGAGCCCCCTGCGCGAAGCCTCAGTACATATCTCCTCGGAAGGGAAAAAGGATACCAGCCTGGTATCGTAGTCTATATCCGTAGCCACGTTCTTTCTGTTTACGTATATGCCGAACTTCCAGAGCGAACTTCCAATCTGGTCTTCCCCGAGCGTGCTGACACAAGACCAATCCATGTTTATCTGCCATATTTCGGTCAAATCATTGATGTCAGCCCCAGCCCCGATGTAGTGCAGCGACGCTCGCCACGAATCAGACTTGGGACTATAAGTGAACTTGATTGAATCATCTATGGAAAATCCATTTCGGAGAAGAAAATCCTTGAAAACGACAGAGTATTTCAGGTTATGACTCAAATACAGTTCCTGCGGTATGGCGTCGCACGATCCGCATGTCGTGTTGACCGTTCCGACTACGGGCGCCAAATTCGAGACGAAATCCTCGTTGTAAATTATTTCGATAAAATCAATCTCGCAAAATGATCCCATGGCGACTTCGTCCTGGTAGATGCTTGTCTCCATGCTTCCAGAAACTCCGATGTTCCCAAAAGACTTGTACGAGACTCCTTTGACCGAACTTTCCGCCGAATCGCCCACAAGCAGGTCGGAAATAAGAGGGACATACCAAAATTCTCCATTTATGGAGTCCCTTTCCAGAGCCAGCCCGGAAACGCTTATCGGAAACGAGAAATCAGGGTCTATCCTGAAAGACGCCTTGCTCACGACTATGCTTCCATCCACCACGGCTGACCCGGAAGGCTCATACCCATAATATGGAGATAAATTCAAGGATTGTCCAGACACTGAAACCGTGCCTTCTACGACATAACCATAAATCTTTTTCGACGCCATCGACGAACCGGAAACAAGGATAGTTCCATTTGCCTGATACAACATGGGATACTCGGAACTTCCTCCCAATACAATAGCCCCGGACGAAAAATGTCTCAACTTCAACAGGGAAACCGCATCGCCCGAAAACACCAACGACCCTGATGTCGCATAGGCATATCTTTGGCTGACGACCGCAGATTCTCCGTATAGCGACAAAACCCCATTGGAGTCGAACGAGAAATCTGAAGCCGTGAGTTCATATTCGGGACTCAATTCGACGCTCCCTCCCGCTTCGTAAAAGAAACAAGATGAGAGATAATCGGCGTAACCTTCAATCGCCAAAGATCCAGACGCCACAAACCTTCTTGCTGTGTTGGCGAATCCTGAAATACCGACCGAACCGGACCCACCCATGTAGAACAACGTGTCGACGTACATAGACATGCCCATGGTTACCGCGGGGGTCGGAACTACGGTGAACTGGAGACATTCTGGTATCTGGGAGAACGGCACCGAGACAAACTCGTTTGTTGATGGAATCGGAAGTCCGTTTATGTTGAGCCCAGTACTTCCCACGGATATGAAAGAGTCTATGGAGTGAACAGACCTTTGTATGTCCGCTATCGGCCAAGTCCAGTTCACGTCGGAAAGGAACTGGCATACTTCCGAAAGATTTCTTGCCGCCATCTCCTGGAACATCCTGTTCAATCCGTTTGGTATCGCGCAGAAAGGTATGTAGTCGCAATTGTAGTACTCGACGCCGACAACCCTGAATGTCCTCAACGGCAACTCGCCGACATCGAAATTAAAGTCTTGACCGAATTCGAACGAAGCGTAAATGTCGAAATTAAAGTCAAAATTGAAAAAAACAGAAATGATTGGATTTGCGTAAGTCATATGACTTAAAACTATCCCTCCATCTCCAACACAACTAATTATTGGATTGCAAATAGCATTTCCAGATACTGTAATCCCTCCATCTCCAACACAACTAATTATTGAATTGCAAATAGCATTTCCAGATACTGTAATCCCTCCATTAGACATTTAAAAACTCCTATATATGATCAACTATTCTAAAATAACATGTTATTCGAGACAGTCTTGGACTAGGTTGATTAGTTGGGCTTGGCGTTGGCATAGTTGTAAATCACACCTTCTTTTCAATCTCCGAAAACTTCTCCAGTATTCCGGCAATCAATGGGTGCCTAACGATCGAGCAAGCCTTGAACCTTATGACGCCCACCCCGGGAAGCTCCTCCATCTTGTTCGCGACCTCGAGAAGCGTCGTGTTGCCGTCCCTGATATCCGATTGCTCGGGATCTCCGGTTATGATCAGCTTGCTGTTCTTGCCGAATCTGGTCATGAACAGCTTGAGCTGCGTCTTGGTGGCGTTCTGAGCCTCGTCGAATATGCAGATTGACTCCTGGAAGGTTCTGCCGCGGCAGTAGGCTATCGGGGCTATCTCTATGCTCTTGCTGATGATGTCTCGCTCGACACTTTCCTTTCCGACGCACATGTCTATGCAATCGTACATCGGCATCATATATGGGTTGAGCTTCTCCTCCATGGTGCCAGGGAGGAAACCGAGGCTTTCGCCCGCTTCGACCACCGGTCTAGTCAGGACTATCTTCTCCCTTTTTTTTGCCAATATCTCGCTCATGGCGAACGCGCAAGCCAGTTGCGTCTTTCCGGTGCCAGCCGGACCAAGGAGGAACAGCACGTCGTGCTTGTCGAAAGCGCCCCACGCAGCCCTTTGAGCCGAATTGAGGAACTCGAAACGGAAGCCAGAAGATATGCCGGATTTCTTCGCCCCCTCCCGAACTACGGTTGGTTTTCTTTCCACCTTTTTCTTCTTTGATCGTGACATATGGTTCATCCTGGTTAAATATTGATTGTCTGATTCTATATATCAGCGGAGTTGACATAAATGCATGACATCACAAGACACAATGTACTTAATTTCAAATCTTTCATGGAAAGGTGCGACTGCGAGACCGTTCCCAGAAAAGACATAAAGAAGACCCTGAACAAGCTGCCGAAAAGCCACAAAGACCTAGTCCGAGGGTTCGAGATCAACTACACCAACGGCAACACCATCGAAGGCGACAAGAAGCACATAGGAACCATACACAAGAGGAAGATAGTGGTTGCGGCGCCATGGAACTACGGGAGGGAGTTCACCACGCTGCACGAGATAGCCCATATGGTTTGGGAATACAAGGTCGATCCGGGCATGAGGAAGGAATGGAACAAGATAGCCAAAGATTCCATGAAGAAGAACAAGGATCTGCGAGACGAGAACCCCCTTGAACTTTTCTGCATGGCTTACGCGCAGCACTACGCCAAAAACAAGATCACGAAATTCGAGCATCCGAAATGGCACGAATTCATAAAAAAGATACCCAACTAGACCGGTCTTGACTGGGTCTGGCTTACGAGGCGGGGCAGTATGGACACAGCCTCTTCCTGAAGTTTTTCGTATTCGTTTATGCCGAGGCTGAATATCTTGTAGTGATGGAGGATCGGGGTCTTCATGACCTGCGGCTTGTGACCCTTGGATTGGGATTTTATCGTCATGACGAAGCTTGTGCCTATCTGCGGCAGCTCTTCTGGCCAAGGTCCTATGTCGCTCCAGCAGTCCCTGGTCATCATTATCATGTGGTCGGTTATGAATCCGACATCCTGGTTGCCCACCGTGTAGTTCTGAGTGTCGAGACCTATAAACCCTGACGATGTCGATTCGGAAACGTTCAGGAGAAGGTCAAGCCACGAAGGGTTCGTGATGACGATGTCGCAATGCATGAAAATGAGGTACTTGGAGTTCTTGTCCGCGGCGTTCGCGCCCTTGTTGCAGGCGGCAGACCAGTACAGGTTCTTTTCGTTCCTTATGACCTTTACCGTGCCTTCGACGTCATCGAGGAACGACTGCGATTCCTTGTCGCTTCCGTTGTCGACCACGATGATCTCGTAGTTCGAATTGAAGGACGTGACGCATATGCTCTGGAGGCACAGGTTGAGGTATTCCGGTCTGTCCTTGTGGACTATGATTATGGATATCTGCTCGTCACTGTAATTCTTGAGTGACACCGTCAATTCTGATCTGGTATTGTCCAACGGGTTGTTTACGCTCATTTTTTATTCCTCTACATCTATTTCGAAAATTCCCCTAGAGCAGACGCACTTTATCGGTCCGGTAGGAGACTGTATCACTTCCGCGTATTGCTTCACAAGACCCTTTGCGTGGGTCTCGGCTTTTTCCGACGTGGAAAAAGCCTTTTCTGGCTTGACGACGACATATTCCCCGTCGACCTGCCTAGCAACACTTATAACCGCGAATATTTTAGCCATGATTTATACTAGTGTGGGTTGGTTGAATTTGAACCGGGTTCTGATTCATTAATTTCCTTAAGACCATAAGGTGTCTCTTCCTCTTCGGAAACTGCCTCCGCCTCGGAAGCAACCGCTCGGTCAGCTTCGGAAGCCGCCTGCGCATCTTCGGAAGCCGCCTCTTCAATTTTCGAGAATTCCAAATCGTCAAAGTCCAAAGTCGGCTTTTTCGGAAGCGACGAGACGACGGAGTTCTTGTTTTTGTCTGGCGCTTTGAACTCCCCGTCGATCGACTCCAGCCTCTTGTATGAATCCTCCCCCAATTCGCCTATGAACATGGGTCGGTTCTTTCGCGCAGCCTTTTGCGCGGAGGCAAGATGTTTAGAGAAGTTCTTCCCGAATGACTCGAAAGCGTTTTGCGGGTATCCGCTCACTATCCTCTTCAGCTCCTTCTTGACGGACTCATCGTAGTCCTTCTTGTCTATGAAGTCAAAAACCTTTTTCAGGGTTATGATCCTGCAGTCCCTGTTCCTGCTCTTTTCCTCGCCGCCGTTGCTGACGTTGAAGTTCATTGATTCCGCTTCTCTAGACATTGGCATCTCCGTTTTTTTCGTTTTTCTTCACTCTTATTGACTCGCTGGATTCCGACGCGTACGTTTGCATCGATCGGCTTCTATCTCTCGCTTGATTTATGCTATCGGACAAATCCTTGGTCATGGAAGTGTCGCCCATGTCTTCCGCCTTGAAGTATTCGGCAATCTCAAGTTCTATTTGAGACTTCTTGTCCCCGTCCATTTCGACCATGGTTATGATTTTTTCGCTTTCGTTGTCGTAGAAGACCAAGTGGGAGCTAGATTTGTCCCCGTCGGCGATGACGACCTCAAAAGTTGCCAGCAAATTGATTGATGATATTTTCATGTTGACCCATAGATATTTTTATGAAAACCAAGTTCGAAAGATTCCTGAAGATAAAAGAGCTATCGATGGACCATAATCTGTTCTTTCCCGAAAACTTTGACTGGGTCAAGGAATACATTCCTTTCATGCCGAAAATCGACGTTGACATGCCGATGATAATCAAGAAATCAAAGATACACATGATCAAGTACAACACGAACCCAATAGTGATCCAATTCGAGGACAAATCCAAGATATTCTGCACTTACGACCAGTACAGAAGGTTGCCGAAAAAGCCAGAAAAAGGTCAGATGGTCGAATTCGGGTTCATGGGAAGCCCGGACATCGAACACACGCAGCCGATGGTACTCAAGTCTTTCAGGGTCATTTCTTGAATCTGTTCGAGTCTATCTTGTCTGGGTCAAACCCAGGGGCGAATGGAGATGGGGCATAATCCCTCTGGAGCTTTTGTATGACCCTGTCAGCAACCTTTTCGACCATCACCTTGTTGCAGAGCAGGAAGAACAACAAAGACACGACAGCCAAGACAGCCGGAACGAATAACTTGTTTTCTACTATTTTGTTCATGTTTCACCTTTAATATGTATGTTTGGAAATCAATATTTGGAAAGCTTTCTGTTCCACTCTTTCCTTCTCGGAGTAATGTTGCCGTCTTCGATGACCCTCAGCCTTTCAAGCACTTGATAATACTCTTCCGGCATGTTCTTGGGTATGTCAAGCTTTGGTATTACGAACATGTCGCCAATTCCATCGTAGCCGCCTGGAAGACCCTTGCCCTTAACCCTGATTTGAGTGTTAGGCATGGTCTCCTTGGGTATCTTGACCACAATTTTATGGTTGTACACCGTGGGAACTTCGACATCGAAACCATTGACGAGCTGGGAGTATGAACATGGTATCTCCAGGATCAGGTTGCTGTCATACCTCTTGAACATCTCGTGGTGCTGAACCTCCACGAAAACCATCAGGTCTCCGTTGGACCCTCCGGACCTCTTGCATGGCTCGCCCTGCTCTGGAATCCTCAAGTGACCCGAAGAGATTCCCGGAGGAAGATTGACGTCGAACTCCGAAGGTTCTTGCCTGGATTCGTATCCGCCGTTGCATTCCGCGCATTTTTCCAAAATTGAAACCCCAGAACCAAGGCAAGCCTGGCATTCTGTCTGGAAACTGAAATTAGGCTGCAGATGGACGCCCTGATAGCCTAGACCGTCGCAATGCTTGCACTTTTCCGATTTCGAAGAGCCAGACCCATAACACCTTGAACATATCTTGCTCCTGTGGAACCTGACCTTCTTCACGCAGCCGGAAGCCACTTCCTCGAGCGTCAGAGACACCTTTGCCTGTATGCTTCTTCCCTTGTATGTGGATTTCCCGAAGATGTCATGCATGTTGTGCATTGATTCCGAAGACCACTTGGAAGCCGATAATCCGAACCTGTCGTATTTGGATTTCTTCTCAGGATCGCTCAATATGTCATAGGCTTCCTGGACTTCTCGGAACATCTGCTCGGATTCTGGATTGCCGATGTTCCTGTCCGGATGGTGTAGCTTAGCCTTGGACCTGTACGACTTCTGTATGTCGTCAGACGAGGCATCCCTGGAAACACCGAGAACTTCATATGGGTCTTTGTTCATCTTTTATCATCTATTCGGCTAGTACAGCCCTGATGGCGCTAGGCTCCATAAGGAAGGTGTCACGGTGGGAGCCATCGATGTTTGGAGCCATGACGCCAGAACCACTGATCAGAACGCGGCTTCCGACATCGAAACCCCAGTCTGGCTTGTGAGCCGGACCAACAGCCCTGATGTATCCCTGCATGGGAAGCTTCAGGTCGGTATTCTCGGAGAGCTTGAGGTTGGTGTTCATGAGCTCTTGCGGAGTCAAAATCTCAACCAAGATCTGGCTGCCGCACGGGCTGACCTTTTTCACGGAACCCACGGAACTGATAACCTCTCCATCAATACCAACGATTTTCTTAGCCATTTTAATCCCCTATACAATTGTGATTGTGTTATTTGTTATAGTAACATCATTGGTTAAAATTTGCCTGGTGACGAACAAATTTTGCTGCTGCTGCGCCGGCGGCATGGTGACGGATGGGAAGTCGCCAACAAGATCATTTGACACCCACACCCCATCGGGTTTTTTCCCTTCGACCGAATGGCTCGCGAGCGATCGAAAGATGCCATCGACTGCTTTCTCGCAGTAATTCTCGGCCAAATCCAAATGTCCATAGCAAGCGTCGCTGTACACAGTCCTGGCGAATTCCAGCAACTGGTTCTTGCTCATCGAAACCTTTTCGCCGTCAATCATAAAAACACCTCAAATCCAGTAAGTGATAAAATAACATTTATGGTCTTTTTCCGCCACTATAATTGGCTTGAAAATTTTGTTCTTCACGAGGCTTCGGTTGAAATCGGACACGCATCTGCCAAGGTCGTAGTGCGCGCTCAGGAATCCGTCCGTGTTCAAAAAAGAATACGAGCCTTCATGCAGGACCGAAGGGAACCGAATCGACGGAACTATGACCCCGAAGAAATCGAATATTGGCTTTTTCCCGGCATCGTGGAATTTATCCAAGATGCCGATAACCCTCCGGGTGTCATCGGTCATCATGTCGGAGAAATAGTCGATGGGGTAAATCTTCGGCTCGTACGGGTAATGCCCCTCGGATCCGCTTTCGGAATTGGAAGGATCGAAACGGTAGTCCCCGAAATAGCCGCTGCCAACACGGATCGCGTAGGTCTCCGCGCCGGACAACGGGCAACGATCCACCTTGGCTTCATACCCGAGACTCTTGGCGAGTATGATGGAAGCGACCGACATCGTGATGCGGTTGAATCCGAAATAGGTCTGTTTGGTGTATTCCCTGTAGCAGTCCACGCTGGAGTTTATCTCGTCAGCCATCGCGGAGCATCCCATCTCCACGTATCTCCTAGCCTTGACCTCAAGCTTCGATATCTCGGACTCCAGCGACAGGTCGAACCTCATGTGGCTGAGGAAGTTGTCTGGGTGGCTCTCGTAGAAACCTAACCCCTTCTTGTAGACGCTGTCGAGGTCTATGACCTGCATCTTCTTCTTGCTTCTTATGTCGCCCCTCAGCACCTCGTCCCTGACGAGCCTTACGTTGCACCTGTTGTTTTCCGGGACATCCATGTGAATCGCAGCTTTGTGCTTGTCTATTATGTGCTTTTCCGCGGATTCGCCAATGTAGCCGAGCATCATCGAGTTTTTGGTTTTCGCCGACAGCCTGACATGGTCCACAAGTTCGGAAAAGAAAGAGGCGAACTCGCCGTCATCTCGGAAAAAACCATCATAGCAATTGGGCATGTCCGGGTGATCTATGTCTATCGACCTGAGGAACGACTTTATCTTTTTGCCGAACTGACCAAGGCAAGACTCCAGGAACTCGTCTGGCAAGGCGGACATCTTCCTTGCGAACTTTCGCCCAATTTTCTTGACGGGACACCTCAATCCTATCCTCCTGACGGATTCCTCGAAGAACTGCGATATGTTAAAATCTTGGTTTTGAGCCATCTGTTCGTCAAACCTTTGCAATGACACAACAAACTATCTTGTTTCCTTCAAACCTTGGCTGCGTTTCCACGGACACTTGATCGCCCATGATCTCGACGATTTTCTGCATCACGTTCATCCCGTTCTCCTTGTGCGACATTTCCCTTCCGCCCCTGAACTGGAGCATGAACTGGACCTTGTAGCCTTCGGACAGGAACTTCTTCGCCATGTTCGCCTTTGTCTCCATGTCATTCTGGGCTATGGCTGGGCGAAGCCTGATCTCCTTGTATTGAACCTTGGACTCCCTCTGCTTTCGAGCCGACTCCTTATCTTTTATCTTTTTCTCATACCTGAACTTGCCGTAGTCCATGATCTTGCAGATTGGGGGCGAGACGGTCGGCACCACCTCCACGAGGTCCATTCCGATCTCCTCCGCCATAGCCTGAGCCTTGTCTGTCGACATGACTCCAAGCTGCTGGTCATCCTTGATCACCCTGACCTGAGGTACCCTTATCTGGAAGTTGGTCCTCATTTCTCCCGGCTTCAAAAAATCCTTGTCTTCTCTCTTGCGAAAATTATTGCCTTGAAAATGCATTAAGTTGTTCCTTGTCTGAATTCACACATATAAGACTAAGTTCTTTTTATTTTAAAGACTTATCTATGATCTTTTCCAAATCAAAATCATATCTCCGATGTTGGGCTGTCGTATATCTTTATGGAATAACCTTCGGAATCCACGGGAAACCTCCTGATCCACTCGATGCTAGCCGGCAGACCGCAATGGTAATCCACGAGGCTAGGATCCGAGAACGACGGTGTTTCCGACGCAGCCTCGACCCTGAAGGGAGCGACCATCTTCATGAGCTTGAACTCCAGGAAGTAGCATCCGGGCAAGCACGTGTCGTTGTTCTTCCACGGGTATACTAGATAGCTGTCAACCAGGACGTCCTTGGTGGTAGTCCCGTCCAAGTTCAATATGTCCTGCAGAACCATTTCTGTGTTCGCCTGCGCGTTCATGAACTTGATTATCTTGAGCTGCTGACCCTTAGCCCAAGCCTGCGGGGTCGTGCCATGATATCCCCTATGCACATTGACGTATCGGTTGTCCTCGTCAAAGGCGACGACCAGCAAATGCTCGGTCTGTCTTGGTCTGCTGATGATGATGACGTCACCTATCATGATCTGATTGAACCCTATGTTGTCAGCCAGCGAAAGGTAATCTATCGAGTCGGACATAGACGACTTGAGTTTTCCGTTAGCCCACATGCTAGCCTCGAGAACGAGGTCCGTGAAGTCTAGCGACCCGTCGCAATCCTGGATCTTGACCTTCAACTCGGGCTTGGTGTCGTTCCTTCTTATTTTGAAATCAGGGCAGGAACCGCCAAAGCAGTTGTATTGATCCACGCAACCTGATGTGTTTGATGTACATGCCATGAACTATTTATCATCCCGGGCGTCAAAATATATCTCTGGATCGCAACAAAAAAATTTGGTCTTTGATCCAGCCCATGTTTCCTTGGTGTTTTCTCAGCTCGATGCTGGAATTGGCGAACATATTCTCCGATTTATCGTCCAACGGCTCGCTTTCGTGGTAGACGATCCTCTTGACGGCATAATTCGCCATCATCAAGGAGCAATCGTAAGACGGCGTGTATGTGAGATATAGGCTTCCGACTTGGTCTCCACCCCTCATGGAGGACAAGAGGCTCAAGGCTGGATCCAACATGTGTTTTTCCATAAGGGCTACCTGCCGGGGCGGCTTCTCCAATCCGACATGCATGTTCCCCATGAGGTCCACAAGCAACGCAGCCTTGAAATGATCCGAAAAGCTCGCGGTCATGAATGCTATGCCCATATGGAAATCATCATCCGAAGGCTTTCTTTGGCTCATCAGGACACCGTTTGCAGGAATTCCACCCGCAGACCATCATAACCCCTGCTCCTCGCGAAAGACCTCAATTCCCTTCTCTGTGGCTTGCTGAGCAGTCTTTCACAGCAATCGTTGGAAATGGGTATCTTGATGTCGTAGCTTTGGTTGATTCTGATGTGGCAAGAAGCTTCGATGAACCCGAGAACAAGCCAATCGACGCATTCCACGACATAGCTGTCGGTGGTGAAGTCATAGGCGTATCCGTTGACGGTGACGCCTACGCAGGGTATGCTGACCAACTTGTTCTTCTGGTTGTCGGTATCAAGGAAAACGGCGACCACATGGGTTCTTTGGGTCGGGTCGAAACAAATGTTCAAGCCCTTCCTCTGCATTGCCGTCATAGATTTGAGATTTTTCTCCATGACTTATTTTAATGCGCCGCGAAGAAAAAATCAAACTCACTTGCCCGAACGTTTTGGCGTCTTGACCTTGGAATCCGAGGATTTTCCATCCTTGTCGCCGTCTTTATCTTTCTTGTCCGAAATTTCCTCGCCGTCATCCTTGTTTTTCTCCAAGTCCAGCTCATCGCCCTTCTTTTCGTCCGAGTCGCCATCGACTTCGACCCCATGCTTCTTCATGATCGACTTGATCTTTCTCTCCGAATCCTTCTTCTTTTTCAGCGTCTTGAGTTCCAGGAGATCCTTCGCCAAAGACTCCACCGAGGAAATGAACGCGGCGAAATCACCGCGGATTGGCATCGGCTTCGAACCCTCCGACATCGATTTCTTCTTTTTGCGCTTGCGTTTCTTTTTTTTGTGGCTTTTCTTCAAAGCCTTCGTAAGCCTTTCGACCTGCCATGGGGGCGGGGTCGACCTGCTGAATATGCTGGCTGTGGGCGGAGCCAAACCTAGGGCGACCTGAGTCTTCAGTCTGGTCGTCGGGCTGGACTCCCTCATCTTCATCCATTCGGAAAATCTTATCATATGCTGTTATCTATTGTCGGCGGACAACAAATTTCCAGCCAAAAAAAAGAATGGTCGACTTCAGCTTTTCGGAAATGAATTTATGGAAAAATCGCCTGAATCTATCTTGGCGAGAAGTTCTATGTCGAATTCCGCCCTAGCCTTGTCCCTGGCTTCCTCTATCTTCTTGTATTGGGAATACATGAATTGCATGTACCTCTTCTTGCAGGCGACTCCGGTATGATCGACATAATTCGCGTAATCGCCGAACAAGAGAAGGTAAGATATGAAATGCCTCTGCACATCCGTCTTGAAGTATTTCATCAAGTAACTCTTTTCCTTCGGGAAAGAGTAGTCGAATAGTTCTCCAGATATGAGAAGCTCATCCATCCTAGACATTAATCTTCACGCCCTTGACATAACGCAAGTAAAGCAACATCAAACCTCCAGCATATTTTTGGGGTATTCCCGACCGGCTCAGCAAAGTGAGCGTTTCATTGACCAACCTAACGTCGTCGGTCACCTCGCCAGTGAACTTGAATCGCTCTTCGTCGTCGCCCACAGCCACGCCCTTCATGCAGGAGTAAGCTATATCGAGGCTGTCCAACAAATTGGTCGAAACAACCATGTCTATCATCTTCGGGCTGCACAAGATGTATCTAGGTATCTTGCCGCCGCAATGCATCACCTTGCCGACAAAAAAGTTGTCTATGCAACTTCTGACGAATTCCCTCGAGTTCGTCTCGTTCAGGTTCTCGACCGGCTCGTCACCAAGATGGTTGAACTCATCCTTGATGTCACCTTCAAAGTCTTCTTCTTCCAACCACTCATTTTGCATTACAAACTCCTTTTCGGTTAAAACAAAATTATGGAAGTTGAGAGTCTAAATACTTTTACCCGGAGGTCAATATGAGAATAGCCTTTTTTTATCTTTTTCTTGTTTTATTTCTGGCTGGATGCGGAAACTTCAGCCCCAGACTTCAAAATAGGATAGATAACAAAGATGGAAAAATTGACGAAATCAAAAACAACCAGAACGGCATCATGCTGGAAATCGGGAAGCTGAGGCAGCAAGCGGAAATACAGAACAGCCAGCTAAACGAAGTGCAGCAGGGGTTTCTGAATCTCAACGCGGCTGGGGTCAGAAACGAAAACAAGGGAATTCAGATACTTCAAGGCGACGGAGCGTTAATCATGGTGTTCTCGATAGTTGCGCTTGGAATGTTTCTTCTCTACTACAAGAACAAATCCGACAAAAACGAAAAAATAGCGAACATTCTCGCCGGAGAGGTTATGCTGGTGAACGATCCGGTGGTCAACGACAACATATTGCGTTCAGCCAGGTTCACGCCCCTCGAAAAGCCAATTCTGGAAATCATGAAGAAGAATCTTCCGAGACGCAAGTAGGGTCACTTGACGTCAAATCCCTGCGGTACGCTGCGCAACTTGATGTAGCCAAGGCAATTGTCGCCAAGCGGCGCAATGATCTCAGAGCCCAGGCTTGCTCCCCTATGCCTCATTTTGTGGGAGAATTCGGCAACCTCCTTGTCTATCAGGGATTTCTTTGACGGCACCAGCTTCAAGCAATAGTGCTTTGACGTGTCGAGATCGTCATGCTCGAGATACCTACACTTGGTCGATGGCTTCGATATGTCCCCAGAGCAAAATTTGCGGACATGGTTGAGACTCAGCATTTTCAGTTCCTCTGTATGTATATCTGTTTGCCTATGTCCGATATGAGTATTCCAGACGCGTGGTCTATCTCGTGCTGGCATATGACAGCCCTGATTCCGGAAACCTGCTCATCCACATTTAGGACGATCGGCTCAGACGAATCGACGGAAACGAGGAGCCTTTTGCCCACCAGCCTGATAGCCGGGAATCTTTTCACCTCGAACGTCTTTATTTTTTCTTCCGAGTCCTTGATGGACAGGCATCCTTCCATCGAGTTCATCTTCTCGCCAACACCCTCGTAGGAGCAATTGACGAGGATGTCGACAAACCCGCGGACACAGACCACGAAAAGGTTGAATGGCAATCCGACCTGCACCGCCGAGAGACCGACGCCGCCGCCGTCCACGCACAGCTTGATCATCGCGCTGGAAATCCCGTAAAGATACATCAGGTCATCGACCGGCGACTCCTTCGCGAGCGGGATCTTGTCCAGACCCACTATCGAAAGAGACTTGAAATTTACTGCGGGTCTTTTAGAGACATCAGGGTTCTCGTTACCAATTCCTTCCTCTGGTCTATCCATTCCCTCAGTTTAACCTCATCGTTTCTTAGGATCTTAGGTATCTTCAGAACAACCATGTCGACGTTGTCCTCCTCGTTGAGGAACTTGTCGGCCAAATCCCTGACGAGCTTGGAAACCGATATGTTCCTCTTCTTGGCTACGATCTTCATCTTGTCCTGAATTTCGGAATCCACGGACAAACTCATGATGCTACCCTTCTTGCTCATATTTTTTCCTTTGACCTATCTGTTGTCTTTCTTGTCGGTCTTTCTGTTGGGGAAGTTCTCCCTAAGCTTGTACTTGAGTCTCTGAACCTCGGCTTCCCGCTTCTTCTTGCGCTTCTTCCTGCCTTCGCTTTCGTAGAACTCATGTTCCTTGTAGTCGTGGAGAATGCCAGCGTCGGTAACCGCCTTCTTGAAGGTCGCAAACAATCTCTTGAATGCTATCTCCCTTTCGTAGCTGGAACAATTTGGATGAAGTTCCCTAGCCTCAACTCGTACTAATCTCATCAATCACCTCAATCTCGATTTATCATCAATAGTTTTTTGCCAATTTTAAGTGGCTCAACGGTTCTCACGTTGTCTTCAAAAGAGACCTTATCGTAGGTCTCCGATGTGGTCGGCCAATTGTCACGATCAAGATCCGGCAGAAAAGAATTAAGCCTGTTGACTATATTCTGAGCTATATCCTGGTTCCAAGTGTCCACACTTCCATCAGTTATAATAGTGCTGAAGGTAAAAATATGTTGCTTGGGAAGACCAAACGAGGACAAATCCTCAACCTCGTAGTCCTTCATGTTGTTATACCTGGATCTCTCGTCTACGCAAAGGAAGGGAGTCCTAGCCATGATTGCGAGCCTGGACGTTCCGTTGAACACATCTATGAAGCAGCCGCACGCCCTCATAGCCGACAGCACCTTCGTGATGTCGCTGTCGTTGAAGAAGAGACAGGAATCTATCATTTCCGAAGATATGTCGTGGGTGAGGTGGTTCTGCCACACCACCGGCACAAAACCATTGGACTCCAGCTTCCTCGCCAATGTCATCCAGAATTCCCTCTTCGACTTGACGTTCCTCGACTTGCCGTTGTGCCACTGCTTGCAGTACAGGGTCGGCGAGAACATGACCTTGTAACCAGCCCTCGTGTTCACCTGCCTTACGAATTCCTTGCTCAATATGGACGACGAGGGAACGAAAGGAAGGAACAATTCGATGTCGCCCTTCGTGAACTCCTTCTTGAACCCGTTCCCGTACTTCGAGAAAACGTCCTTAATATCTATGACGTTCCTGAAGAACTCGTTCAGGTTTCTCTTGTAGATCGCGACTATGTCGGAATGATTCTCGAACCCGTCCGATTTCTCGTATACCCTCGGAAGCTGCCCATGGTCGGAGAACCCCCAGAACTCGTCGACATACGGGAACATCCCAGCCATTCCAGGATAGCTGCAAACTATGAAATACTTGCTGGACTTGTACTGCTTCCTGTATGCGTGTAAGAAAAAAGCCGACAGGAGGAACATGCTGTGGTTGTCGCCGAAAAAAGGGAGGATGCAGACATCGCCGAATTCGGTCGGGACGTTCTTCTCCTCGTACCTCTCCCTCACGAATCCGTTTCGCTGCGAAGCCCTCTTGAGAAAATCAGATACATTGTTCAAATCGACCTGCCTTTTTTACACTTAGCCGAAATCTAACTTGTTTTCCACCAGTAGTCCAACTTGCGCATGTTCATTTCGGTCATAGCTTGATTGTCAACCATAGCTACTATAGTCTCGAAATTTCCATTATTCACTTCCCTCACGGCTCTCTCGAAGAACGACAGCCCCCCGTCATGGTCTTCCGCCAGCCTCTGGAAGTTGGATATGACTATCTTTTTCTTGTCGAAATCCGTGGTCAATATGACCCTCATCCCCTCCTGCCCGTTGCCGACGACCTGGTCCGCGCTCTCGAAGAGTATCCAAGGCGTCTTGACCATGGACGCCAACCTTGTCGAGGCGGTATAGAACTGAACCGTGAATTCTAACTTGGATATGACCGCCAGCGTGAACTCCAAGTCTCTGGAGTCTTCGCAGCCGACCAAGTTGACGATATCCGACCTCGGGCACTCATGGACGCTCTGCTTCTCGCCCATCCACACGGGGTTGTATCCCATCGCGATCAGGGATTCCAGCAGCCTCTCGTAGAAGCCAATCGTCAAGTTCCTTCCGTACCTCCCCCTGTTCCTCGCGAAAACACCGACCGACCTTGGCTTCAGCAGCCGCTCCGCCTGCAAGAGCTTAGCCTGACTGGGGCTCGGCACGGAATAGCACCTCTTCTTGCTAGCCCCGAGGTCGCCGAATATGGGTTTGACAAGATCTTGCCCGTCGCACTGCGGGCATCTCGTCTCTATGTGCTGGTGCGTCACGAAATTCAACTTGCAGAAAAGGCAGAAGTACTCAACGCACAGCTGCGCCATGGCATCTCCGGAGACGACCGTTCCTACATTCGAAAGCTTGCCCTGAAGCCTCGATATGTTCCTAGATTCGTTCTTGAAGGCGTCGCTGTACTCTCTGAGCCATTGGTGCTCTTCGTCAAGCTCCCAATACTCGTCGGCTATCCTGCTGTACAGGTACGACCTTCCGTACCATCCAACCATGATGACATAACGGTCGGGATTCTTGTGGATTATTTGCGGCAGGCAAAACGACAGACCTATGGTCTCCACGCCGAACTCATAGAAGGCTGGGACGACAAGTATCTTGCTCTTGTCCGTCGGTCTGGTCCTGTTGTTGAATTTGTGTATCTTGAACTTCAAGCTGTCAAGTCGGCGTTCCGGATTGGCTCTCTTGCGGCTTCCAGCCACATAGTCGTATCCGGCAAGAAGCGCTAGCCTCTTATGGGGAGCTGTTTTGCCATTCGACCGCATTTTGGGCACCTGAACTTTTTGAAATTATTGCATTTCAAGCATCCCTTGTATTCATAAAGGTCGGTCACCTCTTTGGGGTCGTTGCCGACAACCCTGGACCAACTACACCTTGGACACTTGATCATGTTTCTTTCAGCCATACGTCAACCTATTAGACTTCAGCCAGTCTGAAAATTTGAACTCTTTGGAATTTTGAACGAAAATAATGTCCACCATATATTCCGTATCGCTCTTGCCCAGCACGCACACCTTGGGCTTCTGGACCGCGTTGAACAGGTTTATTATCTTGCTTTTGGAGTCCATCACCGTCTTTACTTTCAAGAAACAATTCGCGCACACCAAATCGCCGCCCTTGACATAGGTGATCTCATACCTGTCTCCGGACACAACCCTTATTCTCGTGATCCTGTGGAAGGATTCACCCTTTTCCTCTCCATTGATTTTGTTGCTCGAGAACGGGGACCCGAATGTGGACACGAAAACAATCGCCACCCCAAGGATGGCGATCAATGACAATAGTTTGCTTCTTTTTCCCATGTCTCTACTTGTTGTCTGTGATGCTTCCGTTCAACATGTCGCTTATCTTGTCGATCTCGCGGCTGATGTTCTCCACGGCTGACCGCATCTTCCTGACGTCCTTGCCTAGGGTCTCGCCCTTCGTCAAGTCCACCTTGAGATTGTGAAGCTGGTCTTTCATGTCTATGAGCTTCTGAAGGTTCTTGCCGCCAGCGAAATCGGTTTCCGGCTTGATCTTGCTGTCCTTCCCAACCGTATTTGGATAGACCGGGTTGTTGGAGCTAGCCAACTTCTTGGCGTGGTTCGCGATTTTCTTCTTGGATGGAGTCCTTTCCTCGGTGATCACCTGCATTTCCCCGGAATTGGCAATCCCGTCATGCATGGTGCTCAAAACGTCGTTCCACCCGTCAAGGTCGCCTCTCGTGATTTCGGTGTCATGGACTGTTGGAGTCTGACCGAAAAAGTTGGTCCCCCTGCTCTTCGCTTCCTTCGCCGCTTTGGCGTCGGCATCGTCGAATATGCCCTGTGATAGGGCTTTATCCCAAACCTTCGTAAGTCTTTCTATATCATCTCGAAAATTAGACATTTGTATCTCCGTTGTTTTTTCCGAACATTTTTCCCACTATATCTTTGACCCAAGCTGGTTGGGGCAGGAAATTCCAGCCGATTACGAGTCCAGCCAAGAAACAAAAAATGCAAGTAAGCATTGGAGTCCTTTCTTTTGGTAACCTTGGTTCACATATATCTAGTTTTCCAACTCCGATTTTGTTATAATAAATGCAAACGGAGTATCTTGATGCCTCACGACCACATGATTTTTTCTGTAGAAGAGTGCGAGAACGCAACGCTGATTCCGGGGAAAAACACGGCAATAATGGCCACGTCCCAGGGTCCGATAAGGATTCTCATGCTGACGCTGTTCAGCCTTCTTCTCAGAAGCAGCCGAAAACACCTCGAACATGTCATGGTTTGCATAAATGGCGCGGACACAAGGTGCGGAGATCCATCTGTCCAGGACGAGAAACAGCGCTTTCTGGAAGACCTGCGCGAACTGAAATGGTTCGGGAGAGATATGCCCTTGACAGTGATAAGGGCATGGAGCAGGGTTGGGCACGCCCAATCGCTGGAGATGGCGATCCCTTGGGTTCACACCGAATACTACACGATCATGCACGATGACGTGATCGTCCTAGAGAACGATTGGTGCGAAGAGGCAAATGAAATATTCAAAGACCCAAAGGTGGCTATCGTTCATTCTCACCCAAGTCAATATGGACATTGTGGAGAATTCACATTCGAAGGTGATAAAAAATTCATAGAAAATGGACATATCAATTCAACATTCGCTGTTTGCAAAAAATCAATTATGACAAAAGTTGGAGCCAGATGGTATGGATACCATATCGTCAAGGATTACAGCATGAAAAGCATCAATTACGATGAATACCTTAAATATAATGATCAATACAGAAACAAAGACATTAGCATGGTGGTATTCCCAAGAGAAAATGGCGACTACAACGGTTTGAGTTTGGACATAGGATCATGGATGATTCACGAGATCAAGGAAAACGGATATGACATCAAAACTTTCTTTAACGAAAAAATAATTCACTTCGTAAAATCAAGCTGGACTGATGATGTAAATTATGTCGAGAACAGAGAAAAGCAATACAAAAGCGTGTTCGAAAGCATCGAGAAGGAAATAGACGGGCATCCAGAGTTCGCGAAACTCTACAGGAAATACAATCCAACAAAGGAGGCAAAGGAAACCCATGCTACATTACTTTAAGGAACTTGCGGTAATACCCAATATACCGTGCGAAAAGCTCGCGGTAGTAGTCACCCACGACCGAAAGGAGTTCGTGTCCAAGTGGCTTCGGGCGTGGAACAACGCGGAGCATTACGGGACGAAAATAGCCGTCATACACGCTTTCGACGGGAAGAGACCAAAACAGGAAGAGGTTGACAACATACTGCAACACAAACCTGATTTCTACGTGCCGATACACAACACTCCGCTGAAGGACTTCGGAGCGCTCGTCATGGTGCTGAAGAAAATCATACCGTTGCCGGAATGGGACTACCTGTTCTGGTTCACAGACGACATGCTGCCGATGAGGAGGACGTTCCTCCGTCCTTTCGTCGAGAAGATCTCGAAGCCGAATGTCGGACTCGTCGCTCAGTGCTATGAGCCGAGAAGAGGGTCCGCCGAAATGGGAGGCGAAGTCGGCGGACACATCAGAACCGTCGCTTACGCAACCAAGAGATCCGTCTCCGAACTGTTCGAGCTGCCGTGGTACAGAGACCTCAATCACGGGTGCGGTCATGATTTCGAATATGGACCGAACCATATCCTAAAACAAATTCGCGACATGGGATTCGACCTAGAGCTATGCCATTCCAAGGCGGAATCCGAGAACTACATGCACTGGACATCGTTCCTGGACTGGATGTGGGACTGTTCCCTTCTCGGCAGGTGGGAAGAGTATTGGGGAGTCTACGAGGAACAGTTCAATCCCATACAGCTCATCGAGGACGTCGACGGCAAGGTCGAAACCTTGCTGTCGATAAAGGAATGCGAGAAAAGGACGTCGAACAAGGGCACGTGCGCCGTCATTCCGACATCGGGAAGCTCGGTTCGCCAAATGATGCTTTCCGTGATGTCGGTACTGCTGAGATCTTCCCCGAGGGTTCTGAACAAGATAATCGTGGGAATACACGGACCGGAATCGGACAAGAAGACACAGGACGCGAAACAATCATTCCTAGAGGAGCTCTGCGTTGCTTCGAAAGACCGCATGGACGTGTCGATAACGATATCGCGCGTGTGGGGCGAGATCGAACATTCCACTTGCGCCGAACAGATCAGCAACCTAGCCGACACCGAAACGTATGTGCTGATGCGCGACGACACTATGGTTCTCGACAATCTCTGGTGCGACCAGATCGACGGCTTCATGTCGAACGAAAGCTCGATCATAAAGATATGGGGGAATCCCGGAATTCACGTGCTGGAGAATGACGATAAGTCCATATCTGTCCCGTGCATAGACACGTCATTTGTCCTGTGCAAGAAACCTACGATGCAGGAAATAGGGGCGAAATGGTCCGGGTACACCGTCAACATGGAACACTCGATCGGAAACCTGACAAGCTTCAACCTGTTCACCAATTGGCACAGAAAACACAACACGATAGGGTCGTTCAAGGAAGGCGAGTCGAAAAAATACCAGTCGATCAATCTCTGCATGGGATCTTTCGTTTTCGACAAGATAGCGAACAACCGCCTGGAGATTGAAAGGTTCGATGGCGACACCGCGTGCAAGATATCCCTGATCGACTCAGGGAAAAACATCGAGAAACTGGAGTCGGAGATAAAGAAGTTCCCAGAGATGGAAAAGATATACGTCAAATACCGCGATATGGAGAAGTCATTCTACAAGCCGGAACTTCATCCGAGGAAAAAAGTCACTCTGGCATGAGCGTTCGCCCGAGAAACCCGTCATCGGCGAACGGTTCGCAGAACTGCTTGTACCATCCCCTCTTTCGACCCTTGTACACGGTGTTCCCCGAAAGGAAATGGTTTATGGCAATGCTTGTTCGCAAGGCGTAAACGTCGCTTCTCAGGGCTTCCTCGAAATTTTCGGAGGAGATGTCGTACCCAGTCGACGAACGAAGCAATATGGTGAAAAGCGACCTCCTCATGGCGTATTTGAGCCACCATCTTGAGGGCTTTATGTACATGATCGACTTTTTCTGCGTTGGTCCGAACTGGCTCGGCGACTCGAGCTTGAGCATGTCCTCCACCCTCTCGAAGAAGGCGGCTATTGACTTGTTCTTGCAAGCCTCGTGGGCATAGAAGAATATCTTGGCGTTATACATCTGGTTGTGCCATATGTCCCTGCATGAGTGCCATGTGCAGACCACATACCTCTCACCCTTGTCGGACCTTGGTTTTCCAAAGGAGCCGACCGCCGGTCTGTAGACCGTGTCCATGAACAGGACATCGCCAAAATTACTCGATTTTTTCCGTTTCATCGATATTATCTACTATCCTTGTTTTTATTTTGCACCTGTTATTGTTCGAGTCCACGAATTCGTCCAGGTTGGTTATGCCTATTAGGGTCCAGTGCGGATCGCCGATCGGGACATTGCCCCTGTCCGTATAGTAAAAGGACTCGAGCCTGTATCTGTAAACCTTGTGCTCGACCTGCTCGTCCGTCATGCCTTCTATCAGGTCCTGACAGATCTCCTTGCAAACCCTGACCGCGTCCTCTTCAGCCGCGCACCCGAGACGGTGCAGCACCTGCACGGCTGCCTCAGCCTTGTCCTTGTGCAGGAGGTCTATTATGTTCTTCTTCATCATGCCGTCGACGAACTCGGCTATCGCCGTGTATTTCGCCATGACCTGCCCTTTCTCCGGCTTGTGCCTGCGGGTGTCGAAGAAGTGTTGCCCGAAATTATCCTGGTCTATTATCAATTCGCTCATTTCTTGTCCTCCATTATGCAATTTCCAAACTGTTCCAGAACCTCGTCCTCGGTCTGGTACTTGTCCTCCGCCGACACCGGCGGCTTCATCACGAAAACCCTGTAGTCGCTGTCCTTGGTCGGAAACCTGTAAGCCCAGCCCTTGTTCGGCATCTTCTTGTTCTGTTCCAGGGTATACGTTGAGAAGCCCTTGTCCGGCGGCATCAGCCTCAACCTAAGTAAGTTACCCTTCTTCATTTCTCTGTCCCAGCGGGCAACATCGTCCTCCCAGACGTTCAGGCGGTTTTTCTCGCCCATGGCGTCCTCGACCTCGAGCTGCAGGTAGGAATTGCCCTTCTTGCTCTTGCAAACCTTCCTCGAGACGACCTCGACCTCGACGGGGCAGACGCAGCCGTCGTTCTCCCTCAGCGTCTGGAACGTGTTGCCCTTGAAGTCCGGGCTGTTCTCCACGTTGTGTATCCAGGCGAAACCGTAATACTTCATCTCGCAGGCTACCTTGTTCCGCAGTTCCTTGGCGAAATCCTTGTCTATCTCGAAATCGTTTGGCTTGAACGAGGCGAGCGTCGGCAGCGACAACGACTTGGAGTCCTCGAGCCTAGCCATGGCTTTTTCCCTTCTCGACCACAGCCTCTTCAGCTCCTTCAGCCTGTTCCAGTTCTTTTTCACCTTGATCGACTTGTAGTTCCTGATCGTCTGGACCTCGACGAAGTCGTCGGTGCCCTGGATCGGGACATACTCCATCTCGAGCTTCGGCTTGCCCTGGCTCTGGTCGCACTCGACGGTCTTCTCGGTCTCTATGACCTCGTCGATGTCGAAGCCAGCCCATTCCGGTCCGTCGAATGGGCTGTCGCCGTGGAATTCGGAAAGGCTTCTGGTCTCTCCGGGGAAAAGCTCGAGGAATTCGACGTCGTACTGCTCCATGCTCGCCAGGAACCTTTTCTTCTTGTCGTCGAGCTTTTTCTGGCATTCCTTGAAGTGCTCGTAGAACTTCCACAAGGTTATCGGGTTCGAGTCACTGAAGCACCTTAGACCAACGACGCACTTCACTATGTTGGCGTCCGTGCCGAACCTCGTGAGGAAATCCTCGAACCCGGCGTAGGGCTGGTTGTCGACGATCTTCTTCGCCGGAACCTGACCTACGCCCTTGACGTTCGATAGACCGTAATAGATGGAATCCCCAACCAGCTCGAAGGTGGACTTCGACTTGTTGATGTCGACGCCGTGCATGTCGACGCCGTGGTTCTTGGCTTCTATCTTGTACTCCTTGATCTTCTCCGACAAGGTCTCGCAGCCCAGAACCGAGGTGTAGAACTCATGCGGGTAATGGGCTTTGAAGTAAAGCAGCCTCGCCGAGACGTAGGTGTACGCGACGGCATGGCTTTTATTGAATCCGTACTCAGAAAAAGCCTGGACCTGATTCCAAAGGCTGATGATGTCCTCCTCCGTCGTCTGGAGGTTCCTCTGTCCGTTTGAGACAAACATGTTCTTGTACTTCTGGAATGCCTCGACCTTTTTCTTGGATATAGCCTTCCGCACGATCTCGCAGTCCCGCAGCGGGATCTCGCCCACCTTGTTCAGTATGCGCATGATCTGCTCCTGGTACACCATCACCCCGTACGTGTCGCCGAGTATTGGCTGGACCAGCGGGTGCAACTCGTAGGACTCCTCGCCCCTCTTCCTCTTGGTGTACCTTTCATGCATGAGCATTCCGAGCGGACCGGGTCTGTAGAGGGCTGTATACGCCACGAGATCCTCGAAACGGTCCACGCCCCCGGACTTGACCAGCCTCCTGATGCCCTCGCTGTCGAACTGGAATATGCACTTCAGGTCCCCGACGTCAGCCATAGCCAAAGACTTCGGGTCGTTCCTCCACCTCTGGACGTCGCTCCAGTCTGACTGCCCGGGGAGGGCGCATATGCTGTCCATGTTGTGGTTTTTCTTCACGAGCTCGCAGCAACTCGATATCTGCTGCAGGTTCGAGATCACGAGGAGGTCGAACTTCACCAGACCGACTGGCTGGAGGTCCTGTCCGTTCAGACCCTCGACCCAGGCTGACGCCTGCGGATTGTCCTTCCTCTTCACGAGCGGCACCAGATCGTGGAGTGGCATCGACGATATGATCAGACCCCCGGCGTGCTGACCCATGCCCCTGTTCCTGTTTATGAGCTTGCGCGCCGACTCGGCAACGTCCGGGTTGGCGTCGCAGTACTCCTTGAGTTTCGGGTAGAGGTTCATCGCCGACTCCCAGGTCATCGTCTTCCCCTCGTCGTCCTTGGCGTCGAGGTTCTTGGTTAGCTCGAGCATATCACCCCTTGGAAGACCGTGAACCCTAGCCATGTCGATCAACGCGCTCTTGATTCCGAAGGTCGTGTAGTTGCCGATGTTGCAGACGTAGTCCACGCCAAACGTCTCGCAAGCCCACTTGTTCTTCAGGTAGTCCCTGACCTCGCTGAGATAGTCGACGTCTATGTCCGGCATGTCGCCCTGAGTGAATTTCGGGTCGCGGTCCACGTCGAATTCTTGGCACAAGCCAAGGAGCCAGAATGAAATCAGGTTGTTCTCGTTTCCGTCACACCGAACCTTGTCCTTGAACATCTTTATGAGGTGGTCGGACTTCCCTTGGACATCTATCTCGCGGAGTTCCCACTCCAGCCTCTTCCTGTGCTTGTCGGAAAGGCTCTTGCGGTCGAATATGTGCCAGAGAAGTTTCTCTATCTTTTCGTAAGAATTAAGCATGGCTTTTGCCTTTTCCAATAAGAGAAATATTCCATCAAGCTACTATAGATAATGCATTCCATACAAACAGAGGTCGAAATGAACGAAGAGACACGCGCGCAAATGCTTTTACTTTCTGGTGTTCTCAATGAGCAGAAATCAGAGCTTACCATTGATGAGTTCGCCAAAAAGAGACACGATGGGGCTGAAAAGATAGCAAGTAGCGCCAAATCCAAGGGAGGCATAGCGATGCTCACGTATGACCACTTCTCGGTGAAACTACCATATTACAAGAAGGTAGCGCAAGGCAAGTTCGACAAAGAAAAAATGCAAGAGGAATACAAGAGGTTGTGCTCGGAACTCCACTCTTACATGGAAAAAATAGAAAAAGTAAACCAGAGCAAGTTCCAGAAACTGGTCGGCAAGATAGAAGTCGTCGGCGAACTGCTCATAAGAAACAGAGAGCACAAATAACAAAAAGGGCGTTTAAGCCCTTTTTGTCGCACTTTGCCTACAAGTCGCTCAAGGTTCGATCCCAACCTCGATCAATTTTGGCGAATATCTACAGGATAAGGTAAACTAAAAACCTCGTTAAAAGACATCACGACTTGTTTTCTCATGTATGTCTCCGTGTGAGAGAGCCCTGCGCGCCACCGCAGAACGAATTCCAATGCACTTTAGTTTTTTTGAGAAGCGCAAAGTGACAGCCTGATCGACGAATTACTTGATCGGCTTGGTCTCTGGCTTGGTCTCTGGCTTGGTCTCTGGCTTGGTCTCTGGCTTGGTCTCGGGCTTGGTCTCGGGCTTGGTCTCGGGCTTGGTTCCAATTTTGGTTTTATTGTTGGTCGAATTCCCTGCTGGGCAGCTTATGTCCTCGGTAGCTCTGTGGTATCCATCCTCATAAGCCATAACCCTGACAAACTCAACCTGGTCCATGCCTCTATAGTAGCCGCTATGCCAGATCGAACTTATCTCGTTGGCTTCCGGTTTCGCGTTGTTGACGACGGAGATGATTCCCTCGATCTTCCCCTGGTTCCTCGAAGCCTCAATCTGGTCGTTTCTCAAGCTGTTTATGTGGTTGTAAAGCAATTCGCTGTATCCCGACTGGGTCAACTGGTCTTTCTGGGTCACCAGATTAACCACTTCCCTCATGTTATCCATTCTGTAGACCTGATATCCGTTGATTGCTACGGAAACAGCCAAAAATCCATATACGACATACTGATTCATGCCAAACTCCTTCATGGGTGAAAAATCCTTTAAGCACAGATCGAGAAATTTAACAGATACAATTTAAAAAATCAACACCCAAACGGAATTATTTTCAAAAGAAATCCTTCTATATAGGATTAGTCATCCTAACAAGAATTATTATGGAGCAATCATGGCATTCAGAAGTTTTCAAGAATATTTGACCCACGACAAAAAAATCAAAACCCCAGCAACCGAGATGGTTCCGGATTACAAGGGACCAAGCTCGTCCGCTCCACCTAAGGCTGAAGTGGACAAGAACGCTGGCGGGGCAAAATCGAACATGGCTCCAAAGCCATATATGGCGAACAAAATGGCAAAAAACCCAAACAAGTCATCTGATGGGTTCGCGGACATGGGAGACAAGGAATTGGTTTACGAGCCAGAAACCGTCGTTAAGTCATCAGAACACGAGAAGCTTCCGACTTGGCCGAAAACCACAAGCGTGTCCGAATGGCTGAGGAACACGAAGAACATGAGCAATTCCAGCTTCATAAGCGGGATGCGAAACGAAACAAGCAACATGTCCTATGGTCAGATCAAGGAAGCAGTACATCTATGCTCCAAGTCGCAAGCGAACATGTCACAGCTTGTCATGGAACTAAAAAGAAGCAACCTCATAGATTCGTTCTTGTCGGAAGCCTGCAAGCACGAGAACACCATCAAAGCCATCATCGAGGAGATAAAAGTCAACAACACATTCCAGAAAATGATGAACGAGATGGGCTATATGGATGGCGACTCAAGCAATGGCGAAGAGGAAGACGATGAGTTCAAAATTGACGGCGAAGGTGAAGGGGATGAAGACATGGAAGGTGACGAAGAAGGCGAAGGTGAAGAAGACCATGAAGATGAAGGCGATGAAGACATGGAAGGTGACGAAGGCGATGAAGATCATGAAGATGAAGACGATGAAGACATGGAAAACGACGAAGATGGCGAAGGCGATGAGGACCATGACGGCGAAGGCGATGAGGACCATGACGGCGAAGGCGATGAGGACCATGACGGCGAAGATGGCGAAGGCGATTCAGCCCTTTCGAAATCGATCGGCGGACACCGCCACCGCCACCACGCTCACAAGGCGCTGAAAAAGATGGGACCAGTTCCCGGACCTGTTGACGAAATCTAACGAGAAACAAAGATAGTTTCTCGTTAGATTTTTACACAAGGAGGTAAATGTCAAGACATGGATGTCTGGATAAAGTTCTTATATGCCTGCCTACCTACCACTCAAGCCCAGAGTGGCTAGAAAGGTGCACGGAATCACTTCTGAAACAAACATTCAAGAACTTCGACTGCTACGTCGTCAAGGACGGATGCTCCGAAGCCTGCACTTTCAGCAATTTCGAAAGGACATGCCTGGAATGCGACAACTGCAAATACACCCAGAAATATTTCGAGGACATATGCTCCAAGGACGAGAGGTTCAAGTTCTTCACGCTCCCGGTCAACCACAGCGGAGCAGGATGGGCTCCCAGGAACTTCGCCATAATGAACACGAAGCACGATCTCATAGCCTATCTGGACGACGACAACTGGTATGAGCCGGACCACATAGAGTCCCTCTACAGAACCATAACCGAAACGAAAAGCGACATGTGCTACACGGGAACCAGACTTTACGATTCCAACAAAAAAGTTGTCGGGGAGAGAATTCACAACGATATTCCAAAGGCTGGTTATATAGATACTTCTGAGATTATGCACACTAGATACCTCATAGAAAAACACGGAGGTTGGCGCTACGTTAAAAAGTGCAACGACTGGGACATAGTCTCGAGATGGGTTCCCGATGTGAAATGGAGTCACACCAACAAGGTAACACTTAATTTCTTTCTGAGGGACGGATGCGGAATACACAGGAAATAAAACAGTTCATCCAGAAGTGGAAAAACTTCGCCGATCCTTCCACGCAAATTCCCTACGACTACAAGCCAATATGCAAAGACCTACTCCTGCACGACGAGGAACTCGTCGCCGAGACGATAGACATACTGAAAAGAAACATATCGTCCTGGGCTGAGAGGCATTCCGAAGCTTACGCGAACAAGAAAGACCTGCCTTTTTTTGTGAAAAAGGATCTCGCAGACAAAAGCAAGTGGTACGTGAAATGCCTGGAAGCTGAATCCATGCCGATGAAAAGCAGCGGAAGCACCACCGGCGAGGGATTCGAGTACTTGCGATGGGAACCTTTCCTTTATTTCATCGAAGGAGAAAACCACTACGACCTAATTCTAGACGAATACGAAATACCACAGAATCCACACATCATGTACTTTTTCAACTCCTCGTTCGGAAGTGGTCCAAGACCCATAAGCAACACATCGAAAAGCAAGAACTTCATGGAACACCACGGAACGAAAAGAACCGCAATGGTCCATTACGCAAACACGAAACTCCAAAAAGAAAAAGAAGAAGTATTCCAAAAATATCTACTCAAATATTTGAATGCAAAAAAAATGGATGTGATATTCGCTCCCGGACCGCAAATAAAAAAAATATGCTCTTACATCAAAAAGGAAAACTATAAGGGGAAACTGTGCAACTTGTTAAGTAATAGTAATGAAAAAATTCTAGATGAAGACTCTAAGTTTCTTCTCGACAACAACTATGTGTCACATATATGCGATCATATGAGATGTTGGGATGGTGGCTCCTCATTCTTTACATGCAGGGACAAGAACTATCATTTGATGGATAACCTCTCCTGGTGTGTCGAAAACGAGGAAAGGCTCGTGTCGACCGATTACTTCTCCTTGGCTTGTCCTTTCGTCAAATTCTGGAACGGAGACAGGTGCAAGATAGGCGATAAATACCAGAGATGCTCTTGCGGAAGGTTGTACAGGGAATTCAAGTTCCTGGAGAACCGTCCCTTCGCCATAAAAGGGCATTCGATCAACGAATACAAGAAGAAGCTGATGGAAACCGGTCTGACGGAGATAAGGCAGGTGAATTGCGGAAACGATTTCATAGAGATCGTTTCGAACAGGGAAATAGATCCAGGGAAAAAAGATGAAGTGATTGAAATCTTCAAGTCGCACAAGTTGAGATTCAAGGTTATACCAGACCAAATATTGGCATCGCAAAAAGTACAGAACATAACTCCATCTGAAAAGGTGGAAACAAAATGATAGATCCAAAACTGGTGGAGAATTGGGATATAGTTTTCGCACTTGCCGAAAAAGGTTGCGGACACTCTGCCTCTTATGAAGCTGTAGTTTGGGACCCGAGAAAATGTGGCGGACCACTTGACAATGTCCAGTGGGTTCTGACTGTTCCTTGTCCGGAAGGATGCTCATCTTCTCCGCCGCCCGGATTGCCGACAAATCCTCCTCCATGCGATCCTGACTTCGAAGGATCGAATGAAACCCTAATCGGGTGCTGCGAAGGTATCGTTCAAGTCGAATGCACCGGCACCTGCTGCCTCTGTGGTGGCGTTCAATGCGAACCATCAGAGACATGCTGTGACAATGTTTGCGTGGATCTGCAAACTGATCATGACCATTGCAGTTCTTGCACAATAGCTTGCGAACCTTCGGAAACATGCTGCACCGGCGATTGTATCGACACGGAATCACTCCAGACAGATGTTGCGAACTGCGGCTATTGCGGAAATACTTGCCTTGCCGGGGAAAGCTGCTGTTCCGGTTCTTGCGTGAACGTCATGGGTTCCGACACATCGAACTGCGGTGGTTGCGGTGTTCCATGTGCGTCCGGTAAAATATGCGACAATGGTGTCTGCAAAGACCCTTGCGCGTTGAACAACTGTTCTTGGACTTGGGGTGAAGAAACCGTTACTGGATGTTGTAGCCGTTATGTCTGTTCGACTGAAAATGAGTATGTGTTTCAATCGCAATACCCGTCAGTTACAGATTGCTCTGTCGATAGCCCTCCAAATATACCTTGCGATGGAAGCCCAGAATCTACAGGTTTTTTTTACCTGACATGGAGTCCAGAGCCATGTACTACTACTACTGGGTGCTGTAAAACTTACACCTGCCTTGCTAACGATCCTAGTAATGGAAATGCTCAGTTGGGTTTTTACTTGACTAGTCTTGTGCCAACAGAAGAAAATTGTTCAACTGGAGATTCGACTTGCTGTTTTGATTATGAAGCTATCGGAGTTCCTGATCGCCCAACATGTCTTGGTGCCGAATATAAAATATGGTCTCCACCTGAAGCTCTCGAACCATGTGGTCAGTGCCTTCCAGAAGATTGCAATGTTACAATTAACTGGACTTGGTTGCCAAGTCCTTCTTGTCCAGAAGACCCTTCGAATCCTGTTTTTCTTACTGGAAGCTGGACTACACCCGATGACTGCCCCGCTGGTTGTACTGGAAAAGTCGCTCCCGGAATGCCATCGGATGTTTGCCTGTCTGGACAAACTGCTTTTCAAAACTGCGTGTGCATGTATCCCTCATTCCACGCATTGTCAACAGACGAGGATGAAAACGGAACAGTAAGGGCGTTGGCTGGATCATGGACTGCGACTGCGACATGCCCACAGGGATGCAACTGTCCAGGAGAAGCGCCGACGGCAGATGGTACCGATGGTCAGGTCGTAACCTACGAATGCGCCAGTTGCGTCCCGGCATGCGGAGAAGGACAAGAATGCTGTGGCGGTGAGTGCAAAAACACAAATGACGACAACGCAAATTGCGGCGGTTGCGGAATTCCGTGTCTATTTCCTCTGGGGTTCTGCTGCAACGGCGAATGCTGCACAGAAGACGGCTGCTGCACCGTCGATGGAACACCAACTTGCAAGGACATCTACAACGACCCGGATTTTTGCGGAGATTGCGTTACATTTTGCAGCGGTCCGGGAAGCACGACTCCACAGACATGCTGCGATGGCGAGTGCAAAGACTTACGGACCGATCCTAACAATTGCCGATATTGCGGCAGTGTTTGTGCGGAAGGAGAAACATGTTGTTATGACGAAACAGCCTGGGGATGCCAAAACATAAAAGACTCGACATTTAATTGCGGAAGTTGCAACTTCCAATGCGCTTTCGATCCTGCCCTCAACATTCAGTGCTGCAATTACGAATGCATACCTTTAAATGTTTCCGTAAACCATTGTGGATCTTGCTACCATCCTTGTGGCATTAACGAAACATGCTGCAACGGCAATTGCTGTCCTGCCGGAAACACCTGTTGCGACGGCAATTGCGTGAACAGAAACACCGACAACAACAACTGCGGGAATTGCGGAACCGTATGTGTCGGAGGACACTCGTGCGTAAATGGAGTTTGCTTGGCATGCAACCCTCCATGTCTTGCGGCTGGAACCGCTTGCTGCAACAATTCATGTATCGACATATGGTCTGACGAGAGCAACTGCGGCTCTTGCGGATACGCTTGCGCTCCTGGATTTATATGTTGCGGTGGGGTTTGCAAGAACCCTCTCAACGACATGTACAACTGTGGTGACTGCGGAATAGAGTGTCCGCAAGGAATCAACCAGATCAATCTGTGGCAATGCTGCAATGGCGTTTGCAGAAACCTAAAAACTGATCCCGACAACTGCGGGATCTGCGGATTGACATGCCAAGAACCTCCAGGCGACACATTTACAGTTCCGAAATGCTTCTTGGGAAACTGTGCGGAACCAGAATGTGAGTGTCAGGGATACGAACAGGGAATGCCTCCACAACCCGAACCGAACGATGTCGCTTTCGTGGCTTCATGCGTTGGAAATACAGTAAGCTGTGATGGATCTTGTTATTTTGATGCCGTGGGAGGTGCTTGGGTTTTACACGAGGAGCCTGGGTATTCTGCTTTTTATGGCACTTGCGGACAAGAACCGGACTACACGTATTGCGCGGACGACAGATTGTCATGTGTTGACGATAAATTGGCGTGTGTCGGAGATATATATTTTTGTGTAAATAACATAGAAGGACAAGATATGCCAACCTACTGTATACCAAAAGCATCGTTCAACGCTGAAACCCAGGCGAAGATAGGAGAGTACATCGGGGCGGAGAACTGCGCCGCCGGTTGCAGCGGGGACGGAAGCGTTTGCGTTCCAAATCCTTGCCCAAACGGAAAGACATGTTGTGATTCGCAATGCGTTGACATGCAGACCGACACCGCCCATTGCGGTAGTTGTGATGCAGCCCCTTGTGCTGAAGGACAGGCTTGCAAAGATGGAGTTTGCGCAGAATGCCCTTCTCCGTGCGCCGAGGGCGAAACATGCTGCGAAGGCGGAACGACATGCTGCAAGGTTTGCTGCAATGACGGGTGCTGCGCGGATTCCGATTATTGCGGAGAAGGCGGCGGGTGCGTGGAATGCGAATGTACAGTTCCCGGAACGACCTGCTGCAACGGCGAGTGTTGCGACGCCGGAACGATTTGCTGTGGCTCTGGGAACAACAAGGCATGTTGCACCGCGGATCAATACTGTGACGGGAATGGACGTTGCACGTCTTGCCAAACTCCAGTGTGCTATCCGGAACAGAAATGCTGTTCTGGAACATGCATTGACAATCCATGCGGTGACTGTCCGAACTCATGCACGGAAGGACAGATGTGTTGCGAAAACGAATGCACCGACGTCGGCACAGACACCAACTGTTCCGATTGCGGCGACGCTTGCGGAGAAGGAACAAAATGCTGCGGTGGCTCGTGCATAGATGTACTTAGTGATCTTGAAAATTGCGGCGATTGCGAAGTAGTAGCCGAAGAACTTTGCTGCGACGGGGTTCCGACGGCAAAAGGGTCAAATGAAAATTGCTTGAGTTGCGGAGACACAGCCGATCCAGACAATCCAACAGATCCGACATCCTGCTGTCCGAAACCAGTTGTTATTGCTGGCGCTCCAGACGAATCAACTTTCTTTATTACCAACACGAATACCGATGACGAAAACTGCGGCGGTTGCGGGAATGTCGCGGACACATCGCCATATGTAAAAGAGAAATGCTGTGATGGTGAGATCGTCAGCCTTTTGACTGACGACGACAACTGCGGTGCCTGCGGCACTAGGGCTCTTGCGCCTAAGATTTGCTGCCCGCATGTGGGTCCTCCAGATGCATATGGCGATCCACCACCACCAACCGCAACCCAAGTAAACCCAAACACCGATGACAAGAACTGCGGCGGTTGCGGGAATGTTGTGGATACATCCGATCAAGTGCAACAAAAATGCTGTGAGGGTGAACCAGTCAGCCTTTTGACTGACGACGACAACTGCGGCGCCTGCGGCGTTAGGGTTGAAGCTCCTAAGATTTGCTGCCCACATTGGGGTCCACTAGATATTTATGGCGAGCTACCAAGACCGACAGCCACTCAAGTAGACCCAAACACCGATGACGAAAACTGCGGCGGTTGCGGGAACGCTGTGGATACATCCGATCAAGTGCAACAAAAGTGCTGTGATGGGGGACCCGTTAACACTTTGACTGACGACGACAACTGCGGCGCCTGCGGCGTTAGGGTTGAAGCTCCTAAGATTTGCTGCCCACATTGGGGTCCACTAGATATTTATGGCGAGCTACCAAGACCGACAGCCACTCAAGTAGACCCAAACACCGATGACGAAAACTGCGGCGGTTGCGGGAACGCTGTGGATACATCCGATCAAGTGCAACAAAAGTGCTGTGATGGGGAACCCGTTAACACTTTGACGGACAACGACAACTGCGGCGGTTGCGGGATTAGAACTGTTGGCACTGATATTTGCTGCCCAAAGTGGGGTCCTCCAAATATTTATGGCGATCTACCAAAACCGACCGCGACTATCGTAGACCCAAATACGGACAACGACAACTGCGGCGGTTGCGGGAATAAATGCAACGCAGTGGAAAGTGGTGCTGAATGCCCTGAGTCGGGCGATCCTCCAACGACAAAATGCGTGAATGGCGAGTGTGTTCCGTGCGGAACATGCAAACTTCCGACAGAATCCCAACAAGCTTTTTTGTTGGGATCTGCGCCAACCTTCTGGGGTCAACGAACGACCATACCATGCACCTATGACGCATGTCCTCCATCAGATCCGCCGCCAAATCCCTCGCTGCCGGCAAAAACATGCTTCGGAGGCTGCGAATACAAGGCGATAGGGAACGTGAATAACCTGCAATGGGAACTCGTCAGTTGCGAATGCTACGACTCCTGCAATGTCCCGGAATGCACGGGAGCCTTTGCGGAGGCACATGGAAATGCATGCCCTTCTGTGGGATATTGTTCCGCCGGAGAAGGACCATGCGCAAGTTGCAGGTATCTTGACTATGATAACCCTTCGGAATATAAATGCACGGCTCCATGGGGGCACGACGCAGTAGGTTGCAACTACGACATTCTTGGAACTTATGGGGCTAATCCAAGCAACTATACCTGTTGCGATCATGAACACCCAGGGGGCACGCTTTGCAATGGTGGCTGTCCATCTGTTTACGAAGACGAATCCGAGCATTTCCCGACATGCGCACCTTGCGGCGGCTCATGCCCCGACGGACTTACATGTTGCGGTGATTTTCCGAACGATACATGCGTAGACACAAAGAACGATGAAGGTCATTGCGGAACATGTCCGAATGTTTGCCTCGCGGAACAGACATGCTGCGATGGCTCTTGCAAAAATCTCGACAACGACAAGGACCATTGCGGTTCATGTCCGAACAAATGCACCGGAGACTTGGAATGTTGCGGAGGGGAATGCAAAGACATCTACGGGAACGACGATAGTAACTGCGGATCTTGCGGAAATGTATGCATTACGGGTCATTGCTGTGGCGGAGACTGCAAGGATACGGATACCGACGAATCAAACTGCGGTCTGCTATGCATCGCTTGTGACGCCGGGGAAACATGTTGCGGCGGGTCGTGCGTGAACACCGATACGGACGAAGCCAACTGCGGAGGCTGCGAACAACCTTGCGCTGGCGGGGAATGTTGCGGCGGAACTTGCCGGGACAGCTCGTACTTCCAGACCTCCGAAACCGACTGCGGCGGTTGCGAACAACCTTGCGCCGCCGGGGAAACATGTTGCGCCGGGTCATGTATCGACACCATTTCCCTCGAGACGGATGAAGCCAACTGCGGGAACTGCGGAATCGTTTGCGCTGAAAGCGAAACATGCTGCGGGGAATGTATTGCCACCAGTTCCCTCCAGACGGACGAAGCAAACTGCGGCGGTTGCGGACAACCTTGTACCGCGGAACAAACTTGTTGCGCCGGCTCATGCGTCGCCACCAGCTCCCTCGAGACGGACGAAGCAAACTGCGGGGAATGCGGAAACGCCTGCACTGCGGGGCAAACATGCTGCGCCGGGACTTGCCGGGACAGCTCGTACTTCCAGACAGACGAAGCAAACTGCGGGGAATGCGGAAACGACTGCGAACCGGGCGAAGAATGCATTTTAGGGTCATGCAACTTGCCGCCATTGACGATCAAGATTTACTTCCAGGCTTACGGATGCGGCGGCGATTGCGTTTATCCATACAATTCCCCGTCTTGCGTCTCTTCCGCTCTTACCCCGGGATCCAGATCGATGAGCTACACGACATCCTGGGGTCCGGGCGGCACCATAAGCAACTCGTCGTCCGCAATTTCGTTTGGAGCCGTAAATGTTCCGGTCGGAACCTCTATAACCGTGTCTCTCAGCGGATATGCCGGCTCGGGCACGCTGTCGCACACAAGGGCAGCCACATATCCCGGTTCGCCGCCAAACCCTCCAACCCACACGTTCTTCTTCAACGGCTATGACGATCAGGGTTGCTAAACGAGAAAAGGGCTGGCTTGAATATCAAGCCAGCCCTTTTCCCTATTTCAAGTCATCCCTATTCCTTGTATGCCACCAACCGGTTTCGAACGAACACCAGGTTCGCGAAAAAGCCGCAAAAGGCGGAAATCAGATTCCCGGAAAACGGAACACATAGTTCGCCAACCGGGTTGAGCAGAAATGAGATTCCCAACGAGAACCAGAAGCTGCTGCACTCGTGGCAGAGCATCGGGACATTTACATATGGTATCCTGGCTACCAGGTTCCTGAAAGGTCGCGCTACATCGGTGTCGGACCAGGCGTAGGTGACGCCAAGGCACGCGACCAGATAGATCAAAAACGACTCAATCATAGGAAGTATACCCACATGTAGTCGAACTCTCGGACAACGGAGAAGCTTCTGAAGGTTTTTCCAACAATGGTCTTGTTGAAATTAGCCCAAGCCTCGTCGCCGAGCTGCACCTTGAAGACTTTGCCGTTGATTGCGTTGTTGACTCTTTTCAGCTTGATCGCTTCAAGTTCCTTGACTATCGCAGCCTTGTCCTTGTAGTACTTCTCCAAGATGTTCGGATCGGTAGCCACTTTGTCGGAGAAGAACTTGCCAACCTTGCCCCTGCATGAGCAGTTCGGGTTGGTCTTCAGTGTTGTCAGGTCGGCAAGAATATCTGGAAATTCCGCCTTCAATTCAGCGAATAAAGTTTCGTCCTTGATGATCATGTAGATTAGATCCGGCATCGTGCCGAGATCTACGGTGATTGTAGTTTCCATAAAATCAATATAGTTTGTTTTTTTAAATTTTCAAATGACATATTCGCAAAAAATACTATTTCAGATAATACACCAAAAAGGAAAAAAATGTCAAAAACAGCCATGGTTTTCGGAGTCACAGGACAGGACGGATCTTACCTTTCGGAGATCCTCCTGGGCAAGGGATACGAGGTGACCGGCATCTCGAGGAGGTCGTCCTCGAACAACATGTCCAGGCTGGAGACCGTGCTGGGGCACAGGAGGTTCTCGGTGGTGCAGGGGGACATATGCGACCCGTTGTTCGTGCGGAAGGTCGTTTCGGAGCACAAGCCGGACGAGATATACAACCTGGCTGCCCAGAGCCATGTCGGAGAGTCCTTCATCCAGCCCTCCTACACGATAGACGTTGACCTCAAGGGGGTTCTCTACCTCATCGAAGCCGTCGTCAACCATTCCTGGCGCTCCAGGGTCTACCAGGCTTCGACGAGCGATATGTTCGGGTCGTGCTTCTCGTTCATCGACAAGGACGGCAACAGGGCGGAACGGAGCGGGAAGGTCGACCCGAAGGAGTTCCTCGACCTCGAAGCCTTCCAGGACGAGCGGACATGCATGTCCCCGAACTCCCCTTACGCCGTATCCAAGCTGGCTGCCCACAACCTCATAAGCATATACCGCAAGTCCCACGGGATGTTCGCCTGCTCGGGAATACTGTTCGACCACGAAAGCCCGCGGCGGGGCGAGGATTTCGTGACAAGGAAGATAACGAGCTGGATCGGCAGGAAGAAGAACGGATTGTCCGAAGGCAAGCTTCAGCTAGGGAACATATCGTCTATGCGGGACTGGGGTCACGCCGAGGACTACTGCCTGGCGATGTGGATGATGCTCCAGAATGACGACCCTGAGGATTTCGTGATATCGACGGGCGAGACCCATTCCGTCGAGGAATTCCTGAGCCAGGCGTTCGTCTGCGCAGGTCTCGGGGAATGGAAGGGTAAGGTCGAGATAGACAGTTCCCTCAATATGCCGCTAGAGATCGACGCGCTGAGGGGGGTGTCCGGCAAAGCCAGGGAAAGCCTAGGGTGGAAACCGAAAACGAACTTCTCTTCGCTGGTGAAGGACATGGTCGAGAGAGACATAGACCTCCATGCCAGAAACGTCAGGCATCGAAGCAGATAGACCTTCCCCCGCGGGCTTCGCTCATGAACCTGCTGAACAGCAGACCTTCGTAGACCGGGTCGACGTCCGTTATCCCTAGACAGTAGCACACCAGCGAACCGCAAGCGGATCCGCGCCCCGGACCCACAGCCTGGGTCCCGTCGCCGCCGACGTTCTCCCTGCACCATTTCCTAGCCTCGTCCGTCATCATCTTCTGGATGAGGAAGTACGTGCTGAACCCCTTCCTTATGATAAGGCTGAGCTCCTCCTTGATCCTGTCCCTGTATTCCCTGGTCGAAGGGAGATTCCTGCCCCTGAACCCGATGACGACATATTCCTTGAGCCTCTCGTCGCAGTCCGGGAAGACGGGAAGCTTCAGGCTCCTGTCCAGCTGCACCCCTTTCGCCTTCCTGCAAATCTCGACCGTGTTCTTCTTGGCTTCGCAGAATATCTCGTAAGGGATGACGTCGCTGTAGTGGCTCAGCCACTTCTCGTTGATCTCCTCCTCCGACTTCATCCAGAGGTTGCTGTCCTGCAGCTCGAAGAAGTCCTGCATGGAGTCCTCCTTCATGGCTTTCTCTATGTCCTGTATCGTCCTGCCGGTCTGCACCATCAGCATGAGACGCTGCAGCTTGCTGTCCTCCTTGCGGCAGTAGTGGACGTCGTTCGAAAGGATTATCTTCAGACCAGTCTTCTGGTGAGCCTTGACTATGAAGGCGTCGTAGGGCTTCTGCTTCACGAAATCAAGCAGCATTATCTCGAGGAAATAGTTCTCCCTGCCGAACATCCCGACATACCTGTCGATCATGGAGAGCGCAGCCTCCTCGCCGCCGGACTCGAACGCCCGCCCGATCTCGCTGTTGTAGCAGCAGCTCGTGAAGAGCAAGCCCTCCTTGTGCTTCTCGAGCTGCTCGTAGTTCACCCTCGGCTTGCGGTAGAACCCCTTGGTCCAGCCCCAGCTGGTGAGCCTCACGAGGTTCTTGTAGCCGATCTCATTGTGCGCTATGGCGAGGAGGTGGGGGCTTGGGCGGAGCTCCAGCAACTCTTCGGGGGAAAGGTCTCCAGAGAACTTCTGCATGTCCTCGAGCGAGTTGCTCTGCGGCTGAAGCCTGTTGACGTAAAGCTCGGTGGCGAATATGGGGGAAAGCTTGTCCTTGCCGAACTTGTCGCAGACCTTGTCGCAGGCTCGTATCTGCCTCGGTACGGCGCCGAGCATTCCGTGGTCGCTGATGGTGAGGAAGTTCTGGTTTATCTGGGTGGCGCGGAGGGCGTACTCCTCGCACGTTCCAAGCCCGTCGAGGACGGAGAAGTCGGAGTGTAAATGCAAATGCTCGAAACCGACGATTTCAACCTTCATAGCGAAACCCACTTACTCGCGCCTGGAAAAGACATGAGGGAGAATCTAAATCAAAAGCCGTCTTTTGACAAGATCACTTTCTGTTCGGCTTCGCCTGGTCGTCCGGCTGGGACTTCTTCCACGACTCGAAATCGTCCTGGAGGGAGGAAGCCTTGGACTCCAGTTCCTTCAGCTTGACCTGCGACTTGTCGTAGAACTCCTTGAGTTCCTGCTTGACCTTCTTCTTCTCCGCGTATATTTCGGCTATCTTCTGCGAGAACGAGACAAACTCTTCCGAAAGCAACCAATCCATGACGGACTCCTTTTGTTTCTATTTCTTGCCCTTGACCTTGATGTTGGCTGGGTCCGAGTCGAAACACTCGTACACCACGTCGCTCCCGTCGTGCCCCTTGGTCGACAGGAACACGTCGTTCTGCCATATGAACCTCAGACCAACCATGACGTCGCGTAGGTATGGGTCGTACAGCGGTCTCCCGTCGTGGTGGTGCTCGAGCATGAGGTATCCCTTGCCCTTGTAGTTTGGCTCAGCCAGCCTTATGTCGGGAAGCCCGCCGTTGACGTGGCGAGCCATGAGATGCCTCTTTATCTTCTTGTGGTCGTGGCTCTCGAGGACGGTCTCGCCGTTCGGGTACTTCTTGTACTCGAAATACTCCTGCTCGCGGCAGAAGTCGTCGGTGAAGAACTCGTGGATCAGGGTGAGGTCGTCGTAGTATTTCCTCACCTCGAAAATCTTCTCCTTGCCGAGCATAGCCTTGGTGTCCCACTTCTCCTTCGTGCTGGAGTTGGTGCACTTGTCCCACTCTGTGCCGAACTGCCCCTTGTCCCACCTCTTCTTTATGTCCATGAGGAGGTTGAACCCAAGCTTGTAGGGGTTCGTGGAGTACTTGCCGCCGAGCACCCCCATCTTGTGTATGGCATAATCGATTATGCCGGAGTCGTGCGTCTTCTGACCGAGGGAAACGTAGCCCTGCTCCGCCATGATGACATGGTCCGTCAGTGAAGCCCACCCCTCGTTCAATACCTTGGTCTGCCTCTGCGGGTAGAAATACATCGACTCCTCGTAGATCATGGACATGATGTCCTGCTGCCACGGCTTGAGCGGCGCGTTGTCCCTGAGGAACCCGAATATGTCCCTGACCGGCTCGACGAAGAACCCTAGCTCGTCAGCCAGGTCCTTGTCCTTGGCTTTCTCGTCCTCGCGGACCTTGAAGTCCTTGGTGTTTATGTAGGAGTCCATGTAGAACCTGTCGCTGTCCACCTTGAGCCTTACCGGGACCCTGTAGTCCCTCTTGTCGGCTATGTTGCGGTCCTTGATGACCTTCTGGTGCCAGGCTGACGCGCCGTCTATGAGCGTGTCTATCCTGAGGAGGTAATCGAGGAACTCCGTGACCCTCTCCTTGCCCCACCGCGTCATGTACTTCTTTATGCGGCTGGCGTGGTTCGCCATGTTGTTGAGCATGTTGGTATCGGTCGCCGAGAAGTGTATGTTGTTCTTGAAGAAGTCGTTGTGCCCGGTGGCATGGGCTATGACGGTCAGGTGATCCAGCAACGTGTTGCTGTCGAGGCAATAGATGTAGCAGGGCGAGGCATTGATAACCATTTCGTATATTTTGTGAGCTCCGAATTCATATCCCCTCTGGAGTTCCTCGTACTGCATCCCGAAAGACCAGTGGGGGTAACGTACAGGGAAGCCTCCGTACGCCGCGACCTCGGATATCTCGTCGTAGGTCAGAAGCTGGACGACCGTGGGATAGAAGTCGAGACCCCAGTCCTTGCACGCGTACAGTATCTTCTGCGCGAAATCCCGCAGATCCTTCGGGAGCTGAACGCCCGGTATGGTGTTGTTGCCTATGAGAAGCGAAGATCCGTGGAAAAACTTACTCGCCATCCTCTAGCTCCTTGGGAAACTTTATTTTACTTCTGTCAGAACCCATCAGCGTCTTTATCGCATCCATTATCTGCTCGTTCCTCATCTCCTCCGTGAAATCCGAGCCGTTGGAGCCTATCTCCGCCGTCCTGACGTTCCTTCTGTCGACGTCGCCGCTCTGCACAGCCTGGTCGACCACGTGCTTGACGCTGTTCGTGTAGTTCCACGGGAGTATCTGGGTTATCCCGACCATGTTGACGAGATTCTCCGGGAACGACTCCCTGAGCGTGTCGATGAACACCTTGTTGTCTTCGCTCCAGTTATCGCCGTCCGTGAAGTAGAAGACATATATGTTCCACTTGTGCGGGTTGTACCGGTTCTCGAACTGCTTGGCTATGAACTTGAGGGCGGAAGAGCAGGTCGTGCCGCCGCCGAACCTGTAGTTGTAGAACTTCTCCTCGTCCACCTCCATCGCTATGGAGTCGTGCCAGACGAAGAGCCTCTCGACGCGCTTGTAGAACTTCCTGATCCAGACGTCTATCCACCAAGCCATGTCGGATACTATCTCGCACTTCATCTGGTCCATGGACCCGGAACCGTCCCTGGCGTAGACGATGAGGGCGTTGCTGGACGGTATCTTGATCTCCCTGTACTGCCTGTAGCGCTTGTCCCTCTTGATCGGCTTGACCATCTTGATCGGGACCTTGATACCGGGCACCATCTCGAGCTTGTCGATGCTGCCGTCGGCGGACTGCCTCTTGAGAGCCTCGAGGAAAGTCCTCTTGTTGTTGCGCAGGGACTCCGGACCGACCATCGATATGTTGTTGTACTTGATCTTGATGTCGTCGAAAGTGTCGTTGACCTTGGGCTTGAGGTTCGGGAGCTCCAGCTCGGACTGCATGAACTTGAGGACGTCGTCGAGGTCGAGGCTGACCGTTATGCCCTCGCCCTCATCCTGCCCGGCGCCGTTGCCCTTGCCCTTGTCCTTCTTGCCCTTGTCTATCACGTCGCCGTCCTTGCCCTGACCGCGACCGGTTCCCGTGCCGTTGTCACCATAAAGTATCTGGGGTATGTCTATCTTCGGGATGGTGATTGATATCTTTCCGCGCTTCCCGCGGGATCTTACTATCTTGCCTGACTTTATGAATTTCTTCAGGGCTTTCCTGAGTCTCCCCGAGACGACATCTATAAAGTCCTTATGGTCCTCTTCTATGCGTCGTGGCACAAATCACCTCGTTCCTTTTTTTGTTCGGCTTACAGCTTTCGGTTAGTCTTCCGCGAGGTCCCCGCGGGCGAAGATGCTTCCGACGAAATCGAGTACGTCGGTGGCGGACCGCTCGTTGTAACCGTACTGCTTGATCAGCCTGGTCTTTATCGCGTCGATCTTCTCCTGGATGTCCTTGTCGACCACGGTAGCCCCGCTGACGTTGAGCGCCGAGAGCTTGATCGTGTCCTTGACGTCCTCGAAGAGCTTCGCCTCCAAGGCGTTCCTGAGTTTCGGGTTGGAATCCCAGCGGAACTGTTTCTGCTTGACCGCGAGGTCGCCGATGAATGCCGCTATCTGCCTCCTGAAGTCGTCCGCCCCAGGCTCTGGGATGTCTATCTTCGACTCGACGGACCGCATGAGCCTCTCGTCGGGCTTTCGGTCTTGCCCGGTGATTGGGTCCTTGATCTTACTTTTGTTGATGTAAGCCATGATGTTGTCGATGTAGTTGCCGCAAAGTCGGATCACCGCGTCCTCGTCTCCGACCAGGGCTTTCTGGACTTCGGCTTTCAATATGTCGGTAAGCTTCTTGACCACCAAGTCTATGCAGGTGATGTAACGACCAACGTCGTCCTTGTTGTTCAGCAAGGAGCTTCCCTCGAGTCCCTCTCGCAGTTCGTTGAGGACCATGAACATGTTGACGTACTCGTGGTTGTTGGCGAGGCAGTTGGAGAGCTTGTCCTGCACGTACCTGACCGATATGCCGCGGGACATTCCCTCGTCGGCGTACCTGTCCTTGAGTTCCTTGACTTGCTCGTCGGTCCATCCCGGTAGCAGTTTGCCGTCATATAGTTCAGCCTTCTCTACGAGGCTAAGCTTGCCGTCCTTGTCGTCGTGGAGTCTTGTCAGAACCGACCAGAGGGCTGCGACCTCGAGCGTGTGCGGGGCTATGTGCTGCCTCACCTTGCTCGACCCGTAGTCCTTCTCCAGTATCTTCAGTTCCTCTGACCACCTGATCGTGTACGGCACGTCTATCTTGACGGTTCGGTCCCTGAGAGCCTCCATGTACTGGTTGCTCCTCAGCTTCTCGTACTCGGGGGTGTTTGTATGGCAGAATATGGCTTCGTCTATGGATACCTGGCTGAACTTCTTCGGCTTGATGCTCTGCTCCTGGCTCGCCCCTAGCAAGTCGTAGAGGAACGCCTGGTCCAGCTTGAGAGCCTCTATGAACTCTATGATGCCGCGGTTCCCCACGCAGAACTCCCCGTCGAAATTGAAACTCCTCGGGTCCGAGTCCGCGCCGAACATGCTGATCTTGCTGAAATTTATGTCGCCGGTGAGTTCGGTGCTGTCCTGGTTCTTCTCGTCCTTCGGCTGGAAGGTCGCGATGCCGCATCTCGACGACTCGCTGTACACCTTGCGGATGACCCTGATGTGCTTCTCAAGTATCTTCTCCAGGTCGCCGTCATATCTCTTGAGGAGCTCGTTCATGAACAGGTTGCATCTCGGGTCGAGGTCGCCCTCGCACTTGAGCGTGTACATGTCGGTCCTCTCCTCGGGGGAGACGGATTCCAGCAGTATGCGGTTGAGATCCGCGACGATCGGGTTCCGGACTTCGGGAGGAAGGAGTTTCAGCGGCTGCTCGTGCATCGGGCACTCGTCCTCGTCCTTGATATATATCCCGTCCTGACCGGTGGGCAGGTCGACCCACTTGAACGAATACCAGGCTCCGGATTCGGTGGTGGAGTATGTCTCCATCTCCCTCTTGAACAATCGGCATATGGTCGATTTGGAACTCCCCACTGGTCCGTGGAGCAGGAGGATTCTCTTCTCGGCGCCGAAGCTGCCGGCGGCTCCCTTGATGAACTTGACGAGGGCGTCCTTCGTCGGGGTCAGACCGATGATGGGACATTCTGGGTTGTCGAAGAAGTTGTAGTGCTTGTAGGTCTTCCGGTATTCCTCGGTGACCCCATGACCCTTCTCGATGATCATGTCGTATATCATCTGCCAAGAGTTCCTCAGCAGTCTAGGGTTCTGGTAGCAGAGATCTACGTACTCGGAGAACGACATCTCGCTGTTTAGTGTCTTGAACTTGTTCTGGTTGAAGTTGCCTATGAATTTTTTCAGTCCGCTCATTGTTTGTCTCCGTGGAAATTCTGGTTTGCCACTAGCATTATAAGTCTGGTTGGTTTTGGTTGGGAAGGTCTGCTCGGAATTATTTTACTTCGCCCCAGGAACTGTCGATTTCGATATCGTTTATCGGGTTCGACCGTTCGGCTTCCTGGTATGGTCTGGCGCCCACGTGGGAGTTCTCCTCCGCGAAAGCCCTCTGTTCGGAAACCCCTCCGGGTCGCTCCATGTTGTACTTGTGCCTGAAGTCATGACCCGTGGAATCGCTGTTCCACTTGTCTGTCCCCACGGGGTTGGAAAACTTGAAAGTGCAGGAGGTAAGGAGTTTTTCCTTGGATTTCGACTTGCAGCCCGGGCATGACACGCCGCTGTACTTGCCGCGCTTGTCGTGGTCTGCTATCTCTTCCCAAACTTTCTCGCATTTCTTGCATCTGAAGGCATATAAAGGCATGTGTTTTGTTCCTATGAATCCTGAAGCTTTTTGAGTTTGTCGTAAACCTTGGATATCATACCTATCTGAGTGTCGAGCGTGCAAAACTTCCACCAAAATGAATTTTTACACAGGCTTATAGCCTTGCCTATGAGCTCCTGGTTGAGCGATATGTACGCCAACTCGACGCTTTCCTGCTGTATCATCTGCTCCTCGTCGAGCATTTCCTTGTATTCCCTCGGGGACATCGCCCTGCCTTGTCCGTCATCATCCTCTTCCTCGTCCTCGAAGAAATCATCGTCATCATTTTCGCCTTCAAAATCGAACCTTTTCATGATCAACCTCTCGATACATTCTTGAAAACGTTTACGGCTCCGTGCCAAAGTTCGCTGATCCTCTTCTCGTTCAGCCCCGACGGCGACTTGCTTAGACGCACGTATGGCGTGAGGGCGTTCACATCCCTATCTATCCATTCTGCGGTGTTAAAGTTTCCCCATCCCTGCGAATAGGAGACAAAATTCGATATTTTGTTTTCGACCGCCTCGCAGAACAAATCCTCCCTCGGCTCGAATCCAGCTTTCGGGTCGTTGACGACCATGAAACCCCTTTTCCGTGAGTTTTTTCCCGCGCCGAAAAGACCTTCGTGCCCATCCATCTCCCTTACGCTGAGTATGTCCGGCGTGACCAGGAGGCATGGGAGCGAAAGCTTACCCTTCGACAAAAAACGCTCCATGTAGGAGATCGGCGAGTCGTCCTTAATGTACTCGAAGTCTATGTTGAGCCTCTTGGTCCAGAAGTAAAGGTCGAACCGGAGGTTGCTTCTCGAGCACCCTACGGCTATTTTCGCTTCCGGGAGGTTCTTGTAGAAGGAGTACCAGCAGAGGAACGACATCCAGTCGTGCGCCACCGAGTGATTACAGTATATAAGGACGCTGAGGTTCTCGCCTAGGTTTCCAATCATGTTTTAATCTAGTTGCCGAACATTTTTTTGACGGGAATCTTTTTCTGCTTTGGCGGCTTTTCCGGGTTCGCCGGGCTGGCGGGTCTAACGACGGCGATGACACGGCGGTTGCCGGAGCCGATCTTCATCTCTGAAATGTATTGCCAGAATGTCATCATTGAGCTGCAGCCCCGACAGTTCCTGCGGCGCCGACGGTTCCGACTGCGCCGGGAGGTTTGGGTTTTTTCGAATTCGCTATTTGTACCTTCACGAGATCCCCGAGCTTTTTGGGGTCAATCATGGTGATGTCTTTTGATTTTTGCTGAAATTTGGTTACGGTTGGATCTTTAATCACTTTGGCGACAATTTCCCCGGGATTGGCTTTGTCGCCCGAAGCGGCTATCTCCGCAGCCGTGAGCGGTCCTATTATGCCTGCAAGGTCAGGTGTCTCGTCAATTCTGAGCCATTCTGCGAATCCGATCATATTTCCTCTCTTTTACAATATATAGGTCATCGGTTTTAACTTTTAGGAATCAAAAATGAAACTTCGCTGCCTACAAAACATGATCTTCGGATTCATATTCGGCTTTTTCCTGTGCATGTTCGTGATGAGCGCCATCCTGATCAAGGACGAGAAGAAGCACGACCACAAGTATTGCCAGAAATGCGTGTGCGAAAAATCATGCTCCTGCGTGGCGGACAAGGACAAATGCAAGGACAAGTGCCTTTGCGACTAGATCCTTCCGAGAATCCCGGTGGTGGAGAACCCGTCCAGCATCGGCGCGAGAACCACCGACTTGACGATATCCGAGCCGACGACCTCCTTGCCGTCGTAATCAAACCCCTTCACTAGCACATCCGGAACTATCTTCCTTATCACCTCCAGGGGAGTGTCCTCGTCAAAGCTGACGACATAGTCCACGCACTCCAGGTTGGAAAGCATGGACATCCTGTCCGCCAGCTTGTTGATCGGTCTGCCGGGCTTGAGCCTGGATACAGAATCGTCGCCATTGACTGCGACAACCAGTTTCTCCCCATGCCTCTTCGCGAAGTTCAGGCTGTCGAGGTGACCGGCGTGCAGCAGGTCGAAGCAACCGTTCGTCATGACCAAGGTGAAGTCGCGCTTCGCCAGGGTCTCCGGGGAAACGATCTTCGACCTAGGCTTGTCGATGAACGTCGTTATCCTCTGGTGGTCAAGGGGCTTGTTGTGCTTGTCGGTGACATAGATCGCGCCCATGTTGAAGGAGAACTCGGAAGCCCTGCGAAGGTCGACCCCATTCCCTAGGCACAAGCCGCAGAACGCTATGAAGCAGTCCCCGGCGCCTATGACGCTGTTCACCTTGTCGGAGCTTTGGAGAACGTCGTGTTCGAAATGGCTTCCGTCATACCCTGAAAAACCGTCGCCCCCCCTAGTTATGACCACGCTGCCGGCTGAGGTCATGTTCATTATCTCCTCTATCTGGTCGACGACTTTTGACTTGCCGGTTATGGACTTGGCTTCCGAAAGGTTCGGCTTTATGAGGGTGCATCCCTTCCACTTGAGGATGTCGTTCTTTGGGTCGACCATGCGTATCGCGCAGCGGTGAGTCCTGGAGAGCTCGGACACTATGTCGTCGAAGAAAACTCCCTTGTCGTAGTCGGAGAATATCAGCACGTCGAAATCGCTCTGGTCTATCTTCCTCTTCAGTTCGGCGCAGTATGACCTCAGCGTGTCTTTCTCCGAACCGTACAGAGGTCTCTCGACGTCCCACCTGTATGTCGGAAAGCCATCGCTGTAGAACCTCCTTTTCCTCGGCACGTGACACGGGTCTATCCTGACCGACAATGACGTGTCTATCCCGTGCCTCGAAAGGACAGCCTCGGCGTGCCCGTCCAGGAGGGAACACAAAAATGTTTTCTTGTTGAAGTTGGCTAGCTGGAACGCGACATTCGCGGCTCCACCGGGGAGAACAAGGCTTGGCTCAGCCTCGTCGCTGTGCATGACCGGGATAGGGAACTCCGGGGATATCTTCTTCACCTTGACGTCGAAGTACTCGTCGAGCATGGCGTCGCCGATGACGCCTATCCTCAAGTCGCTGTTCCTTATCTTCTCCAATATGTCAATCATGTTCATGTACTCGAATAATGTTGGTTACCATTATTCGAGTGTCGGTTCGTCTTTATTTCCTGACCTGAAGCCCCATGATTTTCGCCTTTTCCGCCCATTCCGCTTGCTCTCTGGAATTATCCGAGTTTATTTTATCGACCATCGACCCTTCGAGCGAGGACTTGATGGCGTCAAGCTCGAGCCTCGTTATCTTTCTCGCGCCCCTATGCTCGCTGTAGTCTTCCCAAGCCTCAATCGTCAAGGGGATTATCGGCTTGATGAGTTCCAGTATCGCATCTGCGAAAACCCTTATCTCCATCTGAGCGTGGCTGTCGCACCTCAGAGCCAGAAAATGAAGGAGGTTGTGGGCGTCTATCTTCCAGTACCACTCCGTGTACAAATTGACGGGCAAGAGCATTCTGGCTTGCTCCCTCGAGATCCCGCAAGCCATGCTGGACTCATAGTTCTGGTATGACTTGGAGCATATTGATTCCAGGTCGGAGAGAAACCCTACAGCATCGCTGTTTCTCATTGGTTCTTCGCCGCCCTGCCTGTTGGTCTTGGACTGAGCCCTGACGTTTTCGGCTTCTGGCATATAGAACTCGTCCCTCATGATTGAATAGCGTCCGCTGTATTCGTTCACGCTGGCAGCCCGGTGACGTATCATCTGCCTTGCTACGAATATGGGCATTTTCATGCAGAACTTGAAATCTATCATCTCCATCGGGGTAGTGTGCTTGTGCCTCATGAGGTAGCGTATGAGACCGCGGTCCTCGTTGACCGTCTTCGTTCCGTCGCCGTAGGACACCCTCGCAGCCTGCACGATGGCGTAGTCGGCGGTTTTCCTGTCGTCCGGGACCAGTCTGGGCATGGTGTCCATTATGGTCACGTGACCCTTGTCCAGACACTTGATCGTCTTGTTTGGTATGTTTTCCAGAACATCATGCATCGTCGAGACTCCTTGGTTGTGTCACGATGATGTTATCAAGATTTGAAAATAAATCCTAGGCTAAAAATAGCCGATGTCGCCCATGACGACGTTCTTTCCTGGAAACATGTCGAGAACCTTGGATTTGTGTTTCTTGTGTTTCTTGTGTTTCTTGTGCTTCTTGTGACCCTTGTGCTTCTTGTGTTTCTCCCTTTCGAGATCGTCCACGGTGATCAGGCTGGGCGAGGTTCTGGAAACCGCGCCTATGCCTATGGGTCTGGCGAAAGTGGCTATGCTCGCGGTCGATGTGCCGACCTCGTTCTGAAGCCATTGCTTGAATCCTATCATTGCAGTCCTCCTAGTCCAGAACCGCCCATGCCGGGGTCGCCTCCGGGCGGTGCCTCTGGCGGCACCCACGCGGTGGTGAGGAAGTCGACCAGCTCATCCCTGTCGAGATAGTATCTCTTGTTGTCCGGGGCTGCCTTGTTGATGTCTCCGTTCTTGAGGATTCCCCTCACTCCCTTTGTCGGCTTCAACCTGATATACGCGCCTTTCGGGGTGATGGTGTCCTTGTCTATCTCCCAGGCGGAGATCTTGTACGTCATTTCGTCGTTGAGGTCTCCGATCTTGAAATGGGTCGATATCCAAGGCTCTGAGGTCAGGGTGCTGCTTATGCTTTTCCAGTTGATTCCGAATTCGTCCTCGAGGGTGTCTATGTAATCATTTCCGACCGGGTCTTGCCCGATCGGGTCGCTGCCGGACATCTTTTCCATGTCCGAATCCATTTCCTCGAAAAAAGTTTTGAAGCTTCTGAATAAATAACTCATACCCTATATAGGAATAACCATGAAAAACTTCATAGAAAGATACAAGGAAACACAATCCGCATGGGACAGCTTCGTCCTTTTCGAGAACAGCTTGATAAAGCTGATCGAGGAAAACGACCTGATACTTTTTTTCGTCAAGGGAGGAAGCGTATACGGGACCTCCGAGGACGGGAGAATGGCTTTCGCCACGATGAAGGACAAGAAGGAGAAGTCGAAATTCAAGAACGAGATAAGGATCCTGGCGATAAACCTGAGCAAGAGCATTGACGGGTACAAGTCCGAGGCGACCCTTTCGAAAAAAGACCTAAAGGGAATAAAGATCATAGACCGCGAGGAAGCCGAGAAAAGGCTTCTGAAACCCAAATGAACCTTCCATTCAAGAAAGCCGACTCGAAAAGGCGCTACCAGTGCTTCGTCTGCGGCAAGAACTATGACCTCTACGAGGAATACTCCACGCACATAACCGAAAGCCACGAGCAGGGAAGGGAATACGTGGTGTGTCCCCTGCAGAGGTGCCGCGCCCCAGTCCGTGATCTAAGGCTTCATTTCTCGTCCAAGCACCCGAACGAAAAGGAAGTGCCCAAATGCGGGCAGATGAAGGCGACGGTGTGGAAGGACATAAACAAGCAGACCGGCAAGATGACGCAGAGGAAGCCGAACTTCCGCGAGGGCTACTACATGTCGGCGAAGAACGGCAAGGAGATGCATTACCGCAGCGGGTACGAATGCGACGTGTATGAGTGCCTGGAGTGCCTCCACGAGGTCATAAAATACGATGTCGAGCCTTTTAAGGTAGATTACATATTCGAAGGGGACAGGCACGAGTACAATCCCGACTTGAGCATATACTTCATGGATGGGCATGTCGAGATCTGGGAGATAAAGCCAGCCAACCAGACGGCGCTCCCCAAGAACCAGGCTAAATGGGCTGCCTGCCAGCACCATTGCGAGGCTCGCGGGTGGAAATTCATGGTCATGACCGAGGTCGGGATAGGAAAGCTGAAGAAGAGCGCCAAGGGAAACTGACCTCAGACCGTCGACCTTATCCTCTCGCCAATCCATCTCATGACAGGAACCGGCATCGAGTTGCCCAAAGCCTTGTACCGTGCCGCGTCGGGCGAGTGGCTGCTTTCCTTCCAAGGAATATCGGTATAGTTGTCGTCAAATCCCTGCAGTCGCTCGCACTCGACGGGAGTCAGGCGTCTGACTCCGCGGCAGACAATGTTGGTGCCGATCCCGGATTGGGTCAGCGTGCTGCTCACTTGCGTCTCGCTCACGTACAGACCGCCGTTCGGTCTGTCCTTCCTGGTGCCGTTGGAGTCGCAGAAGGTTATGTTGTAGGCGATGGCGGTTGGGTTCTTGGCGCCTGTCGAAGTGGAAATATTGCTGTCGCTCATGTGCTTTGGCTCAGGTCGGAAAATCAGTCACCCTTGACGACCCTTATGGAATCGGCATCGTCATGGTGCGTCGAGAACTCTATTATTTTGGCTCCGTCATCGCCGGCTATCATCTGGTGCCTCAATCCGGGCGAGACATGGAACGACATCCCATGGGTCAAGGTCAGTGAGCTTTTCTCGTCGCCTTCATTCCAGAAGTAAACCATTTCGACCGAGCCGCTGTCGATGAACAAGACCTCATCTTTGACAATATGGTAATGTATGGAGCATTTCTTGTTGGGGTTGAAAGTCAGTATCTTGCCGCAGTACTTTTCCCCGTTGCATATCCAAAGCTCATTGCCCCAGCCTTTTGGAACGAAGACGTTGGGGTCTATGGTAGATGTTAGATTTGGCATCCGTAAGTCCTCTCTATGTAAGGTATGAGCAAATTCCTTATCTTGCCGTGCAGCTGCGGTATGTCGCCATCGTTTATAAGGAAGAAATCGTAATACTGGCTTCCTTCCGGAGGGTTTTCCGTGCTGTGCGATATGGCGCCCTCTTTCTGCGTGCGCAAGCACCAATCTATCATGGTTCGCATCTGCGACTCGGACGGATTCGGGTCGTCGTTGATGTAGTTCGGTCTGTAAAGTATGATATTTATGCCCTCATGGCGCCTTATGTGCTTGGCTTCATTGATGTACCTGCAATCGGATATTATGAGCTTTCTACCCTTGTTCCTCAGGGCTATCTCTATCCAGATGTTCTCCCTGATCTGCCGGAATCCGTCGCCTATGAACTGCAAAGCCTTCCGCACGTTCATGTTCATACCCGGTGGGGCTTCATCTATGCGCTTCCATTTCTCCAGGAACTGGCGGTCTACGCCGAAAGACGTGCAGAATGTCTCCTTTACGGCGTTGGCGAAGGCTGACCTTTCCCATTTTCCGAAGATTCCCAGACGATTCATCTCGTCGTTCAGGTAGTCGGCAGCCGTATCCTTGCCCATAGCCAACTGCGAAGCGAAACCGATAATAGACATGGCGGTAACCTCGTTGATTCATTGTATAGGATAATGATAAAACAATTTAAGAACAATATCAACACATCAATCTGTTTTTTGGCACAGTTTTGAACTTATAATTCATCGAGTGATAATTTATGAAAAAGACAGAGCCATATTGCAAGAACTGTTTGCTGTACAACCACGATAAGCGCGAGTGCAAGGTCGCGATCCTGATCGATGGCGTGGAGCATCATCTTCCCGTGAGTCCAAACGACCGCTGTCACATGGACGAACTCGGCATAGAGGTTCAGCAAGTCAGATGGTGGACGGAAAACAACAAAGGAGAGATCACGGATGGAAACGGAACTGTGAAAATAGAGTATCCCAAGAACTTCTTTGGAAAAGAGGACTGATGAACAATGGGTTGTTCCGGTCCATTCAAGTACGGAGTTGCAGGAGATTTAGTCTGTGGGTGTTTGTGCCCAGAGAGCAAGTGCTGTCCGCCGGCATGCTGCAGTTCCGTAGTCCTTACCTACGAGATAGGCACGTCTTACGACATAGTACCTTCCGGATGCCCGTGCGACACCCCATCCCCATCCCCATCCCCCATGGCGGAGACAAGGGAAATAAGGCTGCTCGACGAGATAGACTGGGATTCTCGCTTCAGCAGCAAGAAAAAGATACCGTTCCCGAAATTCAGCCCGGAAACTAAAAAGGAAATGTTCGGGGATGACGATTTCGTGTTTTCTCTCGGAAGTTCCTGTTCGATCCCATGCGTGACAATCAATGTCTTGCTTACGACATCGGGATGCTGCCTCGAAGTGATAGGGACAGGCGCCACTGCGACCATAAGGGCTGTGGGAGACGGAACGGTCTCCGCGTCCTACATGTCAGCCAACTGCAATTTCATGGTGATGGTGAACGGGACGAAAGACGCCGCGCTCCTGAACGATGGCGATGTCGTCAACATCACAATCCAAGCCTTAAACCCCAACTCCGAATGCTGCCAGTCCTGCCTCATAAACATCGAGTGCGCTTCGACGTACAACTACGCCAAGAGAAACCTCCTCTACAGGATAAGCTCCGTGGAGAAAGGAAACAAAGCTTACCTCAACAAACAAAAGCTGGTCGAGAAAGTGAGAAGGCTAAAGAGAAGAAATCCTTAAAGCCTCTTTGATGATGTCGCCGACCATGGCTTCCTTCATGTTCAGGATGGACTTGACCTTGTCGTGCCCGAGGGCGACGATGTCCTCGACCCCCTTGTATCCCATGTCGTACAGCTTTTTAGCCCTTACCTTGCCGACATTCGGAAGCTGGCACAGGTCGACCAGATGGCTCGGGACGCCATGCCTGATTCTCTTCGCCAGATTTCTCATGAATGTCTCCTTGCCCCACTTGCCGCTCATCGAGTCCATAGCCACCAATATCTGCTCCATCCTCTCGAAGTCTATCTGCAATCCCCTCTGGAATCCGGACAAGGCTCCTGAGTTTCGACCGTTCATGAGGTTTTGATAGCAAAAAGCCGTCTTCTTGATGCCCTCGGTGATGTACTTGTAGTCGACCCCTAGGTCCCGCTGGAGCTTCTGGTCGAACATGCGCAGTTCCTGCTTCTCCGCGTTGTTCACGATCACGGACCTGTGCGTGTCCGTCTTCGCCAAAGCGAGGGCGACATGCATGTCGTCTTCATGCTTGTTGTGGAGGAAGAGGAAGTAGAAGTTCCTCCTAAGGTCAGCCACGTCGAACGGGGAATAATAGAATATGCTCGATATCCTGCCGATGCTGGAGGCGGACAAAACGCCGTCGTCGTCATGGACGATCTCCTTCTTTATCAGCTCCTCAAAAAGCTCCTTGAGGTAGGTCTGGTTGAGGATCCTGTTCTGGAAATAGGCTAGCGACCTCTCGAACCATACCTTGATCTGTTCGAAGTTCGTTATGTCCTCGTGGTGTATCTCGCTGACCAGATGGAACGCCAGATTCCTTGGCTTGTCCAAAATCTTCGAAGTTATCTTTTGCGGCGTGTTAAGCCTGTCCCTGTGCTTCTTGGCTTCGGAATTCGGCAGCAGGATGTAGGCGTCCCCGCGAGGGTCTATCCCGAGACGTCCGGACCTTCCTATCATCTGCGTTATGTTGTAGGTCTCGACCTCGTCCCTTCCCCTGTGGATTCCGACTATGATCACCCTCCTAGCCGGCATGTTGACCCCCCAAGCCAGGGTCGGGGTCGCTATGACCACCCTAAGGCTCTTGTCCCCCTTGAACCTCTTCTCCAGGTCGATCCTCTTCTCCTTGTCGAGATCTGCGTTGTGGAACTCCGCGTTGATCGAGTTGGACTTCAGAGTCTGCGTCATCAACTCTCCCGTCCTCTTCGTGTGGACGAAAACGAGGAACTTGTCGTCCGGGTAGTCCTTGATTAGATCCAGAGCCTTCTCGACCTTGTTTTTCTCCATGTCGTCGTAGGTGTGCGCCTCGTCGTCGTAGTTCTCGTAATGGACTCCGAGCGGAACCGGTCTGTACTCCGAGTTGAGTACATATGTCTCTTTCTTGTTCAGGGAATAGGAAAGCCACTCAGCTATTTCGTTCACGTTCGGCATCGTCGCCGACAAAAGAACGATTCTGGCTTTCGGGTTTATCTGGGTGAATTTCATGAGTCCGACCTCAAGGTGTTCCCCCCTTCCCGGGACCGTGAGAAGGTGAGACTCGTCGATGACCAAAGTCCCGATGTCCTTGAGGTAGGCGCTCTTCTCGGACTTTATGTTTCTGGCTCTGTGGTTGAGCATCTCCGAGGTCATGATTATGAGGTTGGACTCATCGAGTTCCATCTGCCGCTTGGGCGTGATGCGGTAGTCGCCGGTGCATATGGATATGTTTATGTCGCCGAAATGCGAATCGGGGTCCGTCCACTGGTCTATCTTTTCCTGAGCCAGAGCCTTGAGCGGGGCGAGGAACATTCCCTTGCCTCCTCGCACCCTTATCTCGTGAGCCAAAAACATCTCGGCGATGACGGTTTTCCCGGCGCTTGTCCTAGCCGCTATCAGGGCGTTGATGTCCTTGTCGAAAAAATCGAAGACACGGCTCTGGACCGGGTTGAAATTCTCGAAATCCCACGAGGCGTGAGTGTAGTTCTTGGTCGGCACAAGATCGTTCTTGTCGCCCACATCAATAATCGGAGGCATCGTTGACCTTCATTCTGGATTCCCATATCTGGCATATGGATTTGCCTATGATCTTCATCTCGGCGCTGGAGAACTGAATTCCCTTGATCCTGTTGCACACGAAACAGCAGAGCACCATGTTGTCGAAGGTATAATCGCCAAAACTGTCGACCCTGTCAATGCCTAATGACTCGATCACCAGACCGATGGACGACCTCATCTCCAGACCCTGGAGATCCGCCTCCGATATTGAGCAGTATTCGCACTTCTTCTCCTTGGAGGAAATCCAAGCCATGAAATCCTCGTGCTTGAGGTTGAAATTTGGACACTTCTTGTGTTTCCTGGCGACCTTTGAGTTCGTCTTGATGTTTTTGTATTTCTGGCAGTCCTTGCAAAACTTGAGACCCGAAGTGTAACGAAGAGACATGTCGTTGCTGCCACAGATGTGGCATTTCCATTCCTTCATTATCCCCCATAGTCTTGAGTCATGTTGAGTTAGGCGCACTATTATATATCCATGAAACCAATATTTAGATGGACAATAGGGTGCAACTCGCTGAGAAGGGGCTTCGACGTGCTTGACATGTCAATCAAGAAAGCCATAGGAATATACGGAGACTCTTTCGAATGGATCGTATGCCACAACGGCGAAGACCAGGAAAAGACGGAAATGGTACTGTCGATATCGAGGAAATACGGCATCAAGACGATGAAACAGAAATGGGATGACTCCCCGGTTAACGACACCCTACCTGAAACGGCTTACAACTTCGATAATCCTCAAGATTCCACGGGAAGCACCTGGAAACTATGCCCGCCAAGGATCGACATTCGTCGCCACGAGATAATCATGGACAACGACATAGTTCTCGAGAAAAGACTCCACGAGATAGATGAATTCCTCGCCTCCGAAAAGACTATGATCACGCAGGGCGCCGGAAGATTCTACGGAAGGTACGACTCCATGATCGAAAAAGGTGGATGCTACAATTCCGGACTCATAGGGCTTCCCCCCGGATTCGACTTCAAGAAGAAACTGCATGATGCCTGGTCGATCGATAAGAACAAAAAGATGACCTACGCCGATGAGCAGGGTCTGGTGTCATACGTGCTTACCGGCGTGGATCACATATTGGTCGAGACGTCTTCGATCGTGACCCTGCATGCCCACGGGTTCTTCTGGTGCAATGTTTCGGAGGGCAACAAAAGAATAGAGAAGTACAATTCCAGGATCTGGAAGACCATAGGCAGGTGCAAGGGATTTCATTTCGTGGGGGCGAACCGAAGGTGCGACCATCCGGGATGGGATATATTCAAGGAATTCAAGACTGTGCACATGCCCATATGATCAGCCAAGCGTCGGTCCGTTGACCAAAGACAGGAATCGCCTCAGCGATTCGCTACCATAGAGATGGCGCCTGTCGACGCCGATGTTCTCCGCCACCCTCTCCAGATGGTCTCTGGGGAGATCCCACTTCTCGACATACTGGCGCAGGTTGTACAGGTTGTGCATCCTGAACATCCTCCTGTCGATGGCGTATTCGTGTCTTTGGTGAAGTTCCGAGGCGTCGATCGGGATCAAGGGAATCCCGCGAGCCTTGACCTTCATCATGAAATCGTAGTCCGGGTATCCCCAGCCGACGAATCTCCCGTCAAACCCACCGCAATCCAAAAAAGCCGATCTCCCAAAGGCTACGCATCCGGAGAACGGGTTCTTTCTTCCGTAGACCTTCGGGTCGTCCTGCCTGTGGTCTGGCGTCAGCAGCCGCTCGTTCGAACCGACATTGTCCCTTATTTCCCGCAGGGCGTCGACGCCGACATGGCTTTTCAGGGAATACAGCCTAGATGGGTACAGGAAACGATTTTTATCGGCGGACAACAGAGAGCAGCATTCGGAAAACCAGTCGGTCGGAACTATACGGTCCGAATCCATATAGAAGACAATTTCCTCGGAAGCCAAGCCGACACCCTTGTTGATGCTGTCAGCCCAGCAGAAGAAATCGCCGGCTCGCCCTATCTTGAGGATCGTCCAGCCTTCTATCGAAATATCGGATTCCCCGTCTACGCAAAGGATCTTCTGCGCCGACGCGTAGCCGGGGCAATCGCCCCAGCACTCGACCGAATTCAGAAACTGCGACCTTCGGTCTTCCGAATACAAAACAACCAGGGAGAATCCCATGATAACTACCTGTTTATGTCGAACCTTTTGTAGTACTCCCTATTGACCACCTCGTGCATATTGTCTATCATCCCATACAATTCGACACAGGATGCCGCGTTTCCGAGCCATCGGTCGATATCCTTGTTGTTGGAAACATAGTTCAGTATCTCCGGTATATCTCCGGAGTACCTGAAATTCAACCTGCTGTGGATTATCTTTAGGTTCTCGTCAGAAAGCCTATAGAAATATTCCTTCAAAAGCGGATCATTCTTCTTCATTGCGAACCTCATATGCGAACTGAAAAAATATTCGACCAAAAGAAATTCGAGGATCTTCTGGTCCTGAAATGGACGGAATTCATCGACGGCTCGAAACTTATCGAGCTCATATCTCGCCTCGTCGAGGATAACAGGGATTCATTCGAGCATGTTGTGAACACGAAATATAAAAAAAAGAGCATCCAGATAATGGTTTCGCGCTTCCAAATGGCGAGCCACGGATTCACTATATGGATTGACTTTTTAGTTCCCTTGCAAAAAGACCAAGTTGCCGTAGGAACAACCGAGATGTTCCTACTGTCTAATGGAATTTTAAGCGTGTCAAAGACTTTAGGCAATATATTCGGGAGCGATTAAACGACATCCAGGCGCCGAACATGCTCCCCATACTGGTTTATAATGGTGTCATCCAATATGAGAGCGGCTTTTTCATCCGCAAAACGAAGCCCAAGATTGAACGAGTCGAGACACGCGGTCCTGTCCTCGCGCGATGCCATGACCCAGCAATAATTGTTCTTTTTGACAAACTTTCCCGTCTGATTCTCTTGGGTTATGCCTATTTCCAACGTTACGTTGTCCGGAAGAAGCAACTCTATTTGACCGTGTTTCATCAAATGCTCCACTATCATAGACTGAATTTTGTTCTTGCTCATGTTGGCACCTCGTTGTGAATTTTTTCTAAATGAAAAAAACCTTGTGTGGAGGAACATAAAAGTACTTAAAATCATCGTAATATCTGTATGGTAGGTCGCCCTCATCCTTCGATGGCGACTTTATGACGTTGCCGTCCTTGTCCAGATAAACAGTCCAACAATATATCTTCTTGCTTTCCTTATAAGTCTCTATGAGGAACAGCTCGCTTTCGCCGAGAAACAGCTTCGCCATCTTGCACGAAACCGATATCGGGAGAAAATTGCTGTAGTCGCCGTAAATCTGCAAGACATCCATATAGCAATCATCGTAGTCGCACCTTTGGTAGTGCGCGACTATCGAGTACCCGTCTATTACGAAAAGCCTTGTTTTCAGAATTACGAGGTCATCCTCGTAAAGATTTGAATTGGAAATTGGATAATTGTATGGAATAAGAATCTTTCCAAGATTCTTTAGTTCCAGCACCGATTTTTCGATCTTTTTCATTTTATCCGACATATGATTTACCTTCCTATGTCTGACTCTATATATCATCACTCGAGGAACTTATCTTCCGAAAATTTAAAATTGCCATAATCATCGCAAAACAAGCTGAAAAGACGCAAGTGTTCTTCGGACAAAGACTTGCATCTGTATCCGAATATTCCGCTTTCGCCATTGTGTTCGTTTCGCAAGAGTCTTCCGTAAAGCCACCTTCTGACCTCGGACATTCCCTCGGACAGGCTCGATTTCTCATCCATCCTCAGAAAGCAGAGAGACTCGGCGACCCCGAGCCAAGAATACCCGGTGAGCGGGTCGTCTCGGTCATATTCCCTTGGCGACCCCTTCTCCACGGCTAGCTCGACAAAGTGAAGCAAAAGGAGGAGGTAGTTCTTTGCGTCGTGATAGCTAAGGCAGCACGAGGAGTCCATGATCCTGAACTCGACAGTTTTACGCTTCTTCTTCTGCATGTGGTATGCGTTGAGGGAATAATACTTGTGCCTTCCTACGGACGCCACAAGATGGGCGTCAGACATCATGTGTTCCACCCCTTTTTCGAATATCGATGAAAAAGACAGCATCTGGCAATACCTGTTCCTCCTTCTGCCCATCGGAACGATACGCATGAAAAAATGCTCCATCTTCACCCACCACGACACAAGTGCTGCGATATCTCCCACGTTCAGGTCGTGCACGTCCACGTGCACGTGGAACGAGCATCTCTGGTCCGACATGACCAGAACGTCCCTCGCGAACGCGTCGACCACGGAACACACGCTTCTGAGACCGTCCATGCCCTTGAGTACCGGGGTGCAGACCTCTATGCCGCAGCTGCTGTCTGGCTTCAGTATCCAGCAGTCGTTATTGTGGTTGTTCTGCCATTTCTGAAGGAACACCTTGTCCCTGACGGACTTGTGCACAAGGTTGGCTATGTGGTGTGAGCCTTCCGGGAGAACACCGAACTCATAGTCCACGGGTCTGTTTCTCCCGTCGAACGAGTTGAGTTCTATCTCGACTCCGAAACGCCTGAAAACATTACAATATATTTTGCCAATGTCATTGTTCACTGCTTCTCGTTCCTTTTATAATGAAGGCATTCAAGAGGGTTTGAACTATGAACTGCCTAATGATAAAGCTGAGCGACAAAAGAAAGTTTCTCACAAACAAAAAGAACATCAACCACCTGGTCGAGTTTTCCAAAACATTCAACGCCGAATTATCAATAGTAAGAACCAGCCACAAGAACATAAAAACGCTCGAACAACTTGCGGACGAGATATGCGACACCAACAAAAAACAGGAAGATTTCGCCTACGAAGAGGTTCAGAAGATAGTAAGGAAAAACAACCGGAAGATTTTCGACTACATCATGAAAACCCTCAGGCAGAAGAAATCGATAGACATCGAGAAGATAATGGTTAAGTTCAAAAAAGAAGGAGTGGATGAAAAGAACATCCACTCCCAAATAAACATGGCTGTCAAGCATCTAAAAAGCATCGGAATGAACCTAGAAAAGACCGACAAATCCCAATACAAGATAAAGCCGACAGAAAAACCCCAGTGACTATTCCACTTCCGAGTCAATGTCATCGTCCGACTCGCCAACGATGTCGGTCTCTATGATGTCGCCAGAAATCTGGAAATCCATGGCTGCCTTGAAAGGAGCGAGGTATTCAGAGACCTCTTCCTCGGAAGCGGCGTCTATGATGGACGGACACCTCAGGAGAACTTCGATCGGAACCTCGTTCTTCTCGAGGGAAGCCTTGAATTTTACTTCCTCCCCGTTGCAGTACGGCTCAGACACGATGAAATACCCGGTGCCCTTGGCGACAACCCTGTTGGCGTCCATAAGGCAGGAAAGAAGACCGCTGACCGGGTTTATCCCGTGTTCGAAAAGCAACTGAATGTTCTCGGTCGAAATAAACGGTCTGTGGGTCTTGTTCTTGACGTTTTTTATCCTGATGTTTATGCCGAGAATCTTTGTCTTCTTGGCTGACAGCTTGTACTCTATCTTCTTCATCGTCGACGTTTCCAATCGACATGAGGCATAGAAAGGCAACGCGTTGCCGCCGCCGGCGGTGGTGGTCGGATTGCCGTACATGACTCCTATCTTAGACCTCGTCTGGTTGAGGATAACGACGGTGGCGTCGTTCTTCTCCATGACGGTGTTTAGCTTGCGGAATTCCCTGGAACAAATCTTGGCACGTTCGCCAGGCTGTTCATTGCCGCCAACGATGCGCTTGAAGTCAGCTTTCGAGGCATTCTCCGGCAAGTCGACCTCCCTCAGTTCCCTGGCGGAAGGGCTGACCCCTATAGAGTCGTAAACTATGGCTATCGGACCGTCCTTCTTCTTGGACCGGATGAATTCCATGGACTTGTACATCTTGTGGAAAACCTCCTCGAGCGTCTGCGGCGTGTGCCTGACTATCCTCGAAAGGTCACAGTGGGAAGCCATCTGTATGAATTCCTTGTTCGCGGAATTCTCGCAGTCCTCAAGTATCGCCACGCCGCCAGCCCTCTGGCAGCCGAAAAGTATATTTGTTCCTATCAGCGACTTCGAAGACGAGGATGGACCGTATATCTCGGTCAACTTGCCCCCCGGTATGCCGCCGCCCATGAACCGACCGCTGCATATGTAGTTCACGGCTAGATTCCCAGCGTCCACGAAATACTTGACGCTGTCTATGTTCGCCACTATGTCTCCGCCAGTCTTGCTAGCCAAATCTTGGAAAAACGAATCTTCTTCGCCGACTTTTTTCTTAGCCATTTGAAACCTCTTTTTGTTTTTTAGATGTGAAAAAATGGGCGCGGACATAAGAAATGCCAGCGCCCTCAATTTGAAAGCAAGAGGGAACTAAATTCCTTCCAGATCCTTCATGAACTCCTCGTCCGCGAGCGATGTCGAGTCATCCTCGATAGCCGACTTGGCGGATGGCTTTGGCTTTATGGCTTCCTCGTTGATGTTGTCTGCGCCAGATATGACGGACGAACTGGAATTGGATCCTTGGCTTGATCTGGCAGACTTCAGCATGCTGGCGTCCGCGTTCCTGAACTCGTCAAGTTCGCTGTCAGCAGATCTGTCGCCTTCGACCACCATGCCTACATGCACACGGAGGGCATGCTTCATCTCGTCGACAGTCCTCAGCTTCCTCAAGCCCTGGAGATCGTTGAGATTGCTCAGCCATTTCTCGAGTTCGGCTGGTGTTCCAGCAGATGAGACGTCCTCGAACTTGGAATGGTCGTAGTTGGGATACTCACGGTTGCCGCTCTTCACGACCTTCTTCACGAGACGGAAATCCCTGCCGGTAGTCGGGTTGGTTATGTCGCCAAGACCCTTCTCGCCAGCGGCTTCGTCGCCGAGTATGGCTCGCAGTATGCGAGCGTGAACCTGCTTGCCGCAGCTGTATATCTTCGGTCCAACATTGGTGTTGACCACGGATTTGTTTTTCGGGTCGCTCTCTGACCGAACGATAACGTTGTAGTAGTACCGCTCAAGGGGCTTGAGTTCCCTAGCCTTGTTCTGGAGGTCTTCCTGTTCCTTGCCGGAGCAGGAGTCGGATTTCTGCCAGAGGTCGCTGTAGTATTTGCATATTATGCATTCGCCCTTCCACATGTCGCCCTTATCGGTGCTTGTCAACACCTTCGGACAATGGATGCTCTTCTTCTGTCTGGTGGTTGGGTTCGTAAGCATGTGGGTTCTGGTTGCGCAATAGAGTTTCTGACCTTTCCTCTTTGGCAGCAATCTCATCAGAACGAAGCCGTCTCGTTCGGGAAGCCTCACAAACTTCTCGAGGTACTCATCGCTGTAGCCGCCACCGCCGCCGGTGGATTCTGAGTTTACCCTCTTGGATTCTGATCTCAATTCGTTTACGTCAAGTTCTTCAAAGTCAAGTGACATCGTTACACCTCGTAGGTTAAAAGTTACACAAAAGTTACACAAAAGTTACACAAAAGTTACACAAAAGTTACACAAAAGTTTGGACTGGGAGACATTCCCCCAATCCCTTTTCATCGTTATAAGGCTATTTAGTTTTTCGCACAAGATTAATTTATAAAAGAAAGTGACTTTTTTTTAAAAAAGAAAATCACCACTAATCATTGCCGATCATCGCTTGCTGTTCGCCGTCCTTGAACTTTTCCTGGGATTCAACCGCGGACTTGTGCATCGCGGAAAACTTTTCCTTCATGGTTTCATGACCGTCGGACTCGAGGCTTTCGTTGACTTGTTGCCTCAGCGACCTTTCCCTGTTCATCTCTTCCTCTATCGCCGCGAGTATCTGCTGGTTCTTGATCAGCTGCTCCTTGATCCTCTGGCTCTTGGTCTCCTCGTCCTCTTTCTTTTCGTTGACGATAGGCTTCTGCTTGGGGGAAAGCATCTTCTCCAGCCTCTGCTTTCTCGACTCCTCCTTCCTGTCCTTGCGGACCACTCCCCTTATCTTGAGCACCTTCGATCTTGATTTTTTCGCTCTTTCCTTGCGCTTCTTTGCTATCTTGTCTTCTCTTTTCATGATGCACCTCTACTTTCGAATGATTGGAACGTTGTCGCTGCTGGCGTTACCCCAAAAAAGGTTGCCGCCATCCCTGTCCTTGGACTTCTCCGAGAAGTTCAATTCCTTATCGGCTATCAGCGAAACATTGGCTGGAATGAAATACTTGTCGGATATCTGAATCTCCCTGTCCTGGTCATCCACTATGGACAGTATCTCCCCGGTGACGGAGCTTTTTCGAGAGAAAACTTGATATTTCTTGTCCACCGTCAACTTGAAACCCTTGGTCTTGACCTCATGAATCATGGGCAACTCGGGAGAGAAAACCATTGTGTCTATGGCTCTGCGGCTAGGACTTCCCGATTGTTTGTTTATAGCCATCTGCTCGTGCGGGTACACGAACTTCTGGTTGGTCTGCTGGATCTGCACATGGTTTTCAACCTGCGAGGGGTCCGGGATATCCTGCACGCTGAAATCGCCCGTCGTCTTGTCGAAAGAGAACTTCTTGTTCTTTATGACCACGCCGTTGTCCGTCTCGCGGAAGCTGATCTTCTTCTTGGCAAGTTCGAAAACCTCGACGCCGACTACGAATATGTCACGCCTAGCCAACTGACCCATTATTGTGGACGCCAGTTTCTCTAGGTGGATTTCCTCGAAAGGATCTCCGACCTTCTTTTTGAGGGTCTTTGTCTCATCCTTGTTGTACACGCCATCGATCCGCTCGTGATATGAATAAATTACTTCGTAGCCCACAAATACCCCCAGTGTTCCATATATTATAGTTTCACTTCGTCAAAACTCCCGTTCCGTACCTCGTCTCGAACACCACCGGCTTTCTGTCCACGCTGTCCGCGAAAGCATCGAAAGCTTTTTTTACCCTTTTTATGTCGCAGACGTTTTCGACGACCAACATAGCCCCTTCCGCCATGAGCTTCCAAGAATGTTCGATCTTGAGGAGTATTTCGTCGTAGGTCGAATCCTCGTTCAGAAACACCAGATCCCATTCGGAGCCCAAATGCCCGACAGACATCCTGTCGTCGTTTATGTCTCCCTGGTAGAACAGGAACTCCTTCTTGAACGACTTCCTCACGTTGTAGAATCCCATCCTAGTCGAGTAATACTGCTTCGAATCATGCTGCCTAAAAGCCAGGAACTTGTCCGTTTCCTTGCAGGACATGAAAAAGCACTTCTCCAGGAATCCGAGGTTGAAACTCATGGACATGACGCTCCTCGGCTTGACCATCTTCCCGAGATGGTAGTAGAACGGGGCGTACATGGGATCGCCGTAGGCTGGGCTCAGCCTCGAGTTCTCGTCCACGAAACGGCAGTCCTGCAAAAGCACCTTGCCGCCCAAAAGCTTGTTGTGCAGAATTTCGTTGATTTCTTTTTGTATATCTTCGGCTCTCACCATAAAATATTATAAGACTCAACCCATGGTGAAATATGTACGATTTTCTGATTGTAGGATCTGGCTTCTTCGGTTCTTCGTTTGCGAGGAAGGCGACCGATTCCGGGATGAAGTGCCTGGTGGTCGAAAAGAAAGACCACATAGCCGGCGCAGCCCATGACACGAAACACGACGACTACTACGTGTCGTCCTACGGCGCCCACATATTCCACACGCACAGCGAGGAGGTGTGGAACTTCGTCAACCAATTCGAGAAGTTCACTCCGTTCGTCAACAGACCGAAGGTTCTGAGCGGGGGCGTCATGTACTCCTTCCCCATAAACCTCATGACTCTGCACCAGATGTGGGGCGTGAAGACGCCTTCCGAAGCCTCGAGGAAACTTGACGAGGTTAGGGTCAAGATAGACAAGCCTTCGAACTTCGAGGAGTGGGCTCTATCCATGGTCGGCGAGGAGATCTACAGGAAATTCTTCTACGGTTACACGAAGAAGCAATACATGCGGGAACCAAGGGAACTTCCAGCCTCAATCATACAGAGGATCCCCATAAGGCTCACGTACGACGAGAACTACTTCACGACCAAGCACCAAGGTGTGCCGCAGAACGGATACACGAACCTCATAACGAAAATGCTGGATGGCATAGACGTGGACACCAAGGTAGACTTCATCAAGGAAAGGGAAAGGCTCTCGTCCATGTGCAAGTATGTCGTGTATACGGGACCGGTCGACGAATTCTTCGGATTCGAATTCGGCAAGCTCGAATACAACACGCTGCGCTTTACCAAGGAAATCCATCCGGGGGACTTCCAGGGCAATGCCGTGGTCAACTACGCCGACGACTCGGTGCCGCACATACGAAGCATCGAACACCGGCATTTCTACAGGCATGGCGAGTCGGTCAAGCACTACGACGCGGCGAGCCAAAATAGGGAGAGCGTGGTGACCTACGACATTCCCGTGCCCTACAGGGACAACCCAGACCCTTTCTATCCGATACGCGACAAGGCTAATTCCGAAATGTACCAGAAGTACAAGTCGATAAAGCCAAGCAACGTGATATTCGGCGGTCGTCTTGGGGAGTACAAATATCTCGACATGGACCAGAGCGTAGCCTCGGCAATCCAGAAATTCAAGGACTTCACGGAATCGAAACGTGATCCACAAGCTTGAGCTCGACTCCGGACTCCCTGAACATCATCGTCGCGATATCGCAGCTTGATTGCCATCTTGCAGCCAGATCCTCGGTGAGCGTCGGCGCGACGCACCGCGATATGCCGGACTGTATTATCGACGCTGCGCAGGCGGAGCAGGACATGAACGGGTAGGTCGCTATGGAACAGCCCTTGAGGTCGCAGCCGGCGAACATGATGGCGTTCATTTCCGCGTGGACAACCATCTTGTACTTGAGTTCGCGGTCGGCATACCTCGAAGGGTCATCGCCGACCCCTCTGGGGAAACCGTTGTAGCCAACGGATATGACCCTATTGTCGCGGTCGAATATGACTGCTCCGACCCTTGTGGACTGGTCCTTGCTCCACGACGAGACGTGTTTCGCCAGACCTATGAACCTCAAGTCCCACTTGTCGCTCATGCGTAGTCCCCGACGAAGACGGAATCGTCAAAGTCGAAACCGAGACTGTCTGAGCGGTAGCAGAAAAGGTAGGCGTCGCCGGAATCCTTGCCGAAAAAATCCCTTTCGACCCCTATAGCCCTAAACCCGACCCTCTTGAAGAAAATGTGGGCATCAAGGAAATGGTCGGAAACGTATGTCTCCACCTTCCTCCTGCGCTTGTATCCGTTCTTGAGCTTCGACGTCACGTGATCTATCATTTCCCTGGCTATGCCACGCTTTCTGTGGCTAGGGATGACAGCCATGTTTATGATGTAGAACCTGTCGAACTGTAGTTCATATATTATGAACCCGACAACCTCGCCATCGACCTCGAAAACCTTTCCTATCCTGTTGTTGGTCGGGTCGCCGAGACATTTCTCGAAGTCGGACCTCTTCCATGGCTTCGAGAACGAAACCGACTCGATAGTGGTTATGGACGACATGTCCCTTTTGGTGACCCATCTTATTTTCTGATCCATCGTTCCCCTATTTTCCAAGAAAGTCCTCCGCCTCACATAGACCATCATCCTTCTTATGGTAGATGTCCTTGTTGAGCTTGTCGAGTTCCTTCCTGAGAGTGTGTCCTCGGTTCTGGGCATTGTCGTGATTCCTGTCCCAAGCCTTGAGGTGCGACTTGAGGAACCCTACGACCGACTTCCTGTCTATGACAGCCTGGTGGAGGATTACGCAATCAGGGTGTGATTGAGACTTAGCCTTCCCGTAGGTGTCGGATCCGCCGCCGTCCTTGGTCTCTATGAATATCTCGTTGAACTTGGTTTCGTAAGCAAGTTCGGCGAGAGCCAACTCCTTGGTCGCCAGTTCAAGCTGCTTGCCGAAATAATCTATCCAGGCGTATTCCTTGTCCATGTACTCGCTGAGCGTGAACTCGTTGAACTTCATGTTCTCCGGGTCAAGGACGAGATCCTTGCCGTTGACCGTGACCGTGACCTTTTCCAATGGAGCCTCTGACATGTTATTCCTCATCTGCGTCTATGACGCTGTTCCTTGGTTTCTTGTTCTTCCTCTTGTCAACAGAGTACGTGTCGAACTCAATTTCCTCCGAACGCTTCTGCTGGACGTTCATGAGCCTTTCCTTGTAGCGTTCCTTTGATATCTCGAATATGTCGAGAGTTCCCATGGAAAAATCGAAACCCATCTTGAAAGGAAATCTCGATCTCCCGTTCCTGTGCTTGATCACGAAACCGCGACCGACCTCCGCGTCCTTCTCTATGGTCTGCTGGTTGATGCTCCAGAACGCATCAAGTGGCTTGAACTGGTCGAAAGACGTGCCGATGTTGCTCTCGTCTATGTACTGGCTGATCTCGAGCTTGGCGGCTGTCTGGTTCGGCTGGACGCATGTCAGCGTGCAATGCTGCTTCTCCACCCCAAATCCGCGCAAGTCCCTCAATATCCTGTACGCGCTCTCGTACTTCTTGACATTCGGGTCGTCCCTCATCTCGCCGACATAGTCGATCACGATGAGACCGGGCTTCCATCCCCTTATCTCCAGCTGCGAACAGAAAGCCCTGATGCCGTTGACGTCCACCGTGCCTCCGGGGAACTGCTTGACTATGAGGAGGTTCTTGTCATCCTTGTCCTTGCCGAACTCGGCTATGGTCCTCTTGATCTCCTCCCTCTGCTCGAGGAGAAGGTTTATGTCTATCTTGGCGAACTGGGAGGTGAACCTCTGCGTGATGCCGAGCTCGTCCATTTCCATCGTGAGGTAGAGGACCTTGTGACCCAACAGAACGTTGGCTACGGCTGCCTTGACCAGAGCCAAGCTCTTGCCGGTGCCGGGGAGACCTATCCACGACCCTATCTGCCCGTTGAAGATCCCGTTCCCCGTCAACGCGTTGTCTATGGACTCGAATCCGGAGGTGTACCTCTCCTTGCCCTCGAACTGGTTCTCCATCCTCCTGAACATCTCCTCGATGTTGAGGAAATACTCGAGACCGGGCTCGTAGCTCCTGTCCACGGTCATGGCGGAACGCATCTTGTCGTATATGTAGGTCCAGGTAGCCTCGTCCTCCGGAGCCTCGGACATCTTCTCGAGACAGCCGTGGAAAGCCACCTTTATAGCCTGCACCTTCGCGAAATAGGTAACCTTGTCGAGAAGGTACTCCCTGGTGTCGACACCGGGAGTGTAATAGTCGTACAGGGCGTCGAGCTCGGCCAGATGGTATAGCTGGACCGACTTGTCCTTGTCCTTGAGCTGGTCCGTTATCTCCTGGCTCATCACCCATTTCTTGGGGACGCCCTTGTTCTTCTGGAAGAGGGCGAAAAGCGTCTTGCAGACCATGACGTGGACTTCGTTGCTGAAATAGTTCGGCTGGAGCTTGTCTATGCTCTGTATGAGCATGAAGTCGTCGCACATCAGCATGCTCAGCAGCTTCCTCTGGAACGTGTCGTCCCAGGCGAACCTTGACTTCACCGTGTCCGGGTCCGTGAACGAATCGAGTTTCTGCTGCTCTTCTGGCGTCAATGGTCTCATGATTTTTCTCCGTGTGGAAAAAATATCAGAAATGACGTCTCAAGTAAAGCGCTTTTTCCGAGATACCAGCATGGGCTTGATGTTCGGCTTGTTTCGGCTCTCGCCGAAGACGTGCCCTCTCAGCCTGAAGTACGATTCCATCCAGTTCTGCGTGAGCGTGTGGTAGATCAGCGTGTCGCCCTGGTGATTTCCGGTCTGGACCTCGGACTGGGAGAAATACCTGAACCTCAGTTTCCTGTCCGCCACGAAGAGCGTGCAGGCTAGTTCCTCGCGACCTATGGCGTCGGGACTAACCTTGTAAAGCCACTCCCCGAGGTAGTGCCTCCTATCCTTGAGCGCGAGGCAGTAGTCGTACACGACCTTGGCGTATTCCCGGAGCATGCCACCGCCCCAAAGCGTGACCCCCGAATTGAACGGGCGAAGGCAGACGCCGTTGTGCGTTATGGTCGCCTTCTCCCCGTAGTTGTTCTTGTCGGCGACGAAGTCGCAGTCGTCCAGAAGACCGAAAAGAGCAGACACGTCGCCGAACACGAACGTGTCGGCGTCCATCAGCATCACCCTCTCGTCCCCCAGGGAGGACAGGCACATCCTCTGGACCGGCGCGTACCTGGACTCGGAACCCATGTCCAGGTCCTCCACCATTCTCACCGTGACGTTTTTGTCGGAACAGAATTGCATGAACTCGTTCCTCGTTACCTTGGGCATGTTCCCGGAAGGGAGACGCCCGAGGTTCCTGTTGTTCTCGCCCCTGTCGCAGACGTAGAACACCTCGACCGGGATGTCGGGGTTGTACCTCCTTAGCGTGGTCATGCTGCACACCGCCAGAGACAGGTAGAACTCGAACTCGTTAAGTATGTATACTATCTTCATGGATGTGTTTGAGAAAGGGGCGCAGGGCTGCATCACTGGGTCTTGAAAGGATATATATTTAGCCCGGCAACCTATTTCTCCGCCCCTTGTTCATTATAATTCGCTTGAGCCCAAATAGTCAAATTCCGAGAGCGACACCTGCCCGCTCCTTATCGACTTCTCCCTGGTTATCTTCTTCCCCATGCTCTTCTGCCCGTTCCAGACTATAGCCTTGCAATACGTCGAGAACTTGGTGTCGATGGTGAGCGGCGACATCCTGTCGGGTCTCTTGCCCCTCGGCACGGTCCTGATGACCATCCTCTCGAGCATGACCTCCTGCCTTGCTCCGAACTTCTGGCGGTTGGCTCCGTGCCTCGTGCGGTTCGTCCACAGGTCCCTGAGCTTGTTCGCGACCTCCAGAAGGAACGGGTCGGAATTGTACTCGTAGACGACCTCGAAACACCTCTCTATGTATATCTGCCTCTTGTAGTACGACCCGGCGCGGACTATCGATAGCTGGAGCTCCTGGTTTATGTCGTCGAAGTCGTCGGTGTAGTTGTTCTTGGAATTCTTCTTCTGGAGCTGGTGGGCTGCGTAGAAGCAAAGCTTCCCGAAACTCTTGTTCAACTCCTCGAACTCCATGTGCGTTATCGGGAAGGACTGACATATGCTTTTCATGCTGTTCCTTTTTTTGCGACGTTCAACTCTCTCATCTCCGTCAGCCGCCTGCCCACGGAGCAGGAGACCTCCATCCTCAGCGACGGGAACGCCGAGTCCTCCGAACGGAGAGCCGACATCGCCGCCAGAACCACCTCCCTGACATTCTCCCTGCTGGAATAGATCATGTATCCGTCATGCACATTATAAGCGACGGAACCCTTGCCCTTCAATGACTCGTGCAGGTGCACGAGCTTTTTCAGGCAGAACAGAGCCGCCGGCGACTGGACCGCGAAGTTCCTAGCCCTGTAGTGCTTGTCCTCCAGAACCCTCCTCCTGCCGAAAAGATCCGTGGACAAGCCGGCTTCCTTGGCTTCCGCCTGTTGCCTCTCGACCCAACCGTAAGCCGTAGGGAATATCTTCCTGACCCTGTCCACTATGGACTCGGACGTGGACTGCGACACGCCAAGCCTCTCCGAAAGGGTGGACGGCGACATGCCGTAGAACACGGGAAGGAAAAACGACTTGCAGAACGACCTTTTCTCGGGCGAGTCGCAGGCGTTCTTGGTGACCGTCTCGTACAGAGCCTTGTATATGTCAGGCGACTCGCAAGCCTTCGTGAGTTCCGCGTCCTTCGTGAGCCACTCCAGAACCCTGACCTCCATGCTCCTGTAGTCGAGGTACACGAACAGCTGGTCCAGCGCTATCGGCTTGAGGCATTCCTTCTGCTCCTGCGTCAGGACATGCGGCACGTAACCCCTGGAGTACGCGTTGAAGCAGAGCAGCCTCCCGTTCTCCTGACCGGCTATGTCGTAGTGGGCGTGGAGCTTCTCCCTGTCGAGGATGCCTATCGTCTCCATGCACGGGAGAACCTCGCAGGCGAGGGGAAGGTAGACGCTCTTGTACACGACCTGGAGCTTGTCCCAGCACCCGGACTCGACGACCGACCTGAGACGCCTCGTGCACTCGCCGACCGTTTTCGGCTTTTCGTTCCTGAACCCGACGTAATGCTCGATTATCTTCAGGTCGATCAGGGAGCATTCGACGACCACCTTGACGCCGTGTCTCCCGAGGCAGAAGCTGCAGAAATTCTTCCAGTCCCAGGCTATGACCTTCTTGCCCTTGGTGAATACGGTCATCGACGCAGCCTTCACGAACAACCTAACAGCCCACTCGTCATGCACCAGGAACTCGTATACGCCCTTTTTCGAAGACAAAGCCACCGTATAGGCTCCATGCCTCGACTTGTCCGTGAAGTCGAGTATTTCGTCGCTGCAGGAGAAGTAAACGACCCCTTCGGCGTCAAGTTCGGCTAGAGCCGAGATCATCTGTGTTTCGTTTGTTAGCAACATGATGGGATGATACACGATAATCGTCGCAAAACAAACACTATTCAGCCAAATTGGTATATTCCTACCAAGTTTGTCTTTAATTACCATAAAACGAGTGCCGACTTAGTGTTGTATCTTGTTCAGTGTAAAAGACATATGGATTCCCTTTGAATCCTCTTGTTTCTACATCTGAATCGAATGGAATGCTCTGTGTTTAAACATATCCTACACCATTCAACCCAAAATACCGCCAAGTTGGATCGACAAACGAAATGAGACGATACGCGTCGTCATTGTTTCGCCTTCAAGTAAAAAAACATTTGTTCTTTCGCTTTCCGGACCAAACAACGCGAAACGGAACGTAACTTTGGGTTGACGACCCTAAAACCGAAAACAACAGTACCAGTTTATGCGTCCTAACTCTTGGCTAGTCCATTCCCTCGTCTGCAAGAACGGATGTCGGCGTTTTTTGTTCTATCCAAGGCTTACCTAGCATTCCGAGCATAACAATGGCTCTCGTGGCGCCATTCGTAAAATAATTACTACAAAGACTTACCCGTTAGGGCTGCTCAGGTTTCTTCTGAAGTCGGATCCGGGCTGGGGTACATTCAGTTCCCGAATCCAAAGTGGTAGAGAAAGCTACCGTCTTCGTTACTCAAAGGTTTCTGTGACAAGTTAAGGTTAAGATACCAAGAAACCCGACGAAATCAACGGTTAATTTTGTTTTATAAAATAAAGTGGCTGGCTTTCTCAACAATGAGAAAAATGTCGCCGACCAACGAAATCGGTAGCCAAGAACATAGGCAGTGTGCTATATTGTATAGCACAAGGAGTTGCCATGGACAAGGAAGTGCAGAAGATCATAGTCAAGTACAAGATGGACGAGACCGAATCGCTAGCCTACACGGTCGGTCTCATCTGGGTCGAGAAGAGCAGCAAGGCTTTCCCCGACTACAAGAACGCCGGCATGGGCAGGGGAGACCCGAGGAAGAGCTACCTTTTCAAGCTCTGCTACAAGCTCATCAGGGAAACCCGCGGTCTCGTGAAGGACGACGAGTTCCACCTCTACATCAGGGCTCAGATAGACATACTCAAGAACATCAAGATCGGCGACGGTCATCCTTCAGTCGACGCCGGATGCCTCATAGGCGACAAGGCTTGGAGAAGGTGGAAACTCTGGAAGAGGAGGTATGACTCCATAGCCAACATGAAGACCGATGCCATGCCTTCGAAAGTCTCGAACCAAAAGATACTCGACGCCCTGAGGAAGTCGAAGACGTTCCTGAAGGCGGAGCTCGGCGAAAGCCCGGCGATGTCCGAATACGTGAAGGCTGAATCGGACGGTACCCTGTACAGGTGGATGAATTTCGGGAAGATCTCGCCATACTACGTGGTGATGTCGCCGTTCATGTCCAAGGTGGTCAGGGAGGAAATGCTTTCCAGGCTCAATTTCGACATCAAGCTGTACGAGAACGGGGTCGACGATAACGCCCGGGACTTTTTCAGGAAAACCTTCCCGAACGAGTTCAGTTGATGCCGAGCCACGAAACCGTGTCCTTGACGTTCATGTAGCCATCATGCCTCCTGACCACCTTCTCGTCGCCATCGACCAGGATCAGGACAGGGATGGACTTGACGTTGTACCTCATGGCTATATCCTTGTTTTTCTCGATGTCGACCTTGTGCTTGAGGAATTTCATCTCGTCCATCTTGGACTTCACCCTCGAGGCGGTCAGCGTCTCGGACTCCAGCTTCTGGCACCATACGCACCATCCAGCCCCGAAAACCAAGACCACTCGGCTACCCTCGGACTTCGCCTTCCCCATGATGCCTGGGTAGGTCGCCTCCGCCGGCTTTTCGGGACGCCCCTCGGAGTTCGCCTTCGTGAGCTTGATCTCGTTCTTGTTCTTGGTCGCCATGACGAGCATTGAAAGGCAGACCAGCGACAGGATGATGTTGAATGGGCTTCTCAATTGAACTCCTAGTATGTCATGAACGCGGCGACAACGGACTCTATGATCTCCTTGTGGTCCTGCGACGGCGCGAACCACTCATCCCACTCGGAAGGCTGCACGTACCACGTGTGGTGGCGCATGGACGAATCTATGTTGTAACCCCAGCACTTGACCAGACCAGCATTCTCGTCCCAATACAGGTCTATGTTGAACTGTTCCGCCCTGGTCTTGCCGGGAGCCTCAGCCCCGTGACCCCTGAACTCGAACACGTACTTGTGGTAGTCGTCGCTCTTCTTGACCATGCCGATGGGGAACATGATGTACGAAGGGTAGTTCTTCCTCACGGACGCGAACATCTTGCTTGAGAGCATGTCGAACTTCTCGAACTTCGGCTTGGCGGTTTCCAGCATCGTCCCGTTGAGCGACTCCAGATAGTCCCTGACCTCGGAGGCGTAGCCTTCCTCCCTGGTGTTGTGGATGTCTTCCTCTAGCGGGAATATCTTCTTGCATATCCACTTGGGTTGACCCTGCAGGTCGCTTATCATCCTTCTCGTTATTATCTTGTAGCTTCCGAGAGGCGTGATCTGCATCTGTAGCGCGCCGGGCTCCGACCCCCACTCGATCAAGTTCTGGAACCTGTGGTTCATTACCAGGTTGCCGATGTCCTTCCCGTCCGTTATCTCGGATATTATCTTGCCTGAATGTATTATGTCCATGGGGTTGTGACCGGAAACATCCCTGGTGCCTCCGACGACCTTCTCGTCCTTGACGTCCTTGGTGTTGAAACCGTAATCCGCCCATTCGGCATATTTCCTGAAGCTGTATTTTTCCATAAATCTATATAGTTGTTTGTGGCGTAATTGTCGCCCGTGTTCCATAGATAGGTCATGGAAAAAACATTCAGGCAGTGGCTGGAGTCGAGATCCGACTTCGAGGACGTAAGGGACGAGGTCGTCTCGTCGCTTACCGCCATCAAGACAAGCGACTCGTCGAAAGTAACCGAGGACACCCCCATAGATGTGTTCGACCCAGCCTCGCTCAAGGCTAGGATCAAGTCGATGGGGTCTTTCGCCAGCCTGACGAGGAAATCGAGGGATGACGTCATGTCGATGATAGACTCGGAAAAGCCGGGCACGGTGTTCGACATAGTCAAGCAGATCGCCGATCAGCTCGAGATGAGATGATTAAGCCCACCTCTCCTCGTCGCCGACGGTATACCTCAGGACCCACCTACCCTCCAGCGTCTGGTACTTCCTGTCCATTACGATCTGACCGTCGTGCACTCTCCTGTGGCAGTTCGAGCAGAGTACCACGGTGTTGAAGTCGCTGTACTCGCCGCCATCCTCCCCCGGTACTATCCTGTGGCAGTCCAGGACTGCGTAGTCGGATTCGCCGCACAGCTGGCACTTGCCCTCGGTATGCTTCTTGGCTATCTTGTTTATCGTTTTTCTCATGTTTTCCCCCCCATAGAGTTATAAGGTTTGAGGGAGATTTTTTTCAATGCTTCAGATGTTGTTTATGTAAAACCTTATGTCGTCATCGCCCTTCGTGAGGGACATGAGCCTCTTCTGGGTGGTCGCCTTGAGGGCTGACACCCTGTCGGACCGGTTCTTTATCCTGCCGCACTCGCGGAGAACCGGCTCGAGACCGAAAAGGAATATCCACGTCTTGTACGGATTTCCCTTGAGCTTCACGGACACCATGGAGAAGAAGCTTTCCCATTTCATGTTCCATTTCCTGAACACCGACGAGTAGCGTTCGCACATGAGATCTATCTGGCTGTCGTAGAACGACTTCTCGAATTCGGGGGTGTTCATAGGTCGAAAGCCTCGCGGACGTCGACCTCGTGACCTTCCTTCCTCAGGATGGATATCCTCTTGTTGCTGTGTTCCAGGAGGTATGGGTTTATGTCGAACGTGAAATCGTAGTAGCTGAGCCCGTCCTTGTCCTTCGCCGTCCTCAGACCCCTTCCCATCCTCTGAATGATCTGGTGGTCAGCCTGACCCCCGGCGGCGTTTATGAGGTTGTGGCAGTAGACGTTTATGCCCGTGTTGAATATCTGCTGGGTCGCTATGGCGACAACCGACTTCTTGGACTTCTGCAGCTCCAATATGACTTTCTTTCTGGTCTCGGAGTTGTCGCTCCCCTGCACCCAGAGCGAGTTTGGTATGAGTTCGCTGAGCTTGTCCCCGTGGGCTATGCGGTCGACCAGTATGAGCGTCCTTCCCGAACACTTCTTGGCTATCTTGGTCACCATGTCGTTGAGCATTTGGTTCTGGGCTATGCCCCTGGTGACGGCGTCGATGTATATGTCGTGCGGTATCCTCGGTTCGCTTACCGGGTAGAAAACGCATTTGCTGGACGAGAGTATGCCACGCTCCTGCAGTTTCGCGGTAGTCAGCACGCCGCCCTCCGCCGACTTTATCTTCAGCACCGGTCCGAAAAAACCCTTCACGAGGTGTTTCTGGCATTTGTCGGTCTCGCCGAACTTGAACGGGGTGGCGCTGATCGCTATGCGTATGCCGGCGCCCTTGAGCTTCTTGTAGACGCCCTTCGGGGTCGCGGACATCATGTCGTGTATCTCGTCGACTATCAGGACTTTTATCTTTGGGAGCTCCTTCTCTATCTTCTCGACGGACTGGACGCTGGCTACGGTCACGATGTTCGGATCGAATTTACCGCCCCACAGCCTTCCGAGATTCTCGAACCCCCATTTGGACAGTTCGGAGTAGTTCTGCTCAGCCAGACCGACCCTGTTCTGCAGGATGAGGGTCGGCGTGTTCGGCGGGAGAGCCTTGAGTATGCCGAGCATGATGAAGGTCTTGCCCGCGCTCGTCGGGGCGTAGACGACTCCGCGACGGTGCTTTATGGACTGGTTTATGAGTTCCACCTGGTAGTCGTGGAGGGTTATCCTGTCCATGCCCTCGGGAAGCCACGAGTTGAGGAAGCTGTGGTTTATCTCGTCGTGCCTGAAATCGATCTTCGTCCTGTTGTCCCTCACCTCGGCGTCTATCTCGAAGTGTTTCATCGCCGCCTTGACCTCCGGAAGTAGCCCCGTGAGGAATCTACCGGTTTCCTTCTTGAAGAACTCGGTGTAGCCGTCCCACAGTTTCTGCTTGTAGAGCCTGCTGTGGAAATAGTTGCGTTCACGAAAACGAAGGCAGTCCCAGAGGGTGTGCTTGAGCTTTCCGTTGGTCGTTATGAGTTGGCAGAAATCGTTCTCTATTATGAGTATCGTGTCTTTTTCCATGTTTTTTCCTTGGAGCGCAATTATCTATGAGTTGCGTGAAAAGGTCAACCATTTATTGTGAAATAATTTTTTATTTAGAGGCGTTTAGCCTAAATAATTGGAGGAGGAAATTATGGCAGACGGATACACTACGCTCAATCCCGGTATCGGCGGCGACGTTATGGACGAAACCGAGGTCGAATACGGCTCCGGTCCGCTCGTCAGGAAGCGACCTAGGGTTGTCATCACCGGCGAGGGCATCGACGACATTGTGGACACCACGGATTCAATCCCCGCGGGCTACGAACGCGGCTTGGTCGTCCGGGAAGGCAGCAGGGGGCAACAAACGAGCGATGACAGCATCCCCATAGTCATGGCTTCCGATCAGATGATAGGGAAGTCCACCGTGGTCGTTTTCCAGCAGTCGGTCGGGGTAAGCCAGACACAACTTCCAAACAACGCCATAGGATACTCGGTTACGTTGAAGGCTATGAACGGCAATTCCGGAGTAATATATGTTGGCATTTCCGGCGTAGCTGAATCCAATGGCTTCGAATTGAGCGCCGGCGAAAGCGTCTCTCTTTCTGTCGACAACACAAACAGACTGTATGTCGTAGCATCTGATGTAAATCAAAAGGTCTGCATAATAGGAATATAAACAAATGTTGATAGGTTCATCTAGTTTTAACGGCGGAAAGTCAAGAGGTCCAACTGGACACACTGGAATTACGGGCGCTACAGGTGAAACTGGAGTAGTCGGATATACTGGATATACTGGATATACTGGATATACAGGCTTTACTGGCGAGACTGGAGCAACTGGATTTACTGGTTTTACAGGCAAAACAGGAACTACTGGAGAAACTGGCGCGACTGGATTTACTGGCGAAACTGGTGCGACTGGATTCACGGGTTACACAGGTTTTACTGGTGAAACAGGAACTACTGGTGAAACTGGTGCTATAGGTCAAACAGGTGTGACTGGAAATACCGGCACTACAGGACATACTGGTACTACGGGAACTACTGGCGCTACGGGTGCGGGAACTACTGGTGCTACTGGTGCCACAGGACCTGCATCTAACATTCTTCCGGTAAGTGGAAGCGTATATCAAACTCCTGCAAGCATTGCTATATCTAGCTCCACTCCAGTAACAGTGGTGACTTTCACTTTGCCATCTGCTGGCACTTGGGATGTTACTTACTGGATGCGTCCGCAAAGTTCAGATGGAGCATTTGCTGGTGAGTTTTTATTGTATGACTCATCAGGTCTAGCTGTTCCAAACAGCCAAATATTATCATATTACAATACTCTTGTTGCTAGTCAGTCTAGTACTGGTACTGGACGAATAATCATTACTACTACTGGTAGTGAAACTTACACTATGCGAGCCTTTGCC